ACCGACACCCCCGGCGGCGCACCGCTGCGCACCGGCGCGATCGCCACCACGGCCGACATCCTCGGCTCCACCATCACCCACACCCTGCTGCGCGCCGACGCCTGGGGTCTGCCGATCGGCCGCACCTGGCGCTCGGCACCGATGCCGACCGCCGACTCGGTCGTGGGACTGTACGTGGACTGCCGCGACGCTCTGGGCGCGCCGCAGCTGGTAGACCGGCTGTATCTGGACCCGATCACCTCCGGCGTGTCAATGTGCGTGTATTACACCTCCGACGCGCCGATCGCCGACACCTTCCCGGCCTCCGATGCGCCGATGGGCGCCTACGTGGTGCCCTCAGTCTCGGCCCCAGTCATCTCCAACGGTCTCTTGACCTTCAGCGGCACCTCCTGCTATCTGGACATCGCCGCGAGTGCCGTGGCGTTCGACCCCGGCAGCCCGTTCGCGCTGGGCTTGTCATTCGCCCCCGTGTACGCCTCCACCGCGGCCGGGCCATACACGCTGCTGGACGCCGAGGGGTTCACTGTGAGCTTTGCCGCAGGCGTGCTCACCGCCTCCATCGGCACCGCGCAGGCTTCGCTGGCGCTGTCATTCGCGTCCGGGACGCCGCTGGTTGTTGGCGTCTTCTCCGACGGCGCCACTCTGTCTTTGTCGGTCGGCGGCGTCGGGCAGACGGCCAGCACTGCCGGGGTGAGAGCGGTGGGCAGATCGGCATCGATCCGGCTCGGCGGCGCTCAGGGCGCAACCCCGGCCACCTCCGACATGTCGGTGTCAGCGCTGGCACTGTGGCAGTGCGGCGCCGCGCAGGCACATGCCGGGCTCGCCGCCTTCCTAACATCACCGGATTCGGTGATGCTGTTGCCGTCCACCGAGGTCGTCTCGCATCCCAGCGATGGCACCGTGCTGCGGGTCGACCCGCGGCGGGCCGACGCCGACACCGCCTTCGGGGTGTTCGGCGCCCCCGGGATCGACCTGTCGCGGGTGCGGTGGATTCCTTTGGCTCGTGACGCGGTAGCGCGGTCGGGGGCCTTGGCCATGGCCCCGATGCTCGCGACTCTACTGAAGATCGAATTCACGAACCTCGCTCCGGCGCCGCTTGAGACCACCGGCGGTGTGCTCACGTCGGCGCCGCTGCTGGATTCCACACGGCAGTCGCAGCCCTCGGTCAGCTCTACCGGCTCCCCGGATCCGGGCACCGGTGTCATCTCGGCGAACGGCGCCTCGAACTACTCCGATATGCGTAGGTTGCCTGCTGCCACCACTTACCCGGTATCGCCGACCGAGGCGCTTTACGCGCCGGACCCGCAGGTTGCGTCCCGTATCAACGACGGGCCCGGTTTCGGATTCACCCGCTGGCAGACGCCCGCATCGCCGGTGACACCGCGGCATGCGGGAGTACACACCGACGCTCCGGTCCAGACGTCGATCACGCAGCGGCAGACGTTTTTCGTCGCACTACGGAAGATCGCGCTGGGCCGGTTCCAGAACGGCGCCGCCCCGCTGGATTACGCCCGGTTGGTTGAGACCACTGACGACGCCCTGGGCCTGGGACCGACCGGGGGCGCAGGTCTATGGGAGCGGGCTAATGGCCGTTTGGTCACTCCCTCCCCAGCCGGAGGACGCCGGATTGTCACCTCCCTGCCCTACGTCAGCCACCATCCGGTGGTGGCAGTGCAGTTCGCCTCGACATGTTCGGACGCTGCCGGAGTCATCACCGACGCCGACTTCACCGCCCCAGACTTCTCCGCCTGGTCGATGATCGGGGACGCCACCGTCGCCGTCGGCACCGGCTACGCCTCAGCAGTAGGTCACGCCGCCGCGCTCACCCGGCACGGCGGCGCCTCCGGCGGCATCGCCTCGGTTCAGACGCTCACCCCGGGCCGTACGGGACGTCTGTACGGTGCGGTGCGGCTGTACGCGCCGACTGACGCCTCGGCGCCGTGGCAGCTTTCACTGGTCAACGGCGACGGCACCATCCTGGCCCAGGCGAGTGCGACACCGACGGCAGGGCAGGTGCTGGAGTTCACCTGCCAGCTGAACCTGGACGTGCCGCTCGTGTCCGGTGTGGATACCTGGGGCACCTACGACAACACCGGCACCTGGGCTTCGATGGCAGCTCATGGCAGCTATGCCGTCGTCTCCGGCGCCGGGCTGTGGATCCATGACGTCTCCGTCCACCTGGCCCAGACCGGCGTCGATTCCGACACCGTCCTGATCGACAGCCTCGCCATGTTCTACGACCCGATCACCTGGGAAGTTTCGGCCGACGGCGGCACCGATTGGTTTCCCGTCGCCGACATCCGCAACGACCCCGCAGGGGTGCTCGTGCTCCCGCCCGCCACGACCGGGACCTCGCTGATGTGGCGCGCCAGCTGTGATGCACCCGGGGTGAGCATCAGCGCAGTGGCCCTGCGCCCCTGGTACGAATTGCGCGCGGGCGGAGTGCGCCCACAACCGCCGGGAATCCCGTCCGGGCCGCTGCTTTCCCCCGCCGATCACTTCGGACCCATCGAGGAAGATCCTATGTGGATGGCCTGGGACCGCGGGGTGCCGCGCTCCTGGTGGGCATCGGGCCGCTCCTTCTGATCTCTCAGCGAGACGCCGGTATATACCGTTGGTATATACCGGCGTCTCGGCTTGTCAGCGTATGTATGATCGCGCATTTCTGTGGCATATGACGTAGGAAAACACTGACGATATCCGCCATGACCTCTACACTGTCTTCTGAGATAGGCATCTGATGCTATGGCCGGAGGTGAATTCGTATGTCACTGGACCTTGAGCTGGCCGTCAACCGCACACTGATGCGCGCACGCGCCGCCGAACGCGCCCTGCACGACCATGGCATCCCCTGGAGTCTGGAGACCGCAGGGCGACGTGTCGCCGTCGAGCCGATGCTCGGTGACGACCGCATCGTCTTCACAGGTGTGATCCCGGCCGAGCTGCCCGAGCGCTGTTGGCTGATGCTGCGCTGCGGGGAGGACATCGTGGACATCGCCGAGCTGCACACCGCCCCCGGCGGTGGAGGGACCGGATGCTGGACCCAAGTCCGGCACGAAATCGTGATGGGGACAGCGTGAACAGCCTGTATCGGGATCCGCAGAACCTGAAGGATTTCCAGCTAGAAGACATCGTCACGCTGCGCAGGCTGGGCCGCGGAGTGCTCGGCTGGGACACCGGCATGGGCAAGACCCGGGGCCTGCTAGGCCTGGCCTGCTGGCTGCTGGACAAACAAGAGATCGACACCATCCTGCTGGTGTGCGAGCAGAACAAACTCGGCCCCGACGAATGGGAAGGCGACATCAAAGCCCTCACCACCGCCACCTGGGCCAAATACCACGGCGCGCGCCGATCCAGCGTCCTGCAGGGTGAGCTCCCGCAGATCATCGCCACCACCTACGAGACAGCGCGCGAGGACATCGCAGTCCGCGACGCCGAGGGCCATCTGATTGCCGATGGGCCGCTGACTCGGGCACTGGCCGGTCGCCGGGTCCTGATCGCTTACGACGAGATGCCGAAGCTGGCGATCGCCTCCTCAGGGCTGTATCAGGCCCACAACTACCTGGTCGAGCGCATCGGGGCGTGCGTGGTCGGGCTGACTGCCATGGCCTACACCGTCGACTACGAATCGACCTACAACATGTTCCTGCTGGTCTGCCCGGACGTGCTGCCGACCCGGGAGCAGTTCGAGGAGTTGTGTGTGGTGCGGCGCAGAAGGCGCACCAACAAGGCGATCTTCAACGACCGGGCGGTACGACAGTACCTGCTGGAGCCGATCCGGCCGTACCTGCTGCGCCGCCGCAAGACAGACCCCGAGGTCGCGCACCTTTTCCCGAAGATGAGGGAGAAAACGCTGCACACTGTGATGACCCCGGACCAGGCTGAGGCCTACCAGACCATGGAGGCGTTCGGCCGCGTAGAAGCCGAACGCCTTGGCGAAGAGCCGTCCGGCCTGTACACGGTGCTGCGGATGATCGCTTCCTACCCCGAGGCACTGCTGGCCGCCGACGGCGCTTTGGCCGCTGAAACAGTCCAGGTCCTCGGAGCCGAATGGCTCGCCTCGATCCGGCCCGGCAAGCTGGACATGCTGCAGAAGCTCGCCGCCCACGCTGCCGCCGAGGACCGCAAGACGGTGGTCTTCTCGTTTTTTGGGCCGACGATCCTGCCGCTGTTGGCCCGCGATCTACAGCATCTGGGAGTTCCGATCCTGACGTTCTACGGGGCCGCGACCAAGGCCCGCCGGGAGTCGCTGGCCGCGTTCCGAGCGCACAAGGGCCCGGCACTCCTACTGGCCTCCAACGCCGCGGCCCGCGGGATTAATGTCCCGGAGGCCTCGCGCCTGATCGAGTATGAGGGTGCGCTGACGTACGAGATCGGTGCACAGCGGCGCAACCGCATCCACCGCCTGGACTCGCCCCACGACGAGGTGGTCTGCGCCACGCTCATCGCCGACGGGACCCTGGAGCAGCCGATCGCCGAGAAAATGCTGCACCGCAACTTCGAGACCGATGCCGTCAACGGCGACGAGTTCGCAGCGCCCCACGGGTTCACTACCGCCTCGATCCGGCGCTCGAAAATGGACGTCTGGCAGAACGCTGTCGCCTGATTATCTCACTGGACGACGAAACCACCCCGCCATTCGGGGTGGTTTCGTCGTTTCTGTCATAGCACCAATGTTCTGATTCGGTCTCGTCGCTTGCTCTTCCCGCCCCTGGTGCGCTGTACTGGCTGAATCAGCCTGTTCAGTAACCGCAGGGAACGGCAACGCGTATACGAGTAGATCCAAGTACATAAAACCCCGCCAGGCAGTATGGGCACATAGGTACACATTGACGCGTGCGTGCGCACATGCGTGCGCGTACCTGCGCGGGCGCGCGCATACGCACGCACGGGTGCGCGGGCGGGCGCACGCACGCACGCGCGGTATATAGAGCACGGCCACGCCCCAACGGCCGCAGGAGATCCCACGATGACCGACGTCGAACAGCCCGCCGTCATGAACAGCTTCGACTACATCACTGCAAAATATGGTGGACCACGCAAAACGGTCACCCACTGGCGCGTGGTCGCCGATTCGGCGGCCAACGCCCCGACAGCCCCCGCCGCGGTACCCAAGAGGCGACCCCGGCCGAACCGCCGACCGGTGGCCAGACCCGTCGACGAGCTGCCGTTCACCGTCCGCGCGGTTCTGCAGCTTGCCCCCGACCTCGACATCCCTACTTCCCACCTGGTCTACACCGCCCTGTGGGCCCCCGTCGTCGCCGCCGACATGGAGATCCGCGACTCGCAGGTGGCCTACCTGTCCCGTGACAGGCTTGCCGAGGCCACAGGCATGCAGGGCCCCAAACTGATGCTCCCCGGCGGCGTTGTCGAACGCGCCGCCAGCACCGTCGGGATCGTCCGGATGGTCGTACGCGGCGTACCCGGCGCGGTGGCCCTCGAAAACGGCGAGGGCTGGCGTGGCGAGGCCACCTCCTGGACCGTCACCCGCTCCCTGGACGACTTCACCCACACCCCGGTCCGCACCGCCGAAACTCCGCGGGTCGTCACGGACGGCAGGGTCCTGCAGGACGGCGAGGTCGACCTGCGCGCCGTGGCCGTGTGGCTCAATCCGTTGCATCCCTGGTGGGGGCATAAGGCCGCCGGGCCCACCGGCATGCGCGCGGTCGCTGCGCTGATCACCCGCTACGGCTGGGTCGACTTGCTGCTATCGGCCTCTGACGTGGCCGCCATCCTCGGCGCCCACCGTCAGACCGCCTGGCGCGTCCTGACCGCCCTGGCCGATCTCGGACTGGCCGAGCGTGAGGGCAAGCGGGGCCGCTGGCGCCTGCGGCTCGCATCTCGCCTCGGGCAGCTCACCGCCGACGACGTGAAATACAACCCCCGGCGCCCCACTCCTCCCTCAGCAGCCCGCGCCAGAGTCCACGACTGGGGCTGGTTCAGCCGCGAAGGCCGTGCAGTGCGCGCCCGAGCCCGATCGATCGTCACCGAGATGATCGAGGGCTGGGACTTCCCCGGCAATGAGCTGCGGCTCGACCCGCGCACCGGTCGCCCCTGGGGCATGGTCATCTGGGTCATCGAACAGCTGCGCCATCTCACGAAGCTCGGTGAAGACGCTGCGAAGGCCCTCCTGGCGCCGTTCGTCGAGCACATGACCTCCGGGACGCATCCGGCGCCCGCAGCGCGCCAGAGGCTCTCCCAGAGGCACCACGCGCCCCTTCCTGCCCCAGTGGCCCCCGCGGCTGCACCGGCTCCTCCGGTTCTGAAGCCGCGCGAGGAGCTCCCGACCGCTTCGGCGGTGGACGACGGGCCGATGATTGACGGCTTCCCCGTGGACAAGTTCGGGCGCCCCGACTTGAAGCGGATGTCCATCGCCCAGAAGCTCGAATGCCTGCAGCGCTATCCCAAGGGCTTCCCAGACCATCTGAAGCCCTCCTGGGACGCCCCGGATGTCGCACAGCCACCACGGGCCCCACAGGCCGCCACAGACGCTCTCAGGGCCGTTCCCGGCCCCAGGACGCCCAGGACCGGTGGCGGGGCCCCGGCTGCTTCGGCCAGCGCATAGCGTGCACCCGTTCGCGTGAAAAATTTCAGACAGTCGCCAGGTCAGTGGCAGCTTAGTATGATCTGATGCTATGATTGGGTAACAATCAGGTCGCCGAAGCCCCTGGAGGACTACATGACCGCCGCAAAGCAGCAGCTCAAGACCTTCGCCGAGGCGACCGCCGTCCTGCGCACCGCCCTCCCCGGCTACGAAGAGCGGCCCCAGCAGGTCGCCCTTGCCGAGGCCATCGAGCAGATCATGTCGGCCGACTGGGACGACGACTCCGAGAAGCTGCCCCCGGCGCTGGCCGGGCAGGCCGGATGCGGCACCGGCAAGTCCTACGCTCTGGCGATCCCGGCTGCGCTGTGCGGCCGCCGCGTGGTCATCGCCACCGGCACCATCGCCCTGCAGCGGCAGATCATCGACAAGGACCTCCCGTTCCTCGAAGAGCACCTCCCGGACTTCCCCAAGTTCGCGCTGCTCATGGGCCGCGGCAACTACCTGTGCGCCGCCAAGCTCGCCGAACCCGGCCTGGACCTGCCGCAGCTGACCGTCCTGCAGGAAGCCATGGCCGACGGCGACAACGAGGGCACCCGAGACAGCATCGACGTCGAGATCACCGGCGAGCAGTGGCGGCAGGTTTCCAGCACCGGAACCGAATGCCCCGGCGCCAAGAGCTGCCCCTTCTCCGACGGCTGCAAGGCCGAGAAGGCAAAGAAGGTCGCCGCCGAAGCGAAGATCGTCGTCACCAACTACGCGATGCTCGGCCTGGACATGGTCCTGCGCGAGAAGGCCGATACCACCGCGGGCCCCATGCTCGGCGACTACGCGGCATTGTTCTGCGACGAGGCCGACTCCATGGACCACGCCATCCGCAACGCCCTGGCCGCCAAGCTCACCCACCGCGGCCTGATGATGCTGGCCTCCGGCGCCGAGTCCTTCGTCAAGGCCCACGGCCAGATGGACGGCGAGCAGCTGAAGGCGGCCGTCGCCGTCAACCAGGCCGTCTGGGGCCTGGCGCAGGTGCTGCCCAAAACGGTCGACGAGGACAAGCCGAACGCCGACCCCGAAGGCGGCAAGCTGCGGCTGGCCTGGTTCGGCGACAACGCCGAGCCGGTCATGGCCCTCATCAACGCACTCAAGAGCCTGTCGGCCGAGCTGGCACGCGTCCCCGACGACGGCTTCGGGCCAAAGGAGAAGAACCGCAAGCGCATGCTGGTGACCCAGGCCGACAACGCCGTGGAGGCCCTGCAGGACGCGATCCTGGCCGAGGACGGCGAGATGGCCCGCTTCGTCGCATGGAACCGCGCCAAGAGCGCCAGCGGCCGCGGCGAAGACTTCTTCACCGTCGAATTCCACCCCGTGCTCATCGCCGACCGGCTGCGCGAGAGCCTGTGGTCCCGGCAGCGCACCGTCGCCGTCTCCGCCACCCTCACCACGGCCCCCGGCGACTTCGGCTATTTCACCCGGACTCTCGGTTTGGAGCACGCCAAGACCATCGACGTCGGCACGCCTTTCGACTACGCCACCCAGGCGTTGTTGTTCGTCCCGGACCCCTCGGTCGCGGCGCCGCCCCAGCGCGAGGCGTGGATGGCCTACAGCATCACCAAGTCCTACGAGCTGGTGAAGCTCTCCGGCGGCGGCGCGCTGCTGCTGTACACCTCCCGCAAGGCCATGATGGAGGCCCACGCCATGTTGGCTCCGCGGTTCGAGAAGATGGGCCTGACCGTTCTGGTCCAGGACGGCAACGTCCCCAACGGCGAGCTCGCCGCCCGCTTCCGCGACGACGTCAACAGCGTGTTGTTCGGCCTCAAGAGCTTCTTCGTCGGCCTGGACGTCCAGGGCGAGTCGCTGAGGCTGGTCGTCATCGACAAACTCCCCTTCCCGGTCCCCACCGAGCCCATCTTCGAGGCCCGCAGCGAGGCGGAGCGGGCCGCCGGGCGCCACCCGTTCTCCTCGCTGTCCATCCCGATGATGACCCTGGACCTCACCCAGGCTTTCGGCCGTCTCATCCGCAAGCGCCAGGACAAGGGCGTCGTGGCCATCCTCGACTCCCGGCTGTCCAGCAAGGGCTACGGCAAGCAGATCATCGACGGGCTGCCCGGCTGCCCGGTCGAGGTCGAGGAGGACAAGGTCGAAGCCTTCTTCGAGGCTATGGCGAACTGAGCCAGCACGTCGAGGCGGCGACCCCAACAGGGTCGCCGCTTTTCTATATGCAGAATTCGGAGTGGACCATAGTATGAGGTGATGCTAGACTGGGAACCAGAAGCCGAACTCCCCGCCAGGAGGATCCCATGAACGCTCTCGACACCACCGCCCCGGCCGTCTCCATCTCCGCCACCGGCGAGCTCACCAAGATGCACGACGCCACCCGCGAGACCGTCCCGGCCGTGCCGCTGGACGACGAGGTCGCCAAGGCCTGGCGCCACCTGCCCGCCGTGAACGGCACCGTCCGCATCCCCGCGCCCGGCAGCCCCTGGACCGACGCCGAGCTGACCAACGCCGCTGACGCCATGGAGACCGCCCGCATCCTGCGCCACGCCGCCCAGGCCATCGAGGACGCCGTCACCGAGGGCTACCTCACCAACATCGACATGCAGGCCCACACTCGCGCGGCCCTCGACCCGGCCTACAACGCCAAGCTGGCCGAGGCGCTCCTCACCGGCAAGGGCCACCTCGTCCTCGGCGGGAAGGGCCGTCCGGTCCAGACCTCCATCCCCGGCACCGACAAGGTGCTCTCCGCCGAGTACAAGATCGGCAACCCCCAGATCTCCGTCGAGTCCCTCACCGAGCTCAAGGCCGCGGGCACTATCAGCTGGCGTGAGTACCGGCGTCTGACCCGCACCGTCCGGGTTGTCGACACCGAGGCCATCGCCCGCGAGAGCGACACCAACCCGAACCTGCGGGCCCGCCTGCGCGGCGCCTGGAAGCGCTCCGCTTCCGTCGGCGTTTACGTCCGTAAGGCCAAGGCGACCGCGATCGCCTAAGCCCCCTTCACCCAGCCCCCGCTGACTGGCGGGGGCCTTCGCACATCCACCGAGAGAACCCAGGAGAGCACCTCATGAGCATCACCCCACCAGAGCCGCTGGCCGCCCTTGAGCCGATCCTGGACCCCGCTGACACCCCCGGAAATATCAAAGGTAAACCCGTCCGCACCTGGTCCACCGGGGTCGTCGCCGAGACCTTTTTCGACCGGACGCTGAAGTGGTTCAACAACCTCGCCTGGGCCCCTCCAGGGTCGTCGCCCATCATCCCAGCCGACATCATTCCTGAACCGCCTGCAGTGTCCGGCGGCCGCAGCGGACAGCGAGTCTGGACCCTGTTCGATGTTGAACGCCTCGCCTATCACCTATTCCATCACCCACGGAAACCGGACTACGACGCCACCGCGCTCTACCGGACACTGGACGTGGTCTACGCCGTCGCCAGGAACCAAGGCCTCCTGCCGAGAGACGTCGATCCCATCGCTCAGCTACGCCCCGCACCGAGGGCCTGGACCCCCGCCAAGCGCTCCAAGGCCAAGGCGAAGGCCAAGACCGACGACCAGAACCCCAAACGCCAGCCGAAGATGAAGGGCTCCAGCGCCACCCTGGAGCAGACGACGTTGGAAGACGCCATCGACGAAGCCTCACAGCAGTAACTCCTCGCCCACACCTTTGCACTGATCTGTAGTCCACCGCTGACAGTATCCACTCACATCTTCCACCTAGATCGAGGGATGCGAGGCCTGGATGACAGCGGTGGGCTACAGGCATGTGTGAATGCCGAATGACTACAGACGCTCCTGCCAACAGGAGCTGTAAGAGCCTGTGAACAGAGAAGGACTCAAAGAGTCGGATGACACTGTGTCCCGATGGCGCTTGCATACTGCCTGCGCGCAGATCTTGTACCTTCAGAAGCTGATGATAGAGCCTGCTTGAGACCCGCTCTGACATCGCGGGATACAGGTATATACCTATGGCATATACCATCCGCGTATACCATCGCTGGGTACTTTAGGATCTCTCCTTCAGGCGCGGCTGACAGCAATCGTCCTGCGTTTGCGATGAAGACGTATCCGGTAGGCCCCTAGCAGTGAGACGAGACTCTCGGGCGTCACTTAGAGCGGATTCTATTTGTGCCCGCTTATAGCCAGAGATTCAGGCCGCCGATCCTGTCCTAACCTGATCGTCTGTGATTACAGCAGACGGCCCCCGCAGACCCTGGAGTCCACGGGGGCCGTCATATGCCTGTCAGATCAGGCGGTCAGTATTTGCTGACGGGCGTGGACCTGATCAGGCGTCGTCGTTCTTCGATCGTGGTGCAGGCGAGGGGAGCTTGCGCGTGTCCTTACCTTCGATGTCCTTCTCTGCGCACTCGGTGCACAGGTCGATCTTGTATCTGAGCTTCAGCTGTCCGCGCAGCTCGACTGTGACCGGCACCCGCTCGGTGTTTGGCATCAGCTTTTCGCAGCGCGAGCACTGATAGATGTTTGCGACTCTTGGCACGTCTATTCCAATCCCCAGATCCCGGCTACAGCACCGTCAACAACGCCTGCGTCGCCGACGTGCATCCACGCATCGCGTCCCGCGCTTCGTCGGTCAACGCCCGAAGCGGCGACCCCACCGGCAGCCGCACCATCGTCCACCGCTGGCCCGCCGGATCCGGCAGCACGGCCGCCGGGCGCCCGCTGGCCACCTGCACCTTCAGCTGGTCCAAGACGGGGTCGAGGTACGTCTCGGTGAGCAGGTGCGCTTTCGACTCGGGGACGAAGGCCTTGTCGATCGTCAGGAAGGCGCGGACGACTCTGCGGATGAACTCGCTGCGATCCAGACCGCAGTCGTCTGCGTCGGCGTCGAACCGAACGCGCTGACTTTCGGTCATGTACGGGCTCAGCATCGTGCGGTGCGCGGACTCGGTGACGACCTCGTCGTAGATGTCGTCGATGACCGTCGTCGCCAACGGCGTGCTGGGGAGGTCCGCGGCGACGAGCCGGTATTCCCTGGCCGCGGTCATATAGACCTGAGCAAGCGTCAAGCCGCCGAGAGCAGGCTGCGCCAGTGCGATCAACGGGAGGAGATCCCGATCCATCAGCACCGCGGTGCGCTGCTTCTTGCCCCCTGCGGAGGGGGCAGCCTTCGCAGGGGGCTTCGGCTTGGGCTTGGGCGCCTTGGCTGCCTGCTGTGACGGGACAGCAGGCTCCGGCGGCTCGGGCTCAGAGGGCGCCGCCGGGGGAGGTGGGGGCGTCTGTGGCGGGTCTGGGGGCTTGCTGGCAACGGCTGCGCTCGGCGTCCCCATCGCCAGCATCGCGGCGACGGCGTCGCTGACGTCGTTAGAGTGGCTCACGCCGTGTTCCTTGCTGCGATTGCGGCGTTCATCCCGGCCAGGGTCTCCCGGGCGAACTCGTCGTAGTCACGCAGGATTGCGTGCTCCTCCAGCAGTTCCTCGTCGGTTGTACCCAGGGAAGTACTCCTGAGGTACTCGCCGATCGTCACGCCCTTCTCGCGAGCCTTGGCCACGTTGAGCGCCGAGTAGTGGATCATCGCGTTGAACAGCTTCGGGTAGCCGGGCAGCAGCGCGCGCTCCGAGTCGAACACCTCGTTGTCCAGTATCACTTGGATCTTCTTGGCGATGTCGACCATCGCCCCTCCGGGCCGGGCGTTGCCGTTGCCGTCCGTCCTGCGCCACGCACGGATCGTGGGGTCGGGAATGCGACCGGCCACGGCGCCGAGGAAGACGTGCTCGGGATTGCGCTCGCGCGCCTCACCGATCTCCTTGATCAGGATGTTCAGACCGTCCTCGTAGGCCGCGATGTCGTAGTCCATTGGGGCGTAGGAGAACGCCGCCGCCTCCAGCACCATGAGACGAACGGTCTTGATCTTCGGGTCGTTGTCCACCAGCGTCATGTGGTAGTCGCCGGAGACGGTCGCGATCACCTGTCCCAGAACGTGGGTGTAGGGGCGCTTCTGCAGGACCGAGACCGCGCTCATCCCGTCGATGGCGGCTTCCAGCGCGGTGCCGCCGACGATCACGTCCACCCGGCCCCCGTTGGGGTAGGACCGCACCCCCTTCACGACGGTGGGGGCCGTCGGCGTCCCAGTCATGAACGTCACCATCAGCGCGTCGGCCAGGGACTTGCCCTTGTCATCGTGTTCGGTCTCGTGCAGCCCCAGGTCGCGCCTGCTGGCGATGGCGTGGCTGTCGACGTCGACCACCAGGATGACGAAGCCCATACGGGCCAGGGCGTCGGCCAGCGCGGTGATGGTCGCGGTCTTTAGGATGCCACCCTTGCCGGTGACCACGGCGAGGACGCGCGCCAGCAGGGCGCGCTCGGTCAGCGAGATCCGTGGCGGGGCGTCGGCGGCTTCGAAAGCTGCTGTGGTCATGCGGTTCTCCCTTGCTGGCGGGTCATGGGGGGATGCAGGGCGCTGAGGGCGTATACCGGTGGCATATACCTGCGGCGCGTGCCACAGCATAGCGTTTCTGGTACTCAAAACACGCGTTTTGAAGAGTAAAAATGGCCGTTTTCGATGTCGAAAACACGCGTTGGTGCTTGACCGTGCATGCGGCCCATCGATAGCGTGACGGTGCCACGCCTCGGGGACGGCCGTACCGAGCGCGCGACGGCACCCACAACGCCCCTCGACCCGGGGGAGGCGACACCGGTTCCGCGAGCGTACCGGCTGCCCACCACCTGCGCTGCAACCTGCACCGAATCCACCCTCGGTGTCTGCGGCGTCCAGTCGGACCCTGAAGCGTTGCTGACGTGCCACGCGACTAGGACAGGGGACACCCATGATCGAGTTCTACGACGGTCCGGTCCAGACCGCCCCCACCACCACCACGGCTACCACCATGACGGTGGTCCCCATCACTACTCAAGCCACTGCGACCCCCATTGTCCCTGCTGCGCATCTGATCAAGCCCGACGAGCAGTGGACCCCCGAGGATCTGCGCGACTACATCCTCACCGAGATCGTCAAGCGTCAACCCGCCGCCGCGAGCCGTCGTAACCCGGCCGCCGAGATGGCCATCTGCCGCGCTTTCAGCGAGCGCCACGGCGTCAACGCCCCCCGCATCGCGCGCTACGCCTTCACCATCGCCCAGGGCTGGTGGAACTCCAGCCCCATCGACTTCCGGCGCTTCTCCAAGGCCTCCGACACCTACTTCGCCAACATCATCATCGGGCGTCTGCCTCAGGCCAGCGCGTGAACCTGGCCCAGCAGCCTCCGCTGCCCGACACGCTGCTGCGCCTGAGCACCGAACAATCCAGACGGCTGAACCTGTCTTCGGCGAGGTCCTGGACCAATGCCAAAGAGAAGTGCCTGACGTGCAGCAAAGCCAACAACAGCACCTATCAGTGGTACGCCCCCGGCTCCCGCAATGAGCAGCACACCGTGCGCTACCAGTGCGACTGCGTCAGCCAGTACCGGCTCTACCGGTGGATGAGCTGGGCGGGCATCGGCCTGAACTACCAGCGGGCCGACTGGCAGGACGCCATCGGCATGGACGACTCCAAGGCGATGGAAGCCGTTCTTGACTATGCCTTGAACGCCGCCTACCACGTCAACGCAGGCAACAACCTGATTCTGTGGTCCAAGCAGTTCGGCACCGGCAAGACCTTCCTGGCCAGCATGCTCGCCAAGCGGCTGCTGTTCCTGGGGGTTGACGTCTACTTCGCTACCCTGGATGAGATCCTCGACCTCTACACCGCCAGCTGGCGCTCCGAGACCGCGCTCGCCCACTTCGAAGAACGCGTCCGCACCTGTGACGTGCTTTTCATGGACGATATCGGCCGCGAACACCCCGGCCGCACAGATGTCGTCATCTCCATGCTGGACGGCGTCGTGCGCCGCCGTGTCGCCAACTGCCTGCCGATCGCCGTCACCACCAACCTGCAGAAAGAAGAGCTCGTCGCCTACGGCCCCAACCTGGAGAGCCTCCTGAGGGAGCGCATGATCATGGTGGAGGTCGAAGGCGTCGACAAGCGACCGGCTATGTCAGCGCGCGCTGTCCGCGAGCATGAGCTCGGCCTCACCCGACCGATTGTGATCGCCTGATGCCGACACCTGCAGAGAACGCCCTCATCAACGCGCTCACCGATGTCGAGGCGCTGGAACATCTGGTCGAGCTGGGCCTGGCCGCCGAATGCATTCCCACTCCGAAGCTTGCCGAGATCATCGCCTGGGCCTGTGATTACTTCATCGACTCCCGTCGCACCCAGGCCCCGGAACGTAGCGTGCTGCAGGCCACCTGGGGCGCCGCCCTGGACGCCATGGGTGCGGAGCTGGAGGCCGAGGACGTCCAAGTACCCCAGATCTCCTGGGCTGTCAGGACCCTCAAAGAGCAGTACCTGCACCTGCAGTACCAGCAGATCCTCATCGACGGCGCCAACGCCATGGCCACGACCAATACCGGTGAGAAGGCCGCGGTGGTCCACGCCAGTATGGCGCGCCTGCAGGCCCTCGCTGACACCACCGCGGAGACTCGGATTGGAGAGGATGGCCGCACTGGCCTGGAGGCCTCCGTTGCCCGCTACGAACACCGCGTCAACCACCCCGAGTCGATGCGAGGGCTGGGGCTCGGCCTGCCCGCGGTCGACGAACACACCGGCGGCATCCAGCGCGGCGAATGTGCTGCCGTCATCGCCCCGGAGAAGACCGGCAAGTCCAACATGGCCCTGTGGTCGGCGAAGGAGCACTTTCAGGCATACCAGGACTCGGTGACGGTCCTGTACACGCTGGAGAACTCCGTCAAAGCCGCCTACGACCGGCTGGCATGCATGGTCGCCCAGATCGACTACACCGATTACCAGTGGGGACGTGTGGCCGCCGCCGATCTGGCATACCTGCGCGACTGGCAGTCTGACCATGCTGCCGATCTAGCCGAACGCTTCTTCGTTATGCAGCCCGGTGAGGGCGGCCGCACCGCGGCTGCCATGTGCCAGACAGCGCGGGCCCGCGGCGCCGACGCGGTGATCTTCGACCAGCTGTCGCACTTCGAGATCACCCGCAACTACCGGACCGACCGCGAAGAGACCAAGCGTGCGATCAACGAACTGATCGTGGCACTGTCCGACGGCGGAGGCCAGCGCGAGCCACTGTCCGGGCTTCTGCTGCACCAGGCCAGCCGCGAGGCAGCCGAAGCCGCCAAGAAGACGGGTACCCTCGGCACCCATGGCGGCGCTGGAACTTCAGAAATCGAGCGCGCCGTCGATATGTACTTCGGCCTGTTCCAAAGCGAAGACGACGCCGGATGCGACGAGGCCAGCCTGGAACTCCTCGCCTTCCGCCGCGGCCCAGCCAAGGCGAAGTGGCAGCTGGCCTGGCGCCCCTGGGCCGGGGACGTCCACGTCCTGTACAAGCCGGTGATGTCCGGTGGCTACTGATACCGCCGGGATCGACCTGCTGCCCGAGCAGGCCCGCAGAGCCCTGCTCCTGGACCTACTGGCTCAGGCCGGGGCCGTGTCAGTCCGCGTCAACGACGCCAACGGCGAAATCATCCACGGCTGCCTGCTCACCCCCGGCGCACACCGCGATCAGGCCGCCAACCCCACTGCCAGCATCAACTACCGGCGTTTGGCCGGATCCTGCTTTGGATGCGGCGCCGCGGGCGGCCTGATCTGGTTTGTCGCCACTGTCCTGAACACTGACGACACCGGAGCCCGGACGTGGCTCGCAGGACACGGCGCCCCCGATGGCGGCCCTATCGCGCTGCCCACCATGCTGGCCGCGATTACCGAGCCGTTCACCACCACCGCCTCGGCTACCGAACCCATCCCGAAGTACCACCCCAGCGCCCTGGACGCCTTCGCGCACTCCCATGGCTACTGGACCGACCCACCGGCCGCGCCCGGCACCTCAAGGGGCGGCCGAGGCATCCACCCGGCCACCGTCGCCGCCCGACACCTGGGCTACGACCCCGGCACAGGCCGCGTCGTCATCCCGCACTTCTGGCGAGGCGACCTCGTCGGCTGGCAATCACGCCCCGCCGGGGCCGTCCCGCCGGACACCCCCAAGTACCAGAACACGCCCAGCTTTCCGAAACGTACTACTCTGCATCACCTCAACTCACAGGTCGAGGAGCTGCTACTCGTTGAGTCCTCGATGAGCGAACTACGCCACGCCCACGCCATGGACGACATCGCAGGAACATTCGGCGCATGGGTCAGCGACGAGCAGATCGAAGCCATCATCCGGCTGCCGCGCCTGCGCCGCATCATCGTCTGGCCCGACTCAGACCCCAAAGGCTGGGAGGCCTTCGACGGCGGCCGCACCCCCAAGCACGGCCTCATCGCCCGGCTCAGCCGCTACAAGCCCGTCTTCTACATCGACAGCCCCTTCACCGGCGACCCCGCCGACATCGACACCCCCACCGCGGTGGCCATGCGCGAACACCTGCTGCGCCCCGCAGCCCTGTGGCAGCGCCCCACTGCGCTTGCCTGCTGGCACTGCAGGCTCCCCGCCCACACCGGTGCCTGTCCTCATCCGGCGGCCGCCGCGTGAAGGGACATGGCACTCACCAAGTTCTCCGTCGGCCAGCTGATCACCGACGACTCCAGCATCGACACCACCGCCGAGCCCACCAACCGTGTGGAATCCGCACCCGAACACAGGGCTACAGCTTGCCACTGCGGCACAATGTGCCGATGCGCCCCGAGCCACGCCCCGACGGACGATTCCGACCCGACATCGACCTGACCGACCTGTGGGCCCGCATCCCCGGCCCCACCGCCACCCTGATCGCCTACGGCCCCGACGGCGTCCCGGTCATCCTCGTCGGCGACGGCCCGCGCCTGTGCACCTCGGCGCGCGCCGTTGTGAGCCTGCGCCCGTCGAGGATCTACGACGTCAACGGGTTCTACGCCGCCCTCGGAGTAGAACCCGGTGCCGACCGTCACACCTTGGCCAAGGCCTATGTCGCCCTCGGCGGTCACGGTGACCCCCGCCTGACCGAGATCATGTCGATTCTGCTCGACCCAGACAAGCGGCGCGCCTATGACCGGATGCTGCCACACCAGCGGTTCGCCGACACCGAGACGGTGCAGCGGCTCACTAACGCCGAGTCGGCTCGGCGTCTCCGTGAAGCAGACCCTCTTTCGAGTGTTTTTGACACCGAAAACGTGCGTTCCGGGGGCCAAAATACGCGAGAATCAGTACACGAAACAGCCGGTCGTGTACCGGGGAATGTAACCGAAACAGATCTGACGTGGGGATACGCCTACTACCTGTGGGGCGTCACCTACTCCGCCTCGGAGACAGCGGACCTGCCATTGTGGCAACAAGCTGTCATCACCGCGCTGGGCGCCCTCCCGGGCGCGGCGCAGCAGTTCGCCGTCGGCCGCTGCGCCCTCGGGACCGACCCGGTCGCCATCCGGGTCGCAGACGTCCCGGTGGCGTTCCTGTCGGCAGGCACCGCACCACAGCAAACCCTCGCCGAGCGCGTCGCGAACCAGCTACGCGCGCTGCAACAGCACACCACCTCACCGTTTAGCCACGCGAAACAGCACACCCAAGGAGCACTCACCCCATGAGCAGCGACACCATCACGTTCAGCCCCGGCCGCGGCATCGAGGCCACGAAGGCCGCCTCCGCGGCCAGCAGCGGCGGTGACTTCCGGAAGATCCACTACTTCCAGATCCCCAAGCCCGGAGACAAGGTCGTCCTGCGCTTCATCACCTCCATCGATCGGATGCCGGTGGTGAAGTTCCATAACTTCGTGCCGACCAAGCAGGGTCCGGCGGGTGCCACCAACTGGCCCTCTTCGATGTCTGCGGTCTGCCGCTACGACGACGCCTTCAAGGGCGGCTTCAGCGACTGCTACATCTGCGACAACAAGATCACCAATGCGCAGGGCCGCGTCTGCAAGGCCACCCCCAAGACCACCGCCCTGGCCTGCCTGCGCATGGAGTACAAGGACCCGAACACGGGTGAGACCGGCTGGACCGACGTCCCGCGCGACGTGAAGATCAAGGAGGGGGAGACGGTCAAGGAGGTCGTCGAGCGCTCCCTGATCGTCGTGTCCATGGCCCCGTCCAATTTCTGGGACAACCTCATGGGCTTCGGTCAGAGGTTCAAATCCTTGAGTGACCGTGACTACGAGGTCGAGCGCCAGGGCGAGGGCATCAAGACCAGCTACATGTTCTTCCCCCTGGACAAGGACCCGGTCTTGTATCCCGGTTCCGAGGCCTGGGTGTACGACCAGGTCGCCGAAACCCAGGGCCTGGACGTCGACCAGATCATCGTCAACCAGGCGAAAGACGAGTACTACGCGCGGTTCTTCGACCCGCGCTACACCGTCAACGACAAGGGCATCGTCGTGCCCGTCGGCAACGCTGCTTCCAACGGCCCGGCCACCGCCGCGGCGCAGGAGAGTACTGCGGAGAAGATCGCCAGGCTGCAGGAGGAAGTCCAGAAGGGCCAGGGCCGCGCCGAGGCCGCCACCGCAGGCGCCTTCGGCGGCACCCCCGCCGCCGCCCCCTCCGGCGACCCCTGGGCCAGCGGGAACAGCGGCTTCTAGCGCATCCAGGGGCCCGCGCCGGAGGCAACCCGGTGCGGGCCCCACCCCTACACCCGCTCCACGCAGAGCGCACCGAGAGGGGACTCCCTATGCGCATCGTCGAAACCTACGACCCGGCCCCGGCCGAATACAGCGACGCCACCGGCACTCGCACCTGGCCCGTCGTCGCGCTCATCGAAGACGACGACGGCTTCCGCTGGCTCATCGCCGCCACCCAGATCACCGAGCACCACTGGCGCCGCGCCCTGGCCGCAGGCGCTGCCGGTGTCACCCAAGCGGCCCCCGGCAGGGGCTGGCACAGCGCCACCGCCGAACGCTACGCCGACCTGCGCGAGCACGGCGGCGAGCTCATCGCAAGCACCGACATGCCGACCCTGATCGCTCTGCGCGAACAGGAAGCGGCAGCGCGTGCCCCCCGCCGCGCCGCCGGGTTCGTCAACCTGCACACCCATACCGAGCATTCCCCGGTGGATGCCATCTCCCGGATCCCGCAGCTGGTGCAGATCGCTGCAGAACAGGGAGCTGGAGCGCTCGGCATCACTGACCATGGCTACTGCTCCGGCCATCCCGAGCTGCAGATTCAGGCTGCCGCCGTTGGGATTAAGCCGGTGTTCGGCATCGAGGCCTACTTCGTAGACGACGTCGAGCAGCGCGGCAGCGACCAGTATGACTACTGGCACCTGATCCTGCTCGCCCGTACTGATGAGGGGCTACGGAATCTGTGGGCGGCCTCCACCGAGTCGTTCCGGCGCGGCTTCTATGGCAAGCCCCGCATGGACTGGGACATCCTCGGCCGCCATTCCGAAGGCCTCGTCGCGACTACCGCGTGCCTGGGCGGCCCCATTGCCGAAGCGCTCAAGCGCGGCGACGTTGACACTGCGGCCGCGCGCTTGACCCGACTTAAGGGCATCTTCGAGGACCGGCTCTACGCCGAGCTGCACGTTTACCCGACCGAAGAGCAGCGCTTCGTCAACAAGAACCTCGCCGACCTCGCCGCCATCTTCGAGATCCCCTTGGTTGCCGCTGCCGACTCCCACTACCCGCGCCCGGAGGACCACGAACGGCACCAGGTGTGGCTGGCCGCTGCCACCCGCAAGGACATCGGCGAAACCGGGATGTTCACTTCCGGCCGGTTCCACATGCACACCGCCGACGACATCCGCGCCGCCCTGGACTATATGCGGCCCGAGCAGGTCGAGGAGGCTATCGCCTCTACGGTGGCTATCGCCAAGGCCGCTGAGGCCGAGATCCGTACCCGCAAGGTGTTGCCGCTGTACTCGCCGAAGTCCACCTACGACTCCGACGCCGAGCAACTGCGGAAGACCGCCCTGGCGAACTGGTCCAAGGTCGAGCCACGCATCACGGATGAGACCTCCAAGAGGCTTTACACCGAGCGCTTCGAGCGTGAAATGAGCCTGCTGAAGGCTCAGAAGTTCTGCGGCTACTTCTTGATCGTCGCCGACTTCATCGGCTGGGCCAAGGGTCAGGGCATCCTCGTCGGCCCCGGCCGAGGCTCCGGAGGCGGCTCCTTGGTTGCCTACCTGATGGGCATCACCGAGATGAACTCGGTCCGCTGGGATCTCCCGTTCGAGCGCTTCCTGACTCCGGGCAGGGAGTCCCTGCCCGACTTCGACACCGACTTCCCCGCCTCTAAACGTCCTGATATCTTCGCCTACTTGGCCCAGCGCTGGGGCAGCGAGAACGTTGTGTCCATTGGCACTGTGTCCCGCCTGCGCAACCGCGGCGTCGCCAAGGAGCTGGAGCGGGCCATGCGCCCCATGCTGCCGGACGGCTCGTTCGACGACATGGTGAAAGTCAGCAAGATTATCGAAGAGGCGGAGGCCGGGACCGCGGGCCTGGGCCTGTCCTGGGAAGACCTCTGGGACCAGCACGGAGATCAGCTGGCCGAATACCGTATGCGCTACCCGAACCTGTTCGATCACGCGGACCACCTAGTCGGCCTGCTCAAAACCTACGGCAAGCACGCTGCGGGCGCCGTCATTTCCACCGACGAACCGCTCACCGGCGTCATGCCGCTGCGTGGCGGCGAAGACGGCAGCCGGATGATCACGCAGTTCGACGATGACGCCGTCGAAATGCAGGGCTACATCAAGTACGACGTCCTCACTCTGACGACCCTGGACACCATCCAGATGACCATCGATGCCATCGAGGAGCGCTGGGGCCATCGCCTCAACCTCTACAGCTTCGACAACGAGCTCGACGACCCCATCGTCTGGGACATGCTCTGCGCAGGCGACGTCCTCGGCTGCTTTCAGATCGAGACCTCCCTGGGCATCCGCATGGTCCGCGACATGCAGCCCCGGAATATCGCCGACCTCGCCGACGTCATCACCCTGGTCCGGCCGGGCCCCCGCAACTCCGGCATCACCCGCACCTACCTCGCTCGCCGCAACGGCGAAGACGGGGTCACCGTCCCCGACGAGCGCCTGCGCGAAGTCTTGGCCCCCACCTACGGCACCATGATCTACCAGGAGCAAGTACTGGCCATCTGCCGGATCATCGCAGGGTACAACGATCTCGAAGCCGACGACATCCGCAAGATCCTCGGAAAGAAGAAGATCGACAAGGTCGACGCGGCGGGCCGCGACTTCGTGGCGCGCGCCATCGAACGTGGCATGTCCCGCAACGCAGCCCTGATGTTGTGGGGCCAGATGGCCGAGTTCTCCAAGTACGCCTTCGGCAAGGCCCACGCCTATGCCTACGGCCTGCTGTGCTACTGGACTGCCTTCCTGAAGATCCACTACCCGGTGGAGTTCATGGCCGCGACCCTGTCCACCGTCAAAGACGAGCGGCTCCCGGTTTTCGTCAAGGAATCCCGGCGCATCGGGGTGCCGGTGCTGGCCCCGGACATCAACATCTCCGGCACCGGATTCACCATTGACAACGCCTCCGTCCGCTACGGCATCAGCTCCCTGAAGGGTGTCGGGGAGGCTGCCGCCGCAGAGATCATCGCCCACCAGCCCTACACCAGCATCGAAGACCTCGCCGAGCGCACCAGCAGCAAAGCCGTCACCCGCGGCACCATCGGCACCCTGGCGCTCGCTGGAGCCTTCGACACCCTCTACCCGCACCGCGCCGCCCTGGTCGCCCGGCTGAAGGCCGAGGCCTCCGGCGAGGCCACCCGCTGCCGGTTCAAGACCGACGACGTGCCGGAGGGGGAGCTGCCGTGCCGGTTCGACTGGGCCAGCGAACCGCCGCTGGTCAACCCGAAGACCGGGAAGAAGCTGAAGCCCAAGCCGCCGCCGAAGCGGTGCGTCAAGTCCTGCCGCCAGTACGCAGCCCCCGAGCCGTTCGACCCCGAGGCCGTACCCCGCTACACCCCCGAGCAGATCGGCGCCATCGAGCGCGAACTGTTCGGCCGCCACCTGACCTACAGCCCCTTCGACGTCATCGCCAACCGGGTCACCCGTGACGAGTTCCGGCACGTCGCCGAAACCGCCGAAACCGCCTACGGCACCCACCTGCTGCTGGCCTACGTCGAGGACGTTGCCCCTCGCACCTCCAAGAACGGCCTGCGGATGGGCCGCATCACCTTGGCCACCGAGGGCCCCGACTTGGAGGCCGTCATTTTCTCCACCCTGTGGGAGAAGCTCGACCCCGACGCCCTGCGCGGCCGCCTGGTCGCCGCCGAGGTGCAGCACACCGACCGGGGCATGAACGTCAAATCCATCGAGCTCCTGTGAGGACCGAAGTGACCGACACTCTCTTCAGCCCGGTGCGCGCCTCCAGCGTGTATGTGCCGGATGAGCAGCTGCACCTGATCCCGATGCTGCGGAATTTCCTCATCCCGTCCCTGGGCAACCTGCCGGACGTCATGCACTTCACCGCCTCGGGCCTCGCGCCGCGCACGTCGCCGCCGTCAGGCTACTTCTCCCCGTCGACCCACCCCACCTGGTCGCTGCGGGACCTGGTGCTGTACGCGATGGAGCCGACTTACGTGCCGCCGGATCAGAAGGCGTTCTCGGACGACACCCAGATCTCCGCCCTGATGGGCACTATCTTCCACGTGATCTTCAACTACGCGTTCCGGGAGATGGGGATCCTGGTGGCGCCGCCGGAGAAGAGCTGCCCGCTGTGCCACAAGCCCCGCGGCTACAAAGCCGGAGTCGACACCTGCAACGAGCACGTCGTCATCGACGAGAAGCTCAAGCGCCGCGGCCACGTGGACGGCGTGGTCAAGCTGCCGGACCTCGGCACCATCCCCATCGACGTCAAGACCTGCGCCCACCAAGCCATCAAGTGGATCAACAATCACGACGCGCAGCCGTTCATCGAGGCCAAGGCAGGCAGCCTGAAGGCCAAGTACTACGGCCAGGCCCAGGAGTACCTGGCCATGCGCGACGAAGACATGCTGATGTTCGTCTACATCGGCCTGGGCTATCCCTGGGAGATGCGCGAGATCATCATCAAGCGGGACCAGCCCTACATCGACGCCCTGCAGGCCAAGTACAAGCTCGCCCGGGAGATGGCCTCCCGCAGGGAGATCCCGCCCGCCTGATGTCCGCGCCGGGCCCGGCGGCCACCAAAGTGCGTGAGCCGACTCCTCCCACGCCCCATCGACACCGACCCGGCCCTGCTCGCCCGCGGCACCGTCCTCGCATTCGACGCCGCGCTGGCCAACACCGGCTGGTCGGTGATCCGCAACGACGGAGAGCATCTTGACGTGTTGAACTGCGGATGCGAACACACCTCCTCGCAGGCCACCAGCCACGAGAAGACCTACCAGCGCACAGACGAGCTGATGAGCCACTTGACGCGGCTCATCGGCAACTGGGGTCACGCAGTCGACCACATCGTGGTCGAGCGGCCCGCAGTGGCAGGACACCGCATCGAATCAGCCCTGATGGCCGCCTACGTCGTCCACCACGTCACCGGCGGCCGAGCGGTACTGGTATCCCGCCAGCACGTGCTGTCGCTCCTGCTCGGCCCCGGGAACCACACCAAAGCCCAGGCGCGCGCCGCCGCTCGCCGTTGGATCCCCGACCGGGGTGCCGAGCCGTTCAACGAGCACATCGCCGATGCCGAGTTGCTCGGCATCACCCACTTGTTCGACCTCGCCCATGGAGGTGTCTCATGACCGCCACCGCCCCCATCGAGTTCTACGACGCCCCCTCCGCCACGGAGGAGCCCGTCGCGAGCCCGTCCACCCCCTCGGCGTTGTCGGAGGCCGTGGCCGAGCTGGACGAGGCCCTGGAGGGCCTCGACGAGCCGGAGCTGCCCGTCGAGCGGGAACGCACTCTGCGCGCGCCGGGCTTCACCCGCATGCCGGTCAGCTGGCACGGCGATCACGCCCCCATGATCAGGACGATCAACGTCATGGCCGAGGAGTGGGTCCGCCAGGAGTTCGACGACTTGTTCGCGCTGAAGGAGGAGATCGAGCGCGCTGCCTGCCCGATCGATCTGTCCACCGGCGAGAAGGGACGCCCGGACTACGCCGCCATCCCCGAGACCCGTAAGCAGCACTGGGTGCTGGAGCTGTCGATCAAGTTGGTTGACTGGGAGCAGAAAGCCGCAGCGTTGTGGGGCGAGGCGATGATGGCAAAGGTCATCCGCCAGGAAGTCTTCACCGACGCCTATCTGAACGCGGTGAAAGGCCGCACCGTGGAGGACCGCACCCAGTCCGGACAGAATGCGTCGCTGCAGGACTACTACTTCGCGGTGTTGTGCGCGCTGCGGCACAAGCATGCTGTGGCCGCGTGCTCCGGCGCTGAGCGGCTGTGTCAGCGCCTGAAGGACTTCTGCGCACGCTGATTCATTCAGGTATATGTCAGGGCCATTATTAATAATCCCATCTTCACGGGTTCGCAGTGTTCTGTAATCAGTTTGGTGGGAACAGGCGATCGAACTAGGAAGATCCGGGGATGTTCATTTGATCACGCCATAACGCCGTTCCTATCCTGCGGACACAGGCGCCCCGATCACCTCGGGAATCTTCTCCTTTTCCTTCCGCGGGATCGGGTGTTGTTCACAACCCGGGGTGGTCGGGGCGCCGCCCACCACCGCGCACCCCGGGACGACACATGGCCACATCTCCTGACGCGCTGCCCACCGTCGGCGTGCTCCGCGAGCTCTTCCGCAACCTGCAGCCCTGGCGCTCCGCCGCCATCGAATACGGCATCGATTCCCTCACCGGCCCCGACGGCACCGAATACGCCCTCGTCGACATCGAAGCCCTCTACGCGCTGCGCCACCTGCTGTCTATGCGCCAGCGCCAGGCCATCGAGGCCTGCCTGGTCGCCGACCAGCGCGAGGTCGACGTCGCCATCGCCATGAGCGTCTCACCCACCAACCCCGTCGCGTCCTACGCCACCCAGGGCATGCGCCGCCTGCTGGCCATGGCCGCGGAACAGCGCGCCGGACGTGATTCCCGCAGCCTCGGCCCCGAACCGCTGCCGTCCCGGCGTGAGGCCGAAGCCATGGCCGCCTGGAGCAGCCCGGAAGCGATCGCCGCATGAGCCGCGTCTGGTCCGGCGTCCATCCCCAGCTGGAGGACTACGCCGACGAACTCCTGCGACAGAGCTTCGTCGGCGTCACCCGCGCCGAGGAGCGCGGTGGCGTCCTGACTGCCTACATGCTCGCCTCCCGGCGCGCCCGCGAGGTCTACCCCGCCTCCGGCACCCCGGACCCGGCCATGAGGCAGGGTCTGTTCCATCGCGCCTACAACCCCGGCCGTCCCGACCTCAACTCCCGCGACGGCATCGCCGCCGCGGCCCCTGGACGTCTCGGCCGGGGCCTGCAACTGCAGACCGGCGGCACCTCCGCTCCCGTCGACCGGGTGACCCGCGCAGCCGCCCGCTCTGACAACGAACCCGAACTGCAGCCGTGGTGACCGGACCGGCGGACACCGATGACCAGCCGCGCGCCATGGCCGAAGTCAAAATCGGCGGCAGGGTCTACCCCGTCGTGTCCCGCCCCAACTGCCGCACCTGCCAACACCCCGACCGCCTGCACATCGAACACCAGATCATGTCCGGCATCTCCTACACCGCAGTCGCCGACTGGGCCGCGGACCAGGAAAACGGACACCTGCCACCTCCCGGGCCGGACTCCTTGGCCACCCACGCCAAAACCCACATGGGCATCCCCGGCCGGGTGCAGCGCGCCATCATCGACCGCCGCGCTGAGGACCTTGTCCTCGACGCTGACGACACCATGGCCGCCGACTATGTCACCCTCGCCCGGCTCCTGATCAAAACCGGCCTCGAAGGCCTCGCCGACGGCACCCTCAAACCCCAGCTGTCCGACATCCTCGCCGCCGCCAAATTCCTCGCCGAACACGACAGCACCGACGACGACCAGGACATCAACGCCTGGCGCGAAACCCTCATGACCTATATGGAGGTCGCGCGCCGCTATATCCCCGACACCGCGTGGCCTGCTTTCGCCGCCGAACTGTCTGGCCATCCCAACCTGCGCAAAACCACCCCCGCCCTACCACCCGGCACAGAACGGAACCAGCCATGATCGACCTCTACGACTCCGAAGTCATCAAGATCGAACAGGTGCTGGACACGCTCAAGGCACGCGCCATCAACCGCCGCAACTACGAAGACTTCGACCGCGAAATCAAAGAGAAGCTCGCCGAGGCAGGATTCGTCGCCACCGTCCACTGGTTCACCGCCGCGGGCCCCGACAAGGTCCAGATCCCCGACATGCTCATGCCCGAGATCACCATCGACGGCCGCATCGCCCCCGATGGCGCAGTCCTGGCCGCCGACCAGTTCGAGTTCGACCACAACCAGCAAGTCCACGAGGTCACCCACAACCTGCTGGAACTCCCCGGCGAAGACGGCGTCATCAAAACCGGCCCCATCGACGCCGCCCACCGCGACATCCTCGACGCCCACAAGCACCACAAGCACTGAAGACCCAGCCATGGCGCGCGCCGGGATGCTGGACGGCTTCGGCCCGCGCCAGATCCATACCCTCTACACCGGGCTGCCGATCCCGGACCCCGTGACGTTCTGCGTCAGCCCCGACTACCTCAACCGCCCCAACCTCTATCCGAGGCAGGCCACACTCCTAAAGATCATCTTCCTGCGGGATGACCTATTCACCGATTACGACCACGCCGTCATCGACGAATGGGAAGCCGCCTACGCCGAGAGCGGCGAGGAAGGCATCTGCCCCCAGATCCGCGAACGCATCCGCCTGCTCAAAGCACTCGGCGCGCGCTGGTTCAAGGAGGTGCTGCTGGTCCTGGGCCGCCGCGCCGGGAAGGGCCACATCTCGGCGATCGCGATGGCGTATGTGCTGTGGCACTACATGGCCAAGGGCGACCCGCAGGAGCACTACGGCGTCGACCGCGACAAGAAGCTCGCCTGCATGATCTTCGCCGGGAAGCGCGACCAGGCCAAGACCAACCTGTGGGGCGACCTGGCCAACGTGATCACCGGTAGCGAGTGCTACACCCCCTACATCAACTCCGACCAGGCCGAGAAGCTCTCCGTCTACGTGCCGCACGACTTCGTCCGGCTGGCCGAGCTGCGCCGCAAGGGCCTTAACCCGGGCCGCGACCTGGCGACCCTGGAGATCCTGCCGAAGGAAAGCACCATGATGGCCGGTCGCGGACCTGCGTCTTGCGTGCTGGCCTTCGACGAGATGGCCCACGTCGTCGCGGCTGGAAGCAACCGGAGCGCCGAAGAGGTCTATACCGCATCTACTCCATCTCTGGACCAATTCGGACAAGACGCCTTTATTGTCGAGCCAAGCTCGCCGTATCAGATGACTGGTCAGTTCTATGCCAACTACCAGGCCTCTATCGCCATCGACGAAGAGACGGGCGTCCCGGAACGCCCCAACATGCTGATGCTGCAGCTGCCCAGCTGGGCCATCTACGTCGACTGGGAGCGCGCCGTCGACATCCCGCTGTTCCCCGAAGGCTTCACCGGCGACCTGGATGAGTACCTCCACACCCCGCCACCCGGCTTCAAGCGGCTCAAGGGCGCCATCCAGACCTACGACCGCGAGATGGAGCTGCTGGAAAGGGCCAACCCGGAAAGCTTCGCCGTCGAGCGCCGCTCCCACTTCGCCACCGTCGTCGATGCCTACCTGCGCAAAGACCGGGTCGACGCCATGTTCACCCCCTGGTACGGGCGCCCGGCCATGTACGGGACGCCGCAGCTGGAGATGCAGACCTCCGGCCCGCTGGCCATCATCTACCGCGGCCATGCCGACCCGAGCAAGAGCAACTGCAACTTCGCCGTCGCCGTCGGCCACTCCGAGCGGGTTCCGAAGACCCACCACACCGCAGTGGAACTCGCCATCATCGAAGCCGCCATGAACATGGGCGCCGCCCCGCCGGACACCGTCCTCTACGACAACCACGTGGTATTCGACCTGATTAAGCATTGGGAACCGGGTGACTTCGAAAACCACATCGTCGACTACGACGAGATCGCCGAATACATCCTTGACAACATCCTGCTCGCTTTCCACCCCACCGAATTCACGTTCGACCAGTTCAACTCGGCACAGACCATCCAGCAGCTCAACAAGGGACTGCGCCAGCACCGGCTGCCGAAGAACATTGCCGTCTACGAGAAAACCGCCACCGCCCCGCACAACTGGAAGCGCTACGAGACGTTCAAGACAGCCTTGAACCTGGGCCGCCTGCACGCCCCCGAATACGAGCTCGCCCAACTGGAACTGCAGTTCCTGCAAAAGCCCCCCAACATCGACAAAGTCGTGTGCCCGGACATCGGACCGGTCCAGACCAAAGACATCGCCGACGCCATGTCTGAGGTCGTCTATGGCCTCATCGGCGACGAGATCACCATGCTGCGCGAACAGCTCGGCCGCACCCGCTTGTCCGGCGCCATGCAAGGAGGTACGCGCCCCGTCCCCCAAACCCCCAACCAGAGCGCCCTCACCGAAGATGACCCCCGACACGCCCTGTCAGCCGCCGGACGCCGCGGACGCTCACCCATGGGCGACATGGGAGGCTTCGCACGCCCCCGCCGCCGCTGAAGCAGGCGTTGCCCACAAGCGAAGCTCTTTGAGACCATCGGAGCGGCCTCGCCGCGGCACGGTGGTCCTGGCGGGACACCGGCTTCTTCGGCGAGGCCACCACCCATTCCGCAGCCGCGCGCAACGGCGATCATCGCGCTACGCTTGCCAAACCCGGAAAGTACACCAGCCATAGCATCGGACACCTACACGACGGCGAGGAACTGCATGCCCCGAAAGGCAGTCCCTTCGAGCACGAAATGCGTCACCTGCCACCACCCTCGCAGCTTCCACCCCGGCGGTGGCCGATGCCTGGCTGCACAGTGCTCCGCAGAGTGTAAGAAGTTCAAGATGCCGTCGCCTGCGGCGGCCACGACGATGCCCGTCGCGCCGGATCCCCGTGAACTGATCGCAGCACTGGATGTCCTGACCACCGTCGTACAGCGCGCGCCCAAGACCTACCGTGCCAAGGCTGCGATCAACCTGGAATGGTTCATCAACTCCTTCCCCACCCTGCGTAGAGCCGCCGGATCCTCAGACCGGCCCCTACGTCAAATTCTCGCCGACTGTCGCCAACCGCCCGCCGCGCCCCAAGACGCGGAGGTGGCCCCCGACGATGCCAGCAGAGAAGACACACCAGGACCATGACGGCCTGCTGTACCAGTTCGCCAGCGCACCGCCGCTGAGCATCACCGCCGCATTCGGCAGCGACGACCAGGACGACGAGTACCACAACTGGGCCCTGCAGGAATCCGAGTCCTGCCCAACCTGTGGCGAACACCATCCGCCGGAGCAGACGGCCAAATGCCCCTATGGCGGCTGCTACGACGGTGAGCACTGCCCCAACGACTGCCCCTACGAGAGCGGCCACACCAACTGGGACCAGGTCTATCCGCACCTGCCCGACACCATGCACCGCGGCATGTCGCTGCGCCTGCCCCACGACTTCGACCCGGCTGCGCCCCCGCACCGCATGGCCCGCACCATCGCCGAAAACCTGCGCGAATACGGCTCCGGCACCCACTGGACCCCCCACGAGCACATGGCCCGCCACTACGCCGCCGTCAGCCACCGCAACGGCGACGACCTCCACGTCATCCTGCACGCCGCCAAACCCGACCGCGACGACATCGAAGAAGACCCCCACGAACTGCTCAAACACGACGTCATCGGCTTCGGCGAACACCCAGACGCCGAAATCCCTCTACAGCGCGGCGTACCCGTCCACCTGACCGGCATCTCCTACCGCCGCCCCGACCAGAAGTCCTGGACCCGCCACGACTTCAAGACACCCATGGAACACCGGGCTGTTCTACGCGAGGCGATGCCGTCGACCAAACACCCGCGGCCGGACGGCTTCTACACCACCGTCAGACACGAGCCCCGAGACACCGACCAGCGCGGCTGGCACGGCACCACCATGATCGGACACCACCAAGGCCGCCAGGTCACCGAGGCCTACTTCCACGTCCACCCCCACGGCGACGCCATCGACATCCACTCCATCATCACCCACGACGGACACGAGGGACACGGCTACGCCTCCGCCCTCATGGACGACCTCTACGCCACCTACCCCCACGCCGTCATCAACCACGGGGCACGAACCGACAACGGAACCAACTGGTGGCAGTCCTACGAAGACCCGGCCCCCGACCGCAACACCCACAACATGCCAGCCTCCGAATACGAGGAACACTTCGACCCGCAAGAGATCGAAAACGACAAGAAAACCAATCAGAACAGCGAGACCTATCTCAACACCCTCCACCACACCGCAGGCGGACAGCCCTGGCTACCCCACGACCGCTACTTCGGCCCCGGCCACCCCGACCTCGACCCGCGCCTGTTTGACGGCACCCAGCTCAAACCCGCATGGCGGCGCGCGCTACTCGGACTCGTCAACCGCGCCTTCGCCGACTACACCTACCGCGTCCCCGGCGCCTGGCAACGCTGGGCCCGCGCCTACCTCGCCGGATCCCAGGCCTCCCACTGGTACGGCAACAACGACCTGGACGTCCTCGTCGGCATCGACTACAACGTCTTCCGGCGCGCGCAGCCGCGGTACCGGACGATGAGCGACCGCGACATCGACGAGATGCTCAACGCCCGCGCGCACGAAGTCTGCGACCCAGCGCGCTGGTTCACCATCAACGGGCAGCACCTCGGACCCTTCGACTCCACGGTCTACATCAATCCGGACAGCTTCGACATCCGCAAGATCAAGCCGTATGCCGCCTACGACCTCGGCGCCAACCGCTGGACCGTCGAACCGATGGAAGTTCCCGACGACTTCGGCCCGGACAAGCTGCCGACCGCCGACTTCCTCTACGCCCGCTCCCTGGCATCCCAGGTGCGCTCCCTCAAGAAGCTCCCCGCTGGGCAGGCACAGGCCCTCGGGGCCGCGCTGTACGACAAGCTGCACGGTGAGCGCCACGACGCTTTCAGCGGCCACGGCGGAGGCCTCTACGACGTCCGCAACGTGGCCTGGAAGTACCTGGCGCTGCACCCAGAGAAGCCTATGGAGCAGCTGGTCGCATGGAAGCGTGCTGAGCAGGCCGAACCGGGAGCGCAGCACACCGCGGGGACGAGCGGCCCCGGTTCTGATGCCGACTTCAACGACGACTCGGTGATGATCGCGCTGGTGCCGCCGCGGGACGTCGCCGAGCGCCTCGTGCTGCCCGACGGCAAAGGCGAGCCCGCCGACCAGATGCACATCACCCTCGCCTACATCCCGCATGTCCCGCCGGGTGATCTCGGACGTCTCACCGGCACCGTGGCCGAGTGGGCCTCCCGCCAGCGGCCCATCGTCGCGCGGGTCCAAGGCGCCGGGACGTTCGTGAACCCCGGCAAGCATGTGTTGTGGGGCGCCGTCGACATTCCTGGTTCTTCCCACCTGCACTCTTCGCTGGTGGACGCGCTGCGGGCAGCCAAGTTCCAGCCGAGTACTGATCACGGATTCACTGCGCATTTGACCATTTCATACGAGAAATACCACGTGCGGTTCCTGCCTAAGATCGATCCAGTGTCCTTCACCTGTCACAGCGTGTACGTCTGTCAAGGTGACAACTGGCGCCCAGTGCCCGTAGGAGGCTCAACCGGTGGAAAAGTGACGTGACCATAGCATCATGTGATGCTAGACTGGAGGGAGGCTCACAAGCGGGAGGCGACGATGAACGCGATCAGCATCGAGACCCGGATCATCCGTCCCGAGGTCGTGCACACCCGCTACGCCCTCCACAACGGCGTCTACTGGCTGGTCGAGTGGCACCGCGATGGTAACTGCTACTGGCGTCGACTGCCGACCCCTCCGGTCGGCACAATCTGCCACATCAGCAACGACGGGTTCCTCAGCACGCAGACGTTCATCGTGCCAGGCAAGCCCCATGCTTCGCCGACCATGGTCCTGTGCCTGCTGGTCGCGGCGCTCGCCGTCCCGATGGCCTTCATCCTGATGCGGGGATCCGTGCCCCTGGTCGCCGGACTCACAGGCCTGGCGGTCGCCGGGTTGGCTTTGCTGCAGGCGCGCATTGAGCACCTGCGCCGCCGCGACCCCGCCACCGTCGCCCGCCTCGCCGCAGGATCCGCCCTCTACCTGGCAGCCACCCATCACCGCCACACCCATCACTGAAGGAGCGCCCCGATGATCGGCCGCAAGTGCCCGATCTGCAACAAGCTGATCACTGGTCAGCGGTCCCAGTGGGAATCCCACGCCCGCACTCACACCTTCTTGCGCGAAGGGGTGCGGCGGTGGCGCACCGCCAAGCCCTACTGGCTGTGGCGATACGAGCTGCTGAATCCGGCCGAGGAGGGCCCGAAGCTGTGGGTGGAGCGCACCGAAGCCCACCGGGGCGCCCCATCGAAGTACATCGCCAAACGCCGCATGAAACCCCGTGGTCGTGTCGAGGAAGTGGTGCTGGCTGTCACCAGCGCCAAGGCGGCCAAGGCTGAGGCAGCCAAGCTGCTGGACCTGGACTGGGAGCCGATCATCCTGTCTCAGAAGGACAGCTCGGCCGCCTAAGAGGCGTGAAACTCGCCGAATACCCCGAGCGGACCTGCCGCGAGCCGGTCTCCGGGGAGTACCTGATGTACACCTGCGAACTTGCAGATCTCCACGAGGGCCCCTGCGCGTCGTACTCCTCGAAAGCCTCCGTCATCGCGCGCGAGGCTTGGGAGCGCGGAGAGGCCGCCCGGCTTGTCAGGGAAGCCGAACAAGCCGCCAAGGCGCCCAAGGAACTGCGGAAGGCTCGGGGCAGGAGGCGCAAGAGCCATGGCTGATCCGGTCGGTTTGTCAGGGCCCGATGATCCGGCAGAGGCGCTTGAGGATCCTCATGCCGGGATGATCAACAAGCTGCGCGGGTACCTCGCCGCACGTCACCCTGGCGAGGTGGAGGCGTATACGGCGCGTGGGGGTAGCGATCCGGTCACCCTCGCGTGTGAGTTGCTGAACCGGTTGCCGTTGCTGCCGGGGACGCAGATCGACCCATGTCCGGTTTTGCACTGCAATAAAGCCGCAGGTCACATCGATCCCCATGGCTCGGTTTAGTAAATGTGATCTACGCCACGCCCGTGGTCAGAGGCCCAGTTCGAGGTTGAGTCATGGGACAACCTTGACTCTTCGATGCTGGCGTTCCGCCTGACCGGAAGTTAAAGTGGGCCCCGTATCCAGCTTCGGCTGGAGCAGCATCAGGGTTGCCTTGCTTCTGCAAGGTATTTCTCCTGGTCGTTCTTGGCAGTGTGTATCCAGTCGCGTGGCTACACAAGCGCTGAGACCCCCCGGGGCCAGCTCGGGATCTAGCCGGTCATCCCAGATCCGGCAGATCCACAAGGGTGACTCTCCGGGGGGTTTCTGTTTCCCCGCCCGCGCTTCGCTCCCCGCCGATAGCCTTCAACGCGCGACCTGCTCGGTTTGCCGCCCCAAGCCGGGGGCTGGTGCTGCAGCAGGTTTTGAAACGCCCCCACGCCACGCGGAGACCGATTCACATGATTCACGACGCCCCCATGCGCCCACCCCGCCTGACCGGCCGTTTAATACAGGTCGGGGCCCTCCTCACCGACGGCGCCACCAACCTGCAGATCGCTCACCAGCTGAAACTGAGTGAGACCACAGTCAGCAAATACGTGGTACGGCTGATGGCTGCCACCGGAACCAGTTCGCGCACCCAGGCCGCAGTCCAAATGATCGAACGCGGCCTGGTCCCCACCCCCGCCGGTCGCGCCCTCATCCGGGTCGATCACCTGCAGGTTCTGATGGCGGCCTTGCGGAAGGTCGAACCCGACTATCCGTCTATCGCAGACCTGGCTACCCGTTTCGAGGCCGTCTACCCGGCAGCGGCCGCGACAGGAGCGCACCGCGGCGCTAATCTGGAAAAGCTGTCATGTCAGCGCCCGGATAGCAGCGAGGACACCGCGTGACCGACAACGAGACCCTCCCGCCCGACGAGGCCTTCGACACAGCCGTCGGGATCTTGGAGGAGTACCTGGAGCACGCCCAGCATGCGATAGGCGACGGCACGACCGTCGAGCACCCCACGACCATGCTCGCCGTCGGGATCATCAACATGGCCGGGGAGTTCCTGCATCAGCTGGCCGTCCACCGCCCGGCTCTGAATCACGACGGGACCCTGGGGTGTCCGTCGTGCGTAGAGATGCATCCGGTCCTCGGGATGGTGCGCGCCGCAGCTCCATGCGCTTCCGCGCTATCGGTTCTCAATGCCGTGCTGCAGACCGGCCGTGTCGAGACCCCCGCGCCCGGCGGCCTGCAGGTCATCCTGCAGGACGGCACAGAGCCGTACGTCAGCCTCGGGGCCTCTGAGGTGGAGCGCATGTGCGGGCTGTCTCCAGCCCAGGCGCGGTCGGCCTCCTCCGCTGTCGTGCAGGCCATCAGCCGGGTCCGGCGCCGCGCGCGCCACCACTGATCAGGGTAATTAATATCAAAGCAATGATGCTTGTGTAGGGCGTCTAACGGGTTTAGCGTGCAGAGACCACGCGAACTTGCGAATTTGGCTTGCAGCCAGCAGCCATGCTCGCTGCGGATACACACCCACATAGCGACCCTGAGCACCCGAGCCGGTCCCGCGCGGAGGGACTGGTCCGGCTGGAGGCCCCGATGGTCAGTACACTGTGCTTCAGCCCCGTCTTCCTGCCGTCGCTAGGCGACCCTGCCGAACCGGGCCCTGCGGCAGCTACGGCAGACGACGGGATCCACCTCCTGTACGACGAGCTGCTGGCCCAGCCCTGCTTCGCCGCCCTGCGCGAAGACCTGGAAGCCATCCCCTCCGGCGAGCCTCTGGACGAGCCCACCGCCCCAGGCCACGGCCACCCTGTCGCCACCATCCTGTCCGACGCACCCAGCGAAGGCCTGGACATCGAGAACACCTTGCTCCTCCCCGCGGTCGAGCCCCCCACGACCGAGCCCAGGCTTCCCGACGTCGGCGGCCCCGCGTACGCGCGGCAGCACGCCTGACGCCGGAGTCACGGGGATGCAGAACATCGACAGCGCCACACTCCAAACGATCCTGACGATCCGGCTGTCCGAATACCACGGCGCCTATCACCCCGCCGCGGTCGCTGAATACGTCATCACCGTCATCGCCGAAGCCGGGCTGCTCGCCGTCGAGGCACGGGACGCCATCCTGCCCTCCACCGACGGCCACGCCCCCCTCGAAGTCGCCGTCGTAGCCGAGGCACTGCGCGCCAACCTCGGAAACAGCAGCCTGTCACTGACGGGACTGGCCACTGTCATCATCGCCACCCTGCAGCAGTACGGGATCAGTCGCATCGGCCCCGTAGGCGGTGTGCGCCTGAGCCAGCGCCAACGCCAAAGCCTCACCCTGTATGCGCAGGGCAACTCCTACGAGGAGATCGGTACGATCATGGGAATCTCCTCCGACACCGTCAAAAACCACCTGGAGAGAGCCCGGGAGGCCTTCGGCGCACGTAACACGGTCCACGCCGTGGTCAAGGCCTCGACGATGAGACTGATCGACCCCGACGGCACCCGCATACTCACCGCCGCCTAACCATCAGACTCCGGGGCCGTCCACCCTGCTCGGGCGGCCTCGGACTACACCTTCCACACAGCTCCTGTCACCCACCGGCGCCGCCCCGGGCAAGTGACGACCCAACCGACGGGACAGGAGCGAGCCTTGAGCACCCAGTCACAGGCCCTACGGCAGGCGATGGCCAAGGCCACCAGCGGAGCCGAACTCAACGAGCTGGCCACCGAGCTGGCCGCCGCCGACCGCGCCGAGGCCGTGCGCAAGCAGGCCGCCGCCGACCTGGACTGGGCCGCCACCGCGACCGCCGCCACCTTCGCACCAGTCCAGACCTACACGGCCACGGTTCACACCGCCGCCTCTGACTGGCTCGGTGAGATCCCCGAGGGCACCGGCGACTGGCCCCGACGCCTCGTCGCAGAGGCCTCCCTGTGGTACACCCGCCTGGCCCCGGAGATCATCGAGGACGCCGACGAATTCAGCGCCCAAGCCCACGGCGCAGCACGCGTTGCCGCAGGGCGCCTCGGGGTTCACCCGGCGGCTGCGACCCCCAGCTTCTTGGACTACGTCCACTTCCTGCGCAAGCGCGCCGGATCCGGGCTGCCACAGATCCAGCAGACCACCGATGCCAACAACGCCCCCGCGCCCACCCCGCTGCCCCCGGACGTCTTCGACAACTTCGCCCCGCCGGTCGACCCGGTCAACGCCGGAACCGCGGGCACCGAAACCTCCATGCGCGCACCCATCATGTCCGAGATCGGCGGTACCGCCCCGACGGCCGGACCCGGCAGCGCACCGGTCTCCGGACCGGATCCCGTCCGCGCCGGAGACGATGCAGAGGGCGTCGACACCGAAAACGACCAGGACAAGGGTGCCCTGAGCGGCTCCATGGCCGTCAACCACTCCTACACCCTCGCCGACTACCTGCGCACCACCGGCGCCATGCCCGAAATGGACTACGACGACGACATTTTCGGCGGCGACGATCCCGATCGCGAACACGACTACCACCGAGAGGAGATGCGGCGCCGCGCCGAGATCCCCGCACCCGACGACCGGGAGCAGCGCCGCCGCCACGACTTCGGCAGTCACTACCAGTGGCAGCGGTACCAGGACGCCGCCGATGAGTACGGGCCCGAACTCGCCCGGCAGATGCACCCGCTGCCCGGCACCCCGATCCACACCGGCGCCTCCACCCTGGACCAGATCCAGCAGACCACCGCCCCCGACGGCGTCACCAACCGCCCCACCCCGCTGCCGGACGCTGTCGCCTACCCCTGGATCATCAGCCCCAACGCCGAAAACGACGCCCCGCCTGCCGACGGCGAAATGGCCCAAGGCATGCAGCCCGCAGCCACCGTCACCACCGGCGAAGCCGCCTACGGCCGCCAAGCCGCCCACACCCACACTGCCGACCAGTGGCACGGCCAGGAATGGCCCCATGCCGTCGTCCAGCCGGACGCGTTCAACACTCCGGCCTCGACCCCGATCCCGCCGACCGGCAGCGCCGAGACCGGCCGCACCGATGCACTCGCCGACCGCGGCGCCGCCGACACCGCCCCCACCTACAACGACGTCTCCGGTCACATCCCGGACTACGCCCGCTCCTACGCCGAGACCTACAGCACCGCCCCCGGCCAGCAGCCCAACCAGGACATCCCGGCGGGCATGTCCGGGCCGCCGACCCAGCCTGCCCGACTGTCCCACCTGCTTTCCCGCGAAGACGAACGAGCCCTGCCGGACTACGCTGCCGGATACACCGCAGGCACAGCCTGGAAAACCGGCGGCGCCATCCCCGGCTTCGGCAGCGGCCACTTCGAAGCCGGGCTCTACGCCGGGATCCTGGACAACCCCGCCATCCAGCAGCCCTTCACCGACGCCCACCGCAACGCTGCCGCAGCCGACCGGCGCGCCGGAAGCCGCATCGCCCGCCACGCCAGCGCCAGCGCCGCCCTGCACGGCCACCCCGGCCTGCCCGACACCGTCGGCATCGAAGGCCCCTACCTGCGCCTCACCGCGGCCACCTCCACCGACTTGGACACCATGGCCCCCGGCACCAGCGCCGACCCCACCGGGAATACCCCCTTCAACGGACCCGGCCGCCCCCCGATGCTCGACGGCCAGTACGGCGCCGCTGACCCCGGCGGCCCGCCGCCCTACAACGGCGCCCCGCCATACGGCACCCTCGCGGTTCCTACCGGAGCCGCAGCCACCACCGGCGCACCCGTCACCATCCCCGACACCGGCATGACCACCCCCAACCGCGCCACGGCGTTCCGCCGTACCGTCCAAGCCAACCTGGCCCGCGCCGCCGCTGGGGCCCCGCTGCTCACGATCGCCGACCCCGAGGGGAGCCTGTGATGGACCACCACGCCCTGATGTGGGACGAGGCCACCCGCGACCTGACCGCCGAGGCCACCGAGACCGCCCTCGCCCACGCCCTCGCCGACCTGTCTGGGGTCCGCGATTTCACCCACCTGGCCACCCAGAACACCGAATACCAGCACCGTGTCGCCCTGACCTGCGAACAGGTCACCGCCGTCTCCGCGCGCTGGGGCGTCGACCCGGCCTACGTCCAGCAGGAACTGGACACCTCCTTCAACCACGTCCAGGCGGCCCGGCGCGACGCCGAGACAGCAGCCCGCAAGACCGCCACCGCGGCGGCCGCACAGGCACTCACCATCACCGCCGCCATCGGCACTCAAGACGCCACAGCAGCCCCTGACACGGCTCCCGACGCCGCCCCCGGGGCGCCCGCCGACATGCTCAGCGCCGACACCACCGCCAAGACCTCCAAGCCTCGCACGCTGCCCTCCGGCGGCACCGCCACCGCGGTGCCCATGCCCGCCCCCGTCGCACCCGGTATCGTCCCCGGCCCCTCGGCGCCGTCCGGCCCGGCGGCCCCCGGAGCCCAAGCTGCACCGCCGCACACCGCCAGCCTGCAAGGCCGCATCGAAGCCGACATCGCCGCACTCAACCCCCACCTCCCGGCCGCGACCGTCACCCGCCTGGCCAAGAACGCCATGCGACACCTCGCCGCCGAACCCCTCGCCTACGGCAACTGGGACAACGCCCCCGACGGACCCATCACCAATAGCGTCAAGAACTGGTCACCCTCCGGCCATGGCAGCAGGAATCACGGCGGTGGCGACGGCGCCGGACTGTCCCCGGACGACGGAGGCGGCGACACCCCGGCAGGCCCCGCTGCTGCAGGAACCGCCGCCGACGCCGCAGCCCCGGCCGCCACCGCGCTCACCGACGTGCTCCCACTGGCCGCAGCGGCAGCCGCACGGTGAGCTGGACCGAGGGCGACCGGGTCGTCTTCGAGGGCATCGGCACCGAAGACGGCATCTGGCCCGGCGACATCGGCACCGTCCTCGCCCTCGGCGGCCGCGGCGTCTGGATCGACCTGCAGACCGGCCGCAAAGCCGGGACTCTCGCCCTAGTCCTGGCAGACGACCTGGTCGAATACAACGTGCCCGAGGAGACACAGAAGACATGAGCAGCGCCGCGCCGATCCAGCGCCTCGCCCACGACTCCGGCGACGGTACGACGATCATGCACTGCCCCTTCTGCGGAGGGGGGCAGGTCATCGGCCGCAGCGACGGCACCGTGGAATGCGAATTCTGCGGCACCGCCTTCACCGTCCAGGTCCAGCCGGTCTACTCAGGCTTCCCCCAGACCGTCAACGGCATGCCGTTCCCCATCCCAGGCATGCCCGGCCAGATCGGCGGCCCGCCGCTCGCCCCCGGCCCCATGGACAGCGCCCCACTGCCCCCCGGCGCCGAGCCGGACGACGGCAGCAACCCCTTCGCCGACGGCGACGACGATGCTGCAGGAGGTGGCGACGCCCCGCCGTTCGCCGACGACAGCAGCAGCGATGCTCCGCCGGACGACAGCTCCGACTCCGACGGACCGCCTCCGCCACCGAAGGGCAAGAGCAAGTCGAAGAAGTCCTCGGCGCTATATCGGACGGCCTCCGGCGCGCGCCTGTCTGAGCAGGCGTTCGTGGAGTACCTGGCGGTACGCCATGCCGACATCATGGAACGAGCCGAGCTGCTGGAGCGGCTGCGTCAGTCGAGGACCGCATGAGTTCGATCGATTATGGCCGGATGTGCAAATGTAAGCACAATATGTATGCACACCGCATTGAAAAGTGTATTGGAAAGAATTGCATCTGCAAGCAGTTCATTCCACTTCCTGGAACTGATAACAGGCCCTAACTCGGCGCCCTGCGTAGCCATCGACGCCTCGCAAGCTCGGCGCAGCCCCTCGGCCCCTACGGGGCAGAGCGCTCCTGGACAATCCTGCTCGCGGTCATGCAGGCCTGTCTGCCTGGGGTCGGTGCTCACGAAGGGACGGAATTCCCGCCGAGCATCGAGGTGTAGCCGATGGCCGCTCAGCAGCCCCGCCAGACCCCCAAGCCCAAGGGTCAGGTCAGCGCCGCCGACGAACGGAGCTTCGCCGCGCTGCAGGCGGCGTTCCGCCGCGGCCGGTCCAGCGATGACCCCCAGGTCGCCGAGATGAAGGCGAACCGGCGGGCCGCTGCGGGGCGCAAGCAGGGCTCGTTCTCATCCTCCACCACCGTCGGCTCCGGCGCCCTCACCTTCGCCACCGGCCGCCCGCGGGACCCGCTGTTCTACTGGAAACAGAACAACCTCCCGTATGAGCTGACGCGCGCCGATGAGCTGATCCGGCTGCGGGCGTACTGCCGTCTGCTGTACGCGTCGCACCCGGTGATCGCCTCCTGCGTCGACATCTACACCAAGTACCCTCTTCTAGGTATGGAACTTCGCTGCTTTGCAGGGGAAACGCCCGTCATCACAGAGATGGGAACGCGCCAGATCAGAGACCTGGCCGGTGAAACCCACTCGATTCTGACCACCGGCGGCAAGTGGGTGGATGCACAGTTCGACAGCTACGGACAACAGCGGCTGCTGCGACTGGAAGTAAGGCGCAATGGCCGTACCCGCGAGATCTTCACGACTGCTGGGCACCGGTGGTATGTCTGGGGCACAGAAGGCCCAGGCCGCGGCAACGCTGGGGTTCAGAACCCCTCAGCCAAGCTGACTTGGGAAGCCGTCCAAGAGATTCGGCGTCGATACTCGGAAGGGGGAATCTCCCAAGCAAAGCTCGCCGCAGAATATGGCGTTACTCAGCCGATGATCGGTGGCATCGTGCGGGGAACTTCGTGGAAGTCCTCAGGGGAGGAGTCCCACCAGACCATCCGGCTTCACCCGGTCAAGAAGGAAATCGAGACCTCGCAGCTTGAGCCAGGGATGAAGCTGGTCAGCTGCTACCCCACCGCGCGGGTCCACTCGACCAACCCAAGCCCGTTCGGTATCGCCCACGGCATGGTCGTGGGCGACGGGACCCTGGCGACCTCCGGCCGAGGTGCGACCGTTGACCTCTGGGGCGAGAAGGACGCCCAGATGCTCAAGTACTACGCCGGATGTGAGACGTACCAGGTCACCGACACCTGCATCCGGGTCACCAACCTCCCCGCGTACTTCAAGGCCCTCCCCGCCATCAGCGAGTCACAGTCCTATCTCTACGGCTGGCTGGCAGGCTACTTCGCTGCTGACGGAACTGTCTCCAAGAAGGGTGAAGTCCTGCTGGACTCCGCTTCGCGAAGCAACCTCCAGTTCGCGCGCGACGTCTGTCACCGTCTGGGAATTAAGACCCACGACATCTATGAATACGTAGTCGCTCAGAAGAAGACGCCCCGGGGAGCGATCCTCAAGGACTGGCGCGGATACCGACTGCCCATCGACCCGGACTCTCTGACCGAAGCGTTCTTCTGCATGACTCACCATCTGGAACGGTGGCAGACGCGCCCAGAGCGTGTTCGTGAGCGCTGCGAGGACTGGACGGTCATCAGCGTTTCGGAAACTGATCGCATCGAAGAGGTCTTCTGCGCGAAGGTCCCGAACACGGAGGCCTTCACCCTCGACGGCAATATCCTTACAGGAAACTGCAAAGACCAGAAGATCACCGACTTCTACACCGAACTGTTCCTCGACGAGGACCGGCTGAACTACCCCGAGTTCCTGCTCAAGGTGGGCCGCGAGTATTGGACCTGCGGTGAGGCGTGGCCGTTCGCTACGTTCAACGAGCCGCTGGGGATCTGGGAGCACGAGGAGCTGCTCAACCCCGACGACATCGAAGTCCAGGCCTCACCGTTCCTGCGGGATCCGCGGTTCCTGATCCGGCTGCCGGAAACCCTGCGCAACGTCATCATGCGCCGCGAACCGGCCTGGGAGTACGAGCAGCTGATGGCCGCCTACCCGGAGCTGGCGAACTACGCCAGCAACGATTCGAAGATGCCGGTCAGCAACATCTTGCTGCGGCAGCTGAAATTCGAGACCGACACGTTCAACCCCCGCGGCGTCCCCATCCTGATGCGCGCGATGCGCGCCGTGATGCAGGAGGAGATGCTCAACGCCGCCCAGGACGCTATCGCAGACCGCCTCTACACCCCGCTGATCCTGGCCCGCCTGGGCGCCTCGGCCACCGAGCTCGGCACGCAGACCCCGTGGATCCCCACCCCCGACGACCTGGAGGAGTTCGAGCAGGCCCTCGACGCGGCGCTCGCGGGCGACTTCCGGGTGCTCACCTACCACTTCGGTGTGCAGATGGACGAAGTCTTCGGCCGCGAATCCATGCCGGACCTGTCAAATGATTTCGAACGGCTGGAGGGCCGGATCCTGCTGTCCTTCGGCCTGTCCGCGACGCTGCTGACTGGCGCCGGGGAAGGCGAGACCTACGCCGCCGATGCCCTCAACAAAGACCTGGTGTCCCAGCTGCTCACCACCTACCAGTCCCTGCTCAAGAGGCACTACAGGCAGAGGGCCCTGATCGTGGCCGAAGCCCAGGAGCACTTCGACTACGAGGAGCGCGGCGGCAAACGCTACGTGAAATACGAGGAGATCCTGGAGATCGACGAAGAGACCGGCGAAGAGTCGATCATCCGACAGCCGAAACTGCTTGTCCCCGACATGTACATGAACACCATGTCTCTGTCTGACGACGAGCAGCAGCGCGGGTTCCTGGAGCAGCTGCGCGAGACCGGCGTCCCCATCTCGATGCGCACCCGCCTGACCAACATCCCCATCTCCTTCGAGGAGGAGCTGGAACGCTCCCAGGACGAGCAGGTTCAGCTGGCCGTCGCCGAACAGGAAACTCGCAAGCGCCAGTACCTGGAGCTGCGTAACCAGGGCCTGCCGATTCCCTCCGACCTGCGCGCCGACTTCGAGCCGCAGGCCATGCAGGCCCAGATCCCCTCGGCCACCGAGGGCATGCGCACCCCCGTCATGGGCCTGGATCCCGGCATGCCCTACCCCAACCTGGCCCCCACCCCCGAAGACGTCGCCCAAGACCCCACCGCGGCCCCGCCCGGCATGCCCACCGAACCCGGCGCCGACCTCGCCGCCGAGGAAGACCCTGCGGTCCAGGAGGAAGACGAGCAGAGGCCCGACGAATCCGACGAGCAGCGTGGCGGCATGCCCAAGGACGCCGTCCTGTATCGGAAGGCTGCCCGCATGCGCGAACTCGGCCGCACCCACCGCCCCCTGCTCGCTGAAGACGGCACCGCGCGCCGCCGCACCCGCCTGGACGAACCCCGCCACATCGGGCTGCGCAGACACGCCCTGGTCGACGCCGACACCCCGCTGGCCGACGACTGACCCCTGTCCGGCCCCGCCGCCGGACCGGGCAAGGGCCGAGGCTCACGCACGAAGAAAGGGTTCGCGATGCTGCAGCGACAGGGACGCGCGCACAGGCTGCACACAGCCGCCATAGCCGATCGGACTGCGCCGGTCTACGACTACGGCATCCGCTCCCGCGTCATGACCTGCGACGGCCACCCCGGCACCGTCCTGGCCGTCGCCGAAGGCCCCTTCCCAGGCACCGAATCCTACGAAGTCCAGCTCGACGGAGGCCTCGGCGGAGGCCAATACCTGCCCGGCCAACTGCAGCCCCTCGCAGCCGGACACGCCCCCGGCACCGCCGCCGCCGACTACCCGGAACTCGCACAGGTCCTCGCCGAACACCCCGACCCGGCCCGCGGCACCCTGGCCCGCGCAGCCGTCCTGCAGACGACCGCGATGCCGTCGCAGCGGCACCCGGCGCCGAGCGGGTTCCACGTACGGGAGTTTTTCCCCTCCTATGACGGAGACCCGAGCTCCGAGGAGGAAGTCCCGCCCGGTTACGACGACCACCCCACGCCCTGCAGCGGCCGCGACTGCGGTCACTTCGAGGAGCGCGTGCTGAAAGGCTTCGACCCCTCCCACGGGGCCCACCCCAACCCGGTCTCCGAGCTCGCGTATCACCTGTCCAGCTGTGGCCACCAAGCCAAGGTGGACATGCTGTACAGCCGCCCGGACGCACAGCATCACGGCTACGCCTCAGCGATGATGGACCACCTGTACGCGCGCCACCCGCAGGCCGAGATCGACCACGGCGAGCGCACCCCCGAAGGCCAAGACTGGTGGTCCAGCTACACCGACCCGGACCCGGGCCGATCCACCGGCGGCTTCTCCTCCATCGTCGCCGCCACCATGCAGACTGCCGGTATGCAGCCGACAGGTGACTTCCAGCAGGACCACGCCAACAGCCGGGCACGGAACTTCCACGACCGGATGCGGACGTTCATGAACGTCAACGGCGGCCACCGCATCCCCGCGGCCCCGGCCACTGGCCGCGAAGCCCACGAGGCAATGGCCAGCACCTGCCCAGATTGCGGCCGCACCCTGCACACCGATGCCACAACCGACACCTCCGGCGTCACAGGTCCCGATGGCCGCCCGGAGCCCCTGCAATTCGACACCCCCTGCGACACCAGCAACCCGCACCGCGCGCCACTCGGCGACACCGCCCACGAACCTGACGACCAGCCGATCGAACAGTCCATCGGTGCACCATGCACCGGCTGCGGCACCCCCATGGGCAGTGAACAGAGCCACTACGGCTGTCAGATGTGCGGCCGGGGCGACCACCACTCCTACTGCTGCCCCACTCTGCACCACGGCTCACACACCGCCGTCTCCGAGATGACCCTCGGCGAGACGATCGTCCCCGACCGCATCCCGGGCCCTGGACCTACCAAGGCCCACTCGCCGATGGACAACCCCGCCTCCTCCGGCTGGGCCTCCGGGCCCGACCCCGACCAGTGGTCCGCAGCCCCGCTATACCCGCTGGACTCCCGCGTCGGCGCCTCACAAACCGACGAGCTTCAGCTGGAAGGCCCCGGCGCCGAAGCCACCCTGCACGAGGAACCGACCGCGGCGCTGCCGTCCACCGACGGCGAAATCAACGCCGACGACACCGACCCCGAAGCCCTCAATCCGATGGGCTTCAACGCCGTCCTGCAGGACTTCTGGTCCAAGGCCGCACACCTGGACCCCCGCCGCAGCGGCGGCGCAGCTCGCACCGACGGCGACATCGCCGCGGCTGCCCGCGCACACCTGGCAGGACTGGACAAGACCGCCGCCTACGCCTTCACCCCCGGCCAGCGCCGCGAGCTGATCGAGGAAGCACCCGAGGCGCGCGCCGCCAACGCCGACCGGCTGGATCTGACCGGGACTCACTATGCGGATATGCAGCAGATGATGGGCGATGATGAGGAGGATGCGGCATGGCTGCTGTGAAGGAGCCTACGGCGGTGCAGGACGCTGCCGCGGTGGCGGCGGAGAATCCGTTCGGCGAGGGCGGCGTGCAGGTGATGCTGACGGCGCCGTACGACGCGCACGGTCTGGCTATGGAGCTGTCGGCGGCGATGCCGGGTGTTGCGTCGGCGCTGCGGGCCCCGGCCAAGCCTGACGAGCCGGTGTCGGCGGACAATCCGGCGTGGTTGTCGCTGGGCGGTGAGGGCGTGTCGGTGGCGACGGTTCGGAAGGTGGTCGCTGCGCACGTTCCGACCTTGTCGGGTGATGTTACTAGGAACATCCGGGGATCTGATGTGGCGCAGGGTATCCAGGATCTGAGAGAACGGTTGTCGGCCGGTGAGGTGCTCGACGCCATCGGGTGCTCCAAGGCCATCGCGCTGCTGCTGGGGGTTTACCCCCCCGAATCCCCAACAACAGCGGAGTAAACAGGCTAAGCCTGGAAATGCCACGCGAATGGTGCATCGGGTCTGCTCTAGCACACGGCCCGGCCCGCCCTGCGGCACCCCGGACGGTCGACCACCCCGTCACGGGGTGCTGTCGCGTCCGGCCCCGGTTGCGGCAAGATGCATGAGCCTTTCGAACCTGGCCGTGCTGGACGAATACAAGCGCCCTGCCGCCGGAGCCCGCGGCCCCGGCTTCCCTGACGGCTACCCCGCCAACTGCCGCACCTTCTACTCGCCGGTCGACGATGTCCACGGGGCACTCGCCCGGCTGCTGGATTCCGCCGACCACTCCCTGGTGATCGGCATGTATGGGTTCGACGATGAAGAACTGGCTGGGATCGTCAAGGCCAAGTTGGCCCACCAGGACATCTTCGTGCAGCTGACGTTGGACTCTTCCCAGGCTGGGGGCGTGCACGAGCGGCAGCTGCTGGCCGAGGCCGCCTACCCCGCGGCCTCCGTCGCCGTCGGCCGCTCCGAGCGCGGCGCGATCATGCACCTCAAGATGGTCATTGTCGATGGGCTCGACGTCGTCACCGGCTCCACCAACTGGTCCCAGGGCGGTGAAACCCGGCAGGACAACGCGTTGGTGGTGGTCCGGGACCCGTTTGTGGCCGCCGAGGCCCGTGCCCGCCTGGATGCCATCCACGCCCACATGCTGTCGGCGCAGCCGCGCACCACCCGCTGAGAACGATCGCCGTGTCTGGATCACTTTTTCGATGCTTGACGTGCCTATTAAGCAGTATTGTTTGACACCATAGTATGGGGTGGTGCTAAGCTGAGAAACGCCAGCAAAACCCGAGCCCCAGGGGAGTGACCATGGCCTTCTACAGCGAATCCGCCAAAGCCAAGATCCTCTCCATCGACCCCACCGCCGCGAACTGGATCAACTCCCGCCCGCGGCGCCCGACCACCGGCAAGACCAGCATCGGCGCGAGCACGCGCACCAACAAGTTCCCCGGCCCCTGTCAGCGCTGTCACGGCCACGTCGCCGCGGGGGAGGGTCTGCTCGGCGACGAGAAGATCGGTGGCAAGTTCGTGATCTTCCACGCCGATGGCACCTGCCCCGACAAGCAGACCTCCACGACCGCCACCGAGCAGCCCAAGGCCGCCGCCTCCAGCGCGCGCCGCAACCGCTACGCCGGACGTTGCGACAACTGCGGCGGCTGGGTCGAGGCCGAACAGGGCCTGTTGGTCGGCTCCAAGGGCGCCTGGAAGACCCTGCACGACGGCGAGTGCCCCAAGGCCGCCCCCGTGACCGAGCAGACCACCCACGCTCCCCTGGAGCGCTCGGGCAAGCCGAACCTGTACGGCGGCCGGTGCACCGACTGCGGCGAGTGGGTCGAGGCCGAGGAGGGTGTCCGGGTCAAGATCGAGGGCAAGTGGGGCGCGGCCCACCGCGCCGGGCAGTGCCCGGAGGAGATCGAGGAGGCCGAGGGCGACCGGATCGAGCTCACCGAGGCCCAGATCGAGCAGCTCCCCACCGGCTACGCCACCGTCATCCTGAGCGGCGGCGACTTCTACGCCATCAAGGACGGATCCGACACCGTCGACTACCGCACCTTCCGTCTGCGCCTGCGCAAGGAGACCGCACGCCGCCACCCCGGCGCCTTGGAGATCGCTTACCTCGCAGGCCGCAACAACGAGAGCGACTACATGCCGCTGGGCATCGTCAAGGACGGCGCTCTGGTCTGCCGCAAGGCCATCCACTCTCAGGGCATGCGCGACGCCCTCGCCGTCCTGCTCGCCGACCCCTCCGCGGCACAATTCGGCTGGACCATCACCAGCGAGTGCTGCAACCGCTGCGGTCGTACTCTCACCGTCCCCACCTCCCTGCACAACGGCCGCGGCCCGGAGTGCGTCAACAAGCGCTAGACCCCCGCGGGGCCCGGCACACGCCGGGCCCCGTCCCTGCGAACCCAAGGAGGACCGAGATGACCATCGACGAGGCAATGCAGGCCTACGAGGCCGCTGAGTCCGCTGCCACCTACGACCTCGACCTGTACCGCGGCGACGTCGAGGACGGCGGCGAGGAGACCCCGCAGGAGAAGGCCGCCGAGCTGCGCGACTCCCTGCGCAAGCTGGCCCAGGCCGCCACCGACCTGGCGACCGCGCTCGACGAGGACCTGCCGTAGCCTTCACCCCGGGCCCGGCGCAGCGAGCGCCGGGCCTCATCCCGCCAGATGAAAGGACCCTCTTATGACGAACACCACCGGCGCATACCCCGACACCCTGCACAACGCTGACGGCACTCATCGAGCCGAAGCTCCAGAGGTTGTTGATCCCAACGTTTTCGGCGAGCTCATTCGGCGGCATCAGACGGAGCACCGCGACCGCGACGAATACGCGTACGACCTGTACCGGCGCCTGGCCGCCGTCCTGACCGAACTGGCCCAGCGCGGCGAGAACATCAAGATCGTAAACGAGGATCTGCAGACGCTCACGCTTCCCGACGGTACCCCCGTGACAATCGGTAGCGACGCCGCCTACATCCTGCAGGGACCGACCGGTGGCATCAGCTACTACAAGACCCTGCGCGCCTGGGACTTCGGCAACCGCATCTATGGGCTGCCCAGGACCGCGACCGTCACCGAAGCGCACCTGCAGGCGTTGATGGGCGCTCGCGGGGCATTCTCGGCGTTGTATCTCGACTACCGCGCCGATGGCAACCTGGCGCTGTGGGACGAGAACCTGAGCTCTCCGGAGAAGCGCTGCGAGGTGCTCCTGCGCTACAACGAACTGGTCGCCATCTACAACGAAGGCGCCGGACAGGACGACTTCGACGCCGTCGCCGCCGCGCAGAAGATCATCGACGAGGTGCTCGCCAAGGACAACTCATGATCCACAACCACGACGTGGAGATCGACGCCTCTCAGCTCAAGCGCGGCGATATCGTCTGCTCCGGCGTGATGGACAAGGACGACAAGCAGCTGAGCGGGTCGTTCACCGTCTACTCCGACGCCCGATGGAACGCCGCCAGGCAGTGCTGGAACGTCGACTTCGAAGGCGCCCCCACCCAATGGTTCGCCAGGGGCTCCAACGTCTGGATCGAACCCCGCAGCTGAACCGGCGCTCACAGGGCCCCGATGACTACTTCAACTAGTCATCGGGGCCCTGTCATGTCTACATCAACTCCACATCCTCACACGGCCCCCTGTGCGGTCGGCGGCGCGCGCTGCGAAGGACGGAACACGTCCCTTTCCCGTTGCGATGCGAGGAGCCGCTATGGCCCGTTGGAGCGATATCGCCGAGTGGATCGGCCCCACCGAGAACCGTTACCCGGGCGGCATGGGCTCGGTCGCCGGTGTCGTCCTGCACATCCAGGACGGCTCCGAGGCCGGAACCGAAGCCTGGCAGAAGAACCCGTCTGCGCAGGTCTCCTCCCACTTCCTGGCACCTCGGGATGGTGGTCTTCGGCAGATGACCGATACCCGTGATGCAGCTTGGGCAGAAGTGTCAGGTAATTTGCACTGGCTGTCGATCGAGAACGAAGGCTTCGGCGGGCAGCCACTCACCGCCGACCAGATCGAGTCATGTGCCCAGGTGCTGGCGCGCGCCCACGCCGTCTACGGCGTGCCGCTGCAGGCCTGCGACGACCCGCTGCTGCCCGGCGCCGCCGGACTCACCGGCCACGGCAAGGGCGGCGCCGCGTGGGGCGGCCACTACGACTGTCCCGGCGACCCGGTGCTGGCCCAGCGCGCCGCCATCCTCGACCGCGCCGCGGCGATCGTCGGGGCCCGACCTACCCCGACCCCCACCCCGGTGCCGACCCCGGCGCCCACATCCGAGGAGGACGACGACATGGCTATCGCCCTGATGGGCTCGGTGCCCGAAGGCTTCGACGAGGCGCTGGTGCTCACCCCGCCGCCGCCGCAGACCGGCAAGAACTGGGGCGACCGCAACGTCTGGCTCTCCTTCGGCGCCGACTTCGACGACGCGCTGCTGCGCATCGCCTACTGGGTGCACGGCGACTCAGCCTGGAAGGTCATGCCGCAGCCGCTGCACGTGCCCCGCGTCGGCGACCGCGTCAACCCGTTCGGCGGCCCGGCGCCGAAGGGCCTGCAGAAGGTGTCGGTCAAGCGCGTGGCCGCCTCCGAAGCCGACAAGGGCACCTGCCCGGTCGGATGGCTCGTCGAGGTCGGACCAGCCTCGTGAGCCCGGCGTTCAAGACCAGCGGCACAGCGACCAGGATCCTCGCCGACGACCTGCGCAAGCTGCACATCAACACCCAGCTGCTCCGATTCGGGCGCCTATTCGCAACCTACCTGGTCGCGCACTGGGTGTTCCCCAACGGCTTCGACTGGCAGGCCTTCGGGATCCTGCTGGCCACCGCCGTGGAGGCCGCGTTCCAGCAGATGTTCCCGCAGCTGCCGATCGCGCACGTCCTGCACACCGCCATCGCCTCCACACGGCTGCGCAAATACCTGGGCGGCACCGCCGCCACCAGCAGCTCCGGACAGCCGCAGACGACGCCCGCCACCGGCGACCCCATGACCGCATCACCCGCCGCCTCCCCGGCCGCCGGGACACCCGCGACGACGAGCAATGACCCGTCGGCCGATCCCGCCCAGAAGCCCCAGGCCATCCCGAACAACGGCGACTGACCCTCTGCACACCCACCCCCGAAATGAAAGGCCCACCATCATGACCACTGGCGAAGTCAGCCACCGCACCGGCGCCCCGGCCGTCGGCACCGTCGTCCAGTACGAGCTGACCGAATACGACGCCGTCGAGATCAACAAGGCGCGCGCCGACCACCACAACTTCGCCCGCACTCTCGGGCAGGTGCTGCGCACCGGCCACGTCGGCCACATCGGCAACGGCGCCTCCAAGGGCGACATCGTCGCCGCGGTCGTCGTGCGCGTCTTCAACGAGGCCTCCCCGACTGCCAACCTGCAGCTGCTGCTCGACGGCAACCACGGCTCCTGGAAGACCTCCATCAGCCACGGCCTGTCCGAGGGCACCTGGCGCTACATCGGCGAGACGGCGCCGGACGCCCCGGCCGCGGCCGAGGACACCGCTGCCGTGTCCTGATCCAGCCCGACAGGCCGCCGTTCGCCATCGCCGCGGACGGCGGCCTGTCACGTTCCCGGCGCGGACCGGAAAGCGTCGGAGGTCAACCTGATGCTGAAGTTCGCCACCGCCGAGATCCTCTCGGCGCATCCCAGCGCCCACGCCACGCCCGCGCTGGCCCGCACAGCCCATCGCGCCGACTTCAGCCATCACCAGGTGCGCCCCGGCTTCCTGTATGTCCGCTCCCGCGCCATCTCCAGTCGTTGTAACGACAACTTCGACGAGTTCCCTGCTGAAGAGCTTGAGAAGTCGTACAAGACGTTCATCGGCAAGCCGGTGTTCGTCAACCACGTCAACCACGACACCGACCGGGCTCGCGGAGTCGTCATCGACGCCGCCCTACACCGCGACCGCAACCCCGACGGCAGCCCCGACACCTGGGTCGAAGTCCTCATGGAAGTCGACGGCCTGCGCTTCCCCAAGCTCGCCGCCGCCATCATGGCCAAGCCACCGCGCGTCTACGAGACCTCCATGGGCTGCGACGTCGACTACTCCATCTGCAGCGCATGCGGCAACAAGGCCACGCGCCCGGAGGAGTACTGCCGCCACATCCCCGCTGCCAAGGGCACCCCCTACGCGGTCACCGACCACAAGACCGGCACCCGGCAGACCAGCCCTATCCGCGAGATCTGCTACGGCCTGCGGTTCTTTGAGAATTCCCTGCTGGTCGAGGCACCGGCCGACCCGACCGCGCAGCTGCTTGGGGTGGACGCCACCGGCCTGGACAAGACCTCGGCCGCCCGCCGCACTGCAATGCCGTCGCAGAACCACTCGCGTCCCGAAGGCTTCTACAGCACCATCACAGACCCCTACGGCGACAAGGTCAGCCCCGGCCACTGCCCGCTATCCGACCCGAACTGCGATAGCAGAGCTCACAGCTCTGACGTCTATGAAACCCTCCACGAGATGGAGGGTTTCGATCCTGCCAGCCGCAGCCACCCCCAGCGAGTGTCCTCCATCGAATATGCCGTCCACCCCTGTGGTAAGCATGTTGATGTTCATGAGCTGAAAACCGAACCCGATGAGACCGGCAATGGCTATGCCAGCGCTCTCATGGACGATCTGTACGACGCCTATCCTCACGCGATCATCAACCATGGGCGCCGTACCAGGGAGGGCGCGGGCTGGTGGTCCTCATATGAGGACCCCGACCCGAGCCGCTCCATCGCGGATACGAGCCGCTACGCCCCCAGCCGCACCGCCCGCTACACCGATACCGGCCCGGTTTGCTCTCGCTGCCACCACGAGGCAGGCACCGGCCCCGGCTGCCCCAAATGCGACACCGCCCGGCTGTTGAAGGGCGCCATCGGCGACCTCGACCTCGGCGCCGAAGGCCACGACATGGCCTGGCAGTACCGCGACGCTGGACCCACCGTCCACGGCACCTGCCGAAACTGCGGACGCACCACCGAGCTCGGCGCCCCCGGCATGCGCGGCGACAACACCAAGGCACCCTCTGCCCACAGCGGCCCCTGCCCGGCCACCGACCGCCACGCCCCCGACGCCGCCGACCGACTCACCCACGCCGTCGACTACCTCCCCGAGCCGCTGCAGCCGCGCCACCAGTCCAGCCGCACCGCTGGCTACGGCTATGACGACCGCTACATCAACTGCGATCAAGGACACTGCCACTGGGATCCCGAGCGCACCGGATCAGGCGGGATGCTCATCCACCACGGCGGCCACGTACTGCTCGGCCGCCGCGCCGACTGGGTCCAGCACCCCGGCACCTGGGGCATCCCCGGCGGCGCCCTACACGAGGACGAGACCCCCGAGGAAGGCGCCCACCGCGAAGCCACCGAGGAACTCGGCCCGCTGCCGTCCCTACAGCACACCCACACCCACCACGACGACCACGGCGGCTGGGCCTACCACACCATCGTCGCCGAAGCCCCCCACCGCTTCCACCCCGAAGGCGGCGACGCCGAAACCGACGAGTTCCGGTGGGTTCACCCTCGCGACTTCCCCGACTATGACCTCCACCCCGGCTTCGCCGCCTCCTGGCCCCATCTCGCCCCCCATGTCCGAGGAGGCGCACGTGCCGCCGTGAAGACTGCGACGCGCGCCGAAGGCCTGTCCTTCGAGCACGAGGACACAGAGACTGGCGGCTCCAAGTGGCCGATGCTGCGGACGCTGCGCGCAGTCCACCCGGAGCACGGAACTGTGGGCGCCCTGTCCTACTGGCTGCCCAAGACCTCACGCGGACCCCTGGCCATCAAGGGCGTTTACGTGCCCCAGCAGCATCAGCGCAATGGCGTCGCCACTGCCCTAATGGATGAGGTTCAGCGTATGCACCCGGCCTCGGCGATCCAGCACGGTGACCGGACCAATGCCGGGCGCGCATGGTGGGAGGCCTACAGCGACAGCGCCCCCAAACAGCTACTGCAGCGCGGACGCACCCTGGCCACCCTCACCACTGAGGCCATGCCGCCCCGGCACACCGACCCGGCCGACCACCCCTTCTTCCAGGAGCACCCGGTATCCGCCGCCCATGTGGTGGCTCACTGGGCCGACGCCACCCCCGAGGAGAAGAACCAGGGTGAGCGCTGGTACGCCGACGCGCACCTGCTGGCCCACGCCCTGGCCCACACTTACGCAGGCGGCGATACCGGCAAGGCGGCAGGCGTCATCTCCGCCTACTCCCCGCGCACCAGCTGGGCCGCCAACATGCACAACGCCGCCCGCTCTCTGGCATCCGGACGCGCCTTGAAGGTCGGCGAAGGACTGTCGATCATGGGGGTGCACCACAGCCTCGCCGACAAGATCATGAACGGTGAGCACTACGACAAGGTGCTGAAGGGCCCGAAGACCAACGCCTTTGCCAAGCTCATCCACCATGGCGGCATCGACCCCGTCACCAAGCAGCCGATGCCCCACGTCGTCATCGACCGCCACGCCCTCTCAGTCGCCGCAGGCCAACGCCTATCCGAAGACGACGTCTCAGGCTTCCCCTCTTCCACCCCCCACTACTACAACCACGTCGCCAAGATTTACGCCGACGCCGCTGCCGCCATCTCCAAAGCCGAAAACCGCACCGTCGCCCCCCACCAAGTCCAAGCCACCACTTGGCTCGTCCGCATCCGCCACAACCAGGAAGAAGACCGGAACCTGCGCGGCGGAGGCGGCAAGGGCCGCGTCAAGAACCAGGAAAACCAGCTCGGCCAGTGGCGCGACCTCCACCCCACGCTGCTGCCCGGCGGCGCAGGATCCGACAACATGCACATGTCGGCGCGGGCATCGCTGAGGAATACTGGAGCCATGGACAGCGGCGATCACCAACACCAGGCAGCCGAGCACCAGCTCTGCACCAGATGCGGACGCCGCCTGAGCCGAGACTGGGACCGCGGCGGCCAGCCCATGCACTGCGACGAATGTGGTCAGCCCGGACACCACCGCGAATGCTGCACCGGCCCCACCGACACCGCCAAAGCCCTCCAACAGCAGTTCAGCGGCGCATCCGGCCGTATCACCACCCACCCCTCCTACGGCAACGTCTACCGCGCCGACCACCCCAGCGGCTGGTACGCCACCTACCCCCACGGCGCCACATACCTCACCATCGGACACGCCGCCTCCGACGAACACCACGGCGACGCAGTACATCACGGCGAAATCGACTACACCGGCGACCGCGAACCCCACGACTTCACCGGCTCCAACATCGATCAGGCCCTCCACCACTGGGTCCTGCTCAACCACGACATGAAATCGATCTTCCATCCCGAAATTCGCCCCTACATGCGCCACCACGGCCTCCCCGAACCCGACGACCAAGCCGCCATGGATGCACATGTCATGCGAGGCATGGGCCTTACCGGCGCGCGCCGTAGGGTGGAGGATGTGAGCGCGGACAACGATCCCTTCATGCACGTCACTGCTGCAGAAGGCGACCCGGAATACACCTGGGGAAAGCACAAGGCCCCTGACAAGAGCGGTGCCCCTTTCCACGACCCGGGACGCAATGGCCACTACCCCGAGATGCCCAGGGATCTCGAAGGTGACTATTCCGACCTGTCTGAAGCCCTGAATAAGGCCAACGGCAACCCACGGGCCCGGGTGAGGATCTATCGCACAGTCCCCCCGGGTGTGACCCAGATCAACCCAGGAGACTGGGTCACCCCGTCTCTTGCCCTCGCTCAGGGACACACCAACATCCACGCCATGGGCACCGGGCGACCGGGCCACATCCTGCGCGCCACTGTCGATGCCCGCCACCTCCGCACCGACGGCAATGACCTGCGCGAATGGGGGTACCACGGACCTGGAATCGCCAACGCCGCCGTGCACTGGAAGCCTCCACAGCTCCCCTACCACCCTGACTACGCTGGCGGCGCCGTCCAGCTGTCCGTCGAAGACCACGACTTCGTGCATGGCAATGCGCCCCTGGCCGAACGCGCCCACCACTTGATGCAGGCGATCCCGCGCTACAACCCCGACAGGGGTCCGTACGCCACCGGCGCCATGCACAAGAACAAGGGCAACTACACCGGCAACCGCCAGGATGCCCACTACGACGCCCAGGACAACGCCGACAATCTCCCGGGTGCCGACCGGCCGCCCACCCTGTTCATGCTCCACGCCCCCGAGCGAAGCCGCGCCATCTCCGGCATCTCCTTCGCCGAACACACCCCACCCGAAACTCCCCTGAACGCCTACACCGAGCACACCTGGGATCCGGCCGAAGTCGACGAAGACTCCGGCATGCGTCACACCGCCGGACTCAAGAGCCTCGCCGCGGACGACGAAGACGACGATTACAAGATCATGCACGAGGCTCCGGACGCCAGCGCTGCCCCCTTGCATGATCTGACGCATCCGATCAACCCCGCCATCGACGGCGGGTCCTTCCCGGATGACGTCTACGACCACCCCGAGCTCTACACGGGCTATCCCGATGACCACGAGATGCTGCACTCGGTGCGTCGTGCCCGGGGCAACCCCGACGCCAAGATCCGGATTTACCGGGCAGTACCCCAAGGCGTCCAGCACATCAACACCGGCGACTGGGTCACCCTGTCCAAGGAATATGCCAAGGAACATGCGCAGTCGATGGGCAACGGCGTGGTCCTGCGCACCAGTTCCCCCGCGCGACACCTTCACACAGAAGGGAACGACCTGCAGGAATGGGCCTACCACGGCCCGCAGCAGATCGGCATGGCCAGCTGGGAGCCGAAGGGTTATAAGCATCGCTACCCCTGGCAGACGGACCCCGACTGGGAGAAGAAGTCCAAGCTGGCCTACGGCGAGACCAAGGCCCCGGCCCAGGTCGACACTTTGCGCGATGACGCCTGCGACGTCTGCGGCAACAAGGAAGGCTGGGACGGCCAGAACTGCCCCGTCTGCCTCTACATGCAGGTGCCGGACATGTTCCGCGACCCCGACACCGGCGTAGCCCGCACCATGGATCTGCGCGGTGTCGGCGATGCGGCCGCACAGACCGCCATGGACCAGGGCTCCGACGCCATCCCCGGTGGCATCGACCAGTCCGGCGAGCAGCCCCCGGGCGCCGACCCAGCCAACGGCCAGCTCCCCGGAGGCGTGGCCGAAGGCCCTGGCGGCGAGATGGAGGATCCACAGGACGCCACCGCCGACGGCGAAGTCCGCACCCTCGGTGACGGGGATGGCACCAGCGACCCCGCGGCCGCCGAAGCCGAAGGCCAGACCGACCTGCAGGTGGCCAACGGCGAAGGCGGAGAGATGTCCCCGGCGCAGATGCCGCCGGGCGCAGACGTCCTGACCTGCCCGGCCTGCGGATTCCAGACCCAGGCCGGGGCCCCGGTGTCCTCCATCACCGACAACCCCTCCCTCCCGGCCTCGGCCGGTCCGGTCGCCGGGGACGTGTGCCCCAACTGCGGCAAGGCCGTGCTGATGTCGGCCGCCGAGGAAGCCGGGCTCACCCCGCCGCCGGAGGTCCCCGCCCTGGACCCCGAGGCCGTCGCCGCCCAGGATGTACCGCCTGTCCCTGGTGAGGAACCCGCCGACGAAGCCCCGCAGGAGGACGTCCCCGAGGAGGAAGACGACGACGCACCGCAGTCACAAAGTGACGACGGCGCCAAGAAGCCGAAATCACCCGCGGTGAAACGCGTATCGTGAACCTGACGCAGCCCTGTCTCTTTGGCTGAGACGGGGCTGCTGTCTGTCCGGGGCCCGGCGGCGGCAAGGAGGGAACACACCGCCCGGCGCCAGACACGCTCGGCGGGGACCGCACAGCCAGAAGGAGTACCCAGTATGGCTCGCCCGCTCATGCAGGTCGTCGCCGAACAGCAGCAGGTCATCAACTCCTGCCTCCAGTTCATCAACTCTCAGCAGAAGCAGATCGACTACCTGGGCCGCCTGGCCGGGGTCGAGACGCAGATGGCCTCCCTGCGCATCACCGCCGACGTCAACAACCCCGCCGACCCCGTCCCGGACCCGCCGTCCCAGGGTGCGCCGGAGACCACCCAGCAGGCGATGACCCCCGCAGCCAAGGACGACCCGCGGGTGCCTGGCATGACCCCCGGTGCCAACGCCCACGTTCCGGCCGCGGCCACCGACGTGCCGATGACCCCGGGCGCGTCTCTGCCGACCTCTCCGGTCAACCAGCTGCTCGACGTTTCTGCGCCGATCTCCGGCACTGAGGGCACCACCGGCAACACCGAGTTCGGGAACCAGGCCGGGCAGGACGCTGTCACCCGCCTGGAAACGGACGTGCGCGCCCTGGGCATCGGGGAGGAGGGCGATCAGATGAACCCCACCACCGCCTTCCCCTGGGTGATCAGCCCGGATGCGGGCAACGGCGTGCCCCCGGCCGACGGGGAGATGGCACAGGGCTCCGGCGCGCGCATGGCCGCCTCGCTGCGGCTGGCCAAGGCCCGGATCGCCGCGCGAGTGGCCACCGGCGACGAGTTCGCGGTCGCTGCCGCCATCGAAGCCGACCCGGCGATGACCGGCGCGCTGATCGCCCACGAACTGGGCACGCTGTCGCGGGTGGCGAAGGCCTCGACCGGCGCACCGGCCCGTCCCGGAGGTCTGGTGCCGCGCCGAGCCGCAGCCGCACCGCGGCCGGTCGTGCCGTCGCTGACCCAGGCCGTCTCCCCGATGCAGGCCCTGGCCGCACTCGGCCCCAGCTCGGACGAGATCGAACTGTCTGACCTGTTCTGAGGACTCCGCGCCCGGGTGCGCCGCGTGGGAAACGCACCCGGGCGCGGTGGAGGGCGGAGGTCTGCGCTGAGAGGACAGGGGCGTTCCCTGCGCTGGGCCTCCGCCCGTCAACCACAACATGTAGTGCGGGCCGCACTACATGTTGTGGTTTTCTCGCATCCGGGTCCTGTCTGTTGTGGCAGCAGCGGGAGAAGGTGTGGCGGGTGATGGCCATCTGCCAGCCACGGAAGGGCAGAAAGGCGGAAAGGCCGGGTTATCATGATCCGAACCACGCTTGCCAAGGCATACATCAAGCGCACGCTGCGCCCCCTCTACGCCTGGACGCAGTCGACCCCGAAGTCCTGCTTCCTGGACCCGTCCTGGGACCGCTCCGTGCCGATCTGGCCGGGCATGGTCGCCACCAAGACCTCCGGCGAAAACGTCACCCTCATCGGTGGCGACGCGGGCACCACCCTGGCCACCTCCCTGCCGTACGGCCTCATCGGCATGTACGTCGGCGGCGACGGCATCGACGAGCCGCTGGACGCCGGGATCAACACTTTCGCTGTGTGGGTCCTGACCCCCGACGCAGAGTTCGAGGTGCTGGCCCCGGCGTTCGACACCGGCGCCACCTGGACCGACCCCGGCGACGGCACCGAGGTGCTGCTCTACCCGATCGTCAGCCTCGGCGGAAACCAGGGCAAATTGGTGCCTGCCGGAACCACCGGCCGCGGCACCCTCGGCACCACCGCCGCGGCCCGCCTCATCCGCGTCAACTCTGCCACGAAGATCACGATCGGGGGCGTGCGCTGATGAGCCAGCTCGTTCACGCCGGACCGGCCCTGATGGGCCGCACCGCCAAGCACTCCGAGGACTACGTCGCCCAGCTGGTCTCCCGCCGCGAAAACCGCGCGCCGATGACCCGCGAGGCCAAGGTCCAGAAGCTGGCCCTGGTCCTGTCCGACCCGACCGACGGCATTCGGCGCCTCGGCGTCGGCATGATCGGCCCGATCCAGCTGAAGCTGCGGTATCAGGGCATCGTCCGCAACGTGCTGGTGGAGGACCCGGTCACTCCGGGCACCCCTGTCGAGTATGACGTCTGGGACGACCTCGGCCAGGCCTACCTGCTCGCCGGGCAGGAGGGCGAAGTCCGCATCACGCCCTTCGAAGGCAAGCGCGTCCCCGTGAGGTTCTTCAGGATCGCGGCATTTCCGGCGATCCGCAAGGAAGACCTCATGTACCTGCGCATCAATGCGGTGGAGCAGGCGCAGGATGAGTCCAAGCAGGCGATCCTCAAGCAGGAGGACTCCCGCCTGCTGGTGCTGCTGCAGGCCGCGATCACGGACTACGCCTCGCGGCCGGACCACACGGTCACCCCCAACCACACCATCACCGAGGCCTCCGGGTACTACACCCCGGGCTCGCTGTACACCGCGGTCAGTATGACCGACATGCACGAGCTGCAGGCCGCCCGCCTGCTGGCCAACCCGATGGACTTCCGGGACCTGTACCGGTGGGACATCAACCAGACCGGCTGGGCCTTCAAGGACAGGGTCGTCGCAGGTGAGACCATCACCAGCTTCGGCGAGTTCCAGATCCAGCGGTCGATCATCGTGCCGCAGAAGAGCCTGTACCTGTCGCCGGAGCCGAACTTCCTCGGCGTCTTCCCTGTCCTGTACAGCCTGGACGTGGAGGAGAACCACCGGGTCGACGCCTTCTGGAAGGGCTGGGTTTTTGACGAAATGGTCAACATGTCCGTTTTGAACCCTCGCGGGCTCGCGGTGATCGTCAAGCCGTGATCTTGGTCTGAACGCACGTTGCACGAAGCCGCCTCCCGCTTCAGGGGAGGCGGCTTCGTCGTGTGCTGATGTTACAAGGGCAGCCGGACACCCCGGATGCCCGTCCGGGAGCACGGACGTCACATCCAGAGGTATCCGACTGCGGGGACGACTCACGTGCCACGCATGCTCGTGAGTGCGTCTTGTCACCCTCCACCCCCGGCCGCGCCGTCAGCCCTCCCCGTGTCCGGGGGATCGTCCGAGAGCCGACGGCACGGCCGGTCACGGCTACGGAGTCACCCCGACTCCGGTGTCAACGTGCCGTGACACGACCGGCGCCCTGTCGCAAGCGCCGATGTCTTCGACGGTAGCTGCTCGCCGCCGACCCGACAGCAGCTTCTGGCCTGAATGCCTCAGAAATAAGGTATAAAACTCAAATGTTCGAATGGGTGCGTGCTGTACGCCGCGCTGCACCTGTCATGGCGGTGGCTGTTCGCCCCTAAGGGGCATGACGACACGCTGGCTGTTTCCGCAGAATCCTGAGCTGGCACGGGCCACCGTTCCCGGCGGCACCATGGTCAACCTCAACGAGGACCTGCTGACCATCTATATGGATCCCGGCTGCACCCAGCTGGCCGACATCCAAACCGCCGCCGGTGCCCCGATCACCGGCTCCCAGTTCACCGTCGGCACCGACAACCTCATCCCGCCGTTCCTCGGGCCGCCCAGCGGCGAGCGGCTGCTGTACGCGAAATCCTCCACCGACTCCGCCGTCTACCCCCTGGAGGGCGCTGTCGAGCCGCGGATGGACGCGCTGGCTGCGCAGATGCTCACCATCAGCCAGGGCCCGGCCGGGCCGCCCGGAGCGATGCTGCGACTGGGCAGCGGGGCCCCGGCAGGCAGTATCGGCAACATCGGCGACACCTACATCGATCAGACCGACGCCGTCCTGTATGGGCCGAAAGGCAGCAGCTGGCCGCCGTCTGGCACCTCTCTCACCGGTCCTGCCGGTCCGGCCGGTCCTACGGGGGCGGCCGGGGCCGCAGGCGCCGCGGGCAGCCAGTGGTGGACCGGTACCGGTGTGCCGCCGTCCGATACCGGAGTGTCCGGCGACTACTGGTTCCGGCAGGACACCGGCAGCGTCTACCACAAGAGCGTCGCCGGATGGGGCAGTCCCATCGCCAACATCACCGGCCCGCAGGGCCCCACCGGCCCGCAGGGCCCGGAAGGACCCACCGGGCCGACCGGCGCCCAAGGCGCCACCGGTGCGACCGGGGCCACAGGTTCGCAGGGTCCCATCGGTCCGACCGGAGCTACCGGCCCGCAGGGTGCCACCGGGGCGGCAGGACCCACCGGCGCCGCTGGGACTCTGGTGCGCTCCGGCAGCGGTGCCCCGTCCAACATGCTCGGCAACACCGACGACTGGTACATCGACGCCGACGTCTGGGTGCTCTACGGCCCCAAGGGCGCCAGCACCTGGCCCACCCCCGGCGTATCCCTGATCGGGTCGACCGGCCCTGCCGGGGCCACCGGGGCGACCGGCGCCACTGGTGCCCAGGGAGCCACCGGCCCTGCCGGGGCCACCGGAGCGACCGGACCCACAGGAGCGACCGGCCCGCGCGGCAACGCCGTCCTCACCGGCGTCGGCACCCCGCCACTGGGAACCGGGCAAGACGGCGACCTGTGGTATGACACCGTCGCATACAAGCTTTACGGGCCGCGGGCCACCGGTACCTGGCCCGGTAGCGGCACCCCGCTGGTCGGCCCCCAGGGCCCGGCAGGAGCGACCGGTGCCACCGGCACCCAAGGCCCGGCCGGTGCGATCGGTGCCACCGGCCCTACCGGAGCAGACGGCGCCACCGGCCCTGCCGGACCGGCCGGTGCGCCCGGCACCGCGGTGCGCTCCGGCAGCGGTGTGCCGGGCTCGGGCATCGGCAGCAACGGCGATTTCTACATCGACGACAGCGGCTGGGTCACCTACGGCCCCAAGGCCTCCGGGACATGGCCGTCCGGCGTATCGATGATCGGCCCGACCGGCGCTACCGGACCCGCGGGCCCCACCGGGGCAACCGGCGCGGCAGGAGCGACCGGCCCCGCCGGGGCGACAGGCGCTGCAGGACCCACCGGCGCTACCGGCCCGGCAGGGCCTACCGGCGCCACCGGCGCCACGGGACCCACCGGCGCGACCGGCACCGCGGGGACCAACGGCGCCACCATCTGGAACGGCACCGGTGCCCCGTCCAACACCCTCGGCGCCAACAACGATTTCTACATCGACACCGCCTCCGAGAAAATCTACGGGCCCAAGGCATCGGGACTGTGGCCCGCGTCAGGCACACCGCTGATGGCGCAGGACGGCTGGATCTCGGTGAAAAACCCCGCTTTCGGGGCCGTCGGCGACGGCGTCCACGACGACACCGCGGCGATCAACGCCGCCATCGCCGTCGCCTACGCCTACTCCGGCCACACCAACGGCGCCGTGGTCTATTTCCCGCCCGGCGTCTATGGCGTCACCCCAGGGGTGTCCACCGCGGCGATCACACTGAACAACGGCACCACCGGCCTGGGCGGTATCCGCCTGGTCGGCGCCAACTGGGAAGCCTCCCAAATCCAGAGGCTGGCCCCCGGCGTCATGATCAGCATGTCGGGTCCGGCTTCCGACCCCAGCGGCGACACACACTGCAAAAACTGCTCCATCGAAAACCTGCACCTGTCCGGCAACGACATGACCGGCCAGGTCATCCAGGCCTACTACGCCGACAACCTGTATTTCCGCGACGTGCGGATCGTCGGCTGCCCCGACGTGTGCATCTCAGGCGTGGAATTCTGGGACAGCCGCTTCTACAACATGGTGATCGAACTGTCCGGCAGCGCCACCGCCGACGCCGCCACACCCAACGTCCTGCTCCAGTGCTCCGCCACAACCAGCGGATTCGGACATAGCACCGACACCACCAACCAGATCCACTTCGTCGGCTGCCGGTTCGAATCGTTCCACACCGGCGCCATCTGGGTCCGGCAGGGAACCGGCAGCACCAGCGGCTGCAACAGCATCTACGTCATCAACTGCAAAATGGAGACCGGGGTACTCAACGGCGGCCCGCACCTGCTGGTCGACGCCGTCACCCGCGGCGCCTACGTCGATGGCCTGTACTGCTTCTCCGGCGGTTTCAACAGCGGCTACTCCACCGCCCAGGACGTCATCACCTGGTCGGCGCAGGACTCCACCCTCGCCAACGTCTTCATCGCCTCCGGCTCGGACCTGACCGTCGCCAACGGCGTCACCGTCGACTCTGTCGACAGCACCCAGAACGCCGTCATCCGCAACGTCACCGGCATCTACGACGGCGCGCCCACCGGCGCCCACATCGCCATCGGATTCATCAACGACGGCGGATTCATCTTCGACAACTGCAACTCGAACCAGACCCCCGGCGTCCTCAACGACGGCAAATCCATCTGGGTGGGCGGCTCCTCCACAGACAACGCCCTCGCGCTGTATGCCGCCAATGACACCAACAGACGCTGGAAGGCCAACCACAACGGCGACATGTCCTGGGGCTCGGGCACCGCCACCGCAGATACCATTCTGGGCCGCAGCGCCGCGGGAATCCTGGCCGTCACCACCGGCAGCTTCGCCGTCACCACCGCGGGCCAGGGATTCCGGGTCAAAGAAGGCACCAACGCCAAAATGGGCACCGCAGTGGCCAACGGCACCACCGGCGTCACCGTCTCCACCACCGCGGTCACCGCCAACAGCCGCATCTACCTGACCTGCCAAACCCCCGGCGGTACCGTGGGGACGCTGTATGTGGCCAGCCGCAGCGCGGGGGCTTCGTTCGTGGTGAAGAGCACCGCCGCCGACACCTCCACTTTCGCGTGGCTGATTGTCGAACCGGCCTGACACGATCTGGTGAACGACGACGACCCCGCAGGAGAAGCCAACTCCCGCGGGGTCGTCGGTCCTCTACGGAGGTTGGCACCAGCCGTCCCATACCCATACTGGGGCGGACGGTGCCCGCAGTCATCCTCTCACTTCAGCGGGGATGTCCGTGGCTGGACCTTCGAGCATCTCCAGGGGCTTGCCGACCTAGTATCAGGTCATGCTATGATGGATACACAATCCTGCAAGCGAGGCTAGGAGACGGCGATGACCGACCAGATGGCCAGCCTGAACCCGACCCACGTGGACACCGTCCGGGCCGAGATGGACAGCAAGCACGGGACGCAGGGTGCCATCGTCGATCGCACCCTGCGCATTATGGACGAGCTGCTCGGCGATCGGGACACGGTCATCCGCACCGGCTCGGTCATCTTGTCCGAGGCCCGCAAGCTCCTCTCCTCTGACTCCGGACGCGACGCCAACCGCTTCGCGCGCCTGCTGGACGAGTACGAGATCGCCCACGACCGCCTCCAGCGCATCCTCGGCGCCATCGAGGCCCTGGACGCCGTCTACGACGCCGCGGGCGCCTGGAGCCGCTTCTGGCTCGTCCCCGACGGCCATGTCCACCGCAGCGAGAACTGCCAGACCCTGCACCGCGAGGGCAAGCGCACCCGGCTGAACTGGCTGCCGGAGCTGGCCGGACACGACGAGGCCGAGGCCATCGAGGAGTTCGGCGAGAAGATCTGCACCGTGTGCATCCCGTCCGCCCCGACCAACCCCGCCTTCAACGGCCCCGGCCGCCGTGACCGCGCCGAGGCCGAGTCCAAGGTGGTCGAGAAGGCCGCCAAGCAGGCCGAGGCCGACGTCAAGGGCATCACCAACCCCGACGGCACCCCGGTCATCCTCAAGGGCGACGGCTTCACCGACACCCCCAAGACCCTCATTGCCGCCCAGCGCCTGCTCTCCAACCGGCTCGGCAATGTCGACTGGTATCGCACCGTCAACGCCCTCGAAGGCCGTGACCAGGCGCACCCCAGCGAGCCCGGCTGGCTGGCCGACGCCGAGATCCTGATCACCGCCATCGCCCACAAGACCGACCGCGACGCCGACGAGATCCGCAAGGAGTACCAGGACAAGGCCGCCAAGAAGACCGCCCGCGACCTGAAGCGGTAGCAGCCCCAGCACACACCGTAGGCTCGCACCACCCCCGGGAAGGACCACCCTCCCCGGGCCTTCCCCGAAGCCCAGCAGGAGGCTGCCATGGACCACAACGACCGCGACATCGAGCTCTCGATGGGCCCCCTGGGCCGTGTCACCGACGGCCGCTACGTCATCGCCGTCATCCAGACCCTGCGCACCGCCATGCGCGCCCTCGACAACGGCACGCTCACCAACATCGCCGTGCTGGTCAACGTCAACGAGGACAACTACGGCGACGTCCAGCACGGCATCCTGCGCGACGCCCTGTGCTACAGCGGCCTGCAGACCCCCGAGCGCCACACCTACATGCTCAGCCAGTACCTCTACGGCCTGTTCGTGGAGTCCGGCGCGCCCACGACCAAGGCCTCCGACGGCGTGCGCGAGCTCGACCTGGAGACGCTGGCCAAGTGCGACACCGCCGTGGCCAAGGACATCGTGCGCGAGGCCCTGTACAGCCTCACCGACACCATCAAGTTCGACGCCAACATCTACCGCATGGCCTGACCGGCCCGAGCCTCAGGAGATCGCACTATGTCCGACCAGCGGAAGACCGCCCTCAGCCTCATCACAGAATACGTGCTCGACGACGTCCAGATCACCACGCCCGAGCTGGTCTACCGCATCCGGGTCAGCCTCGCCGACGAGCACGGCTACACCTACGAGGTGTGGCGCAGCGACGACTGGATCGGCACCCCCGAGGACTGGGAACTCGTCAACGCCGAACAGGAAGTCCTCCGGACCCTCGCCGACCTGGTCGGCGACCGCATGCGCGAGAAGTTTGGCTAGGAGGCCGTCACCATGACCCGTTTCCTCTCCTGCGTCGAGGAGACCCCCGGCGGTACCTCGTGGGCCCGAGATGTCAGCGGAGCCGTCCTCGGCGAGCACCCCGACGCTGACACTGCCATCAAGGCCCTCATCGCCTACGACCAGGCCCTCCACAACTAGCAGGAAGGACGGTGCGCCATGGCCGCTAAGAAGACCACCGCCCCGGCGCTCGCCGTAGGTCAGACCGTCATGGTTGTGCAATACGCGCAGCAGTACGGACCGGACCGGGGAAAGATCCTGCGCATGGGCTCCGGGGAGATCAAGAGGGTCGGTCGCACCCTCATCGACATCTGCTACCGCCTCGACGGCCGCGAGTACAGCACCACCGAGACCTTCACCATCGCCACCGGCGACGCCAAGGACTACCACCAATACCCCCTCCGCTTCCGCACCGAAGCCCAGCTCGACGACGAGGCGCGCCGCGGGGAGGCCCTGGCCGTACTGGCCCACCACAACCTGCGTTCCGTGGGCCGCAACGGCTTGGAAGCCGAAACCGACCTCTCCAGTGACACCCTCGTCAAGATCGCCGCCGTCATCACCGAAGCCGAGGAAGCCTGACGATCATGAGCATTGCCCTCCACGCCTTCCACCGCGCCGCTGAGATCGTGCAGAACAACCACGAGATCGCGGACGGTGACATCGTCCTGCTGCCCGACCCCGGACCCAGCCAGGGGCTGCTGGCCATCAAGGCCGGGTTCGAGGGCGACGTGCGCATCCGAAAGCTGACGCGCGTCCTGGACGAGGTCCTCGACAGTCGCACCGTCGAGGAGGATCGGCTGGTCTTGACCCAGCCCTACTATGCCGACAGCGTCGCCGCAGCTCTCGCGCTGGTCAACCAGTCCAACGACACGATCATCCCCTACTACAACCCCCGCTTTCGGCTGCTCGATCACTACATCCCCGGCCGCACCCGGGAGCGCCGGTTCTACCGGCACAGCGTTCTCGTCCGCACTCTGGTCCCGGGCAGCAAGCAGCCCCTGGAGGTCATCCAGGTCTGGTACGGCGGCCCGGACGAGGAGGAGGTGGCCCCCGGCAACTTCGTCGGCCTGGTGTTCTCCAGCCTGCCCGGCGAGCAGGAGCAGCAGACGTGGTCGCCCACGCACGGCAGCGGCTTGCACAGCGGTATGTCGCTGGGCCGTTTCCCCGACTCCCACCAGGCGGGCTATGAACTGATCCGCTTCGACCTGGCTGCCACCGCCACCCAGCCCGAGGTCGCCGACCCGGCGTCGGTCGAGGATACCGACGCCTCTGTGTTCATCAGCTACGACCCGATGCTGGAGGACTGATGGGCAGTATGGACCGCGCCATGTTCACAAAGATGGCCGAGCAGATGCACACCGAGGCCGAGGCCAACATGCAGCGGGACGGCCACCTCAGACAGATGGTGTTGCTGTTCGACCGGAACGGCCAGATGACCCCTTGCGCCGTCCTCGGCGGCATGGACGACCACGTTTTCGATCAGCTGCGCAAGACCGTCCGTGCGATAAGCGCTGTGGCCGCGATCAGGATCGCCGAGGCCAGGGCACTCCCTCTGCCGCCGGGCGCCGACCAGCTGCCGTACGAAGACCTGCCGCTGCCCTCCGAGTCACCGAGCGCCCAGCGTCAGATCTTCAGCGAAGCCCGCTGGCCCTGGGCCGGAATCCACCAGGTACGCATCACCGACGTCGCAGAGCAGGACGGCATGCTGACGCTTCAACGACGCCCGGCCGACCCCGATCAGACGGTCACCCGCAACGACGTGCTGGCGCAGCTGTTCCCGCCCGTGAGGACCACAACATGACGAGCGAGACCCTCCACGTCCACTTCTACGACTCCACCCAGGACGCGCTCCACGCGCTGAGGCAGGACATGAGCATGGTCGGTGACGTGTTCGAGGTGCGCTCCGAGTGCGCCGTCGGCGTTGCCGTGACCCCCAAGACCATCTTCGCCCTCACCGTCGGCACCGGAGCCTTCGCCCAGGCCGACACTGCCGAGCAGGTCGTGCTGCTGCGCAACTTACCGGCCTATCGCCTGGCGCGCGCCATCGTCGCCTACGAGCCGGAGCTCTACATCTGGGAGGGAGCCTGATGGTCAACTCCCGTGGCGACGAAGTGTTCAACCCGGTCGCCGACAAGCTGATCGAGCTGGAGGTCGGCCCGATCGTCCGCCGCGAGGTGTGCTCGATCCTCATCGAAGCGTTGCAGCAGGTCGGCTGGGACACCGAATACGAGTCCATGGAGCGCTACATGCACGACCTCGCCATCGCCGCCGCCTTCGTCGAGCACGGCGTCCTCCCAGGAGGTGACGGCTCATGAGCCGCGCGGCCGCCTACCGCCCCAAGTGCCGCACCTGCGAACGCTCCCGCCGCCCCACCGACCTGATGTGCCCGCGCTGCTGGGCGCTCGTTCCCGAGGACCTGCAGAGGGAGATCTACCGCACCGTGACCCGCGGCAGCGCTCGGCAGAGCGACGCCTGGACGGCCGCGGTGGAGAAGGCCGTGGCCATCGTCGAAGCCGCCCTCAAGCCCCAGTCCAAGCCCGAAGAAGGACCCGCATGAGCGACACCGAAGACCCCTCCCTGCCGCCCGAGGAGCTCAGCCCCACCCAGTTGGAGGTCTGGCACCGCATCGTCGCGCAGTACGGCACGCCGACCGCCCACGTCGCCCACTTCGTCTCCACGGTCGCTAACGGTGTGGACAGTACGCAAGGGGCTCTCAACGAGGCTACGGGGGAGTGGCAGGAGCACTGGAGGGAGGTTCTCCAGGAGCAGCTGACTGAGGAGAAATTCGTCTTGCAGGTCGCGCAGGACGCTTTCGCCATACACCTGTGGGCCACCCGCGCCTGCGCCGACCGTGATACCGCCGATCAGATCGCCGAACAACTGCCCAAGCAGTTCCTGGCCGCCTGGAAGACCGACCACCCCGGCACACCCGAGCAGGAGGTAACACCGACATGACTACCGTGACCATCGATGCCCCCGCCGCCCACGCCCAACTGCGACCGCATCGACGACGGCTACAACGCCATCCGCGCCTTCCTGGAGCACCTCGGTGAGCAGGGCATCATCCTGGTCAAGCACGACGACTTGCATAAGGTCATCGGCAAGGCCGTCCAGGCCGAGGCGCTGCTGGCGCTGCACTCGGGCAAGCACACCACCGGCTCGGCCATCGAGGACCTGGAGGCCGACCGCATCGCCGCCGAGGTCGCCATCGACCGCCCCGACCCGCACAAGTTGCTCGACGAGCTCTACGACGTCGACCAGCGGGAGCTGGAGCGTGAACGGCGCGCGCTGCTGCGCTACACCAACCAACTGCACCAGCACGCGTAGGAGAAGTACAAAGCAGTGAACACTGATGAATTCGATGAGGCCGCGGAGCGCGTAACCGGGTTCCTGGACCACATGTTCACCCCGGAGGGCAACGGTGACGTCATCCGGGCCTACGCCAGTGGCGGCGTGCAGTATCTGCTGACTGAAGACGACCTGCGCGCGCTCGTGGCTGGCTACAAGGAGATGCGGGAACAGCTGACCCCTCGCGAGATCACTTGCCCCGCCTGCAAGCGCCCGACAAAGCTCACCACGAACGGTCTCATCCGCTATCACGGCCCCCACAATCAGCCGTGTCACGCATCCGGCATTAACCCGAAGGCGTTGGCCAACGGTCGTCCGCCCGGCAGAAGCCAATGAGCACCCCAGGCCCCCACGAGTCCGACCCTCACTCCCAGTTCGTCTTCGACGTCTTCACCGAGATGCGGCACTATGACGACGAGGCGGACTGGCACGCCCAGCGTTCCGTGGCCAGCAGTCTAGGCGCTCTGGGGATCAACCTGATCTTCAGTTACGTCCCTGCTTCCTGGTCCCTGCTGGGGTGGTTGATCCCTGCCGGGCTCTGGATCCTTGCCGCCGCGGACATCGTCGCCGTCGTGCGAATCAGCAGGACGGTATCCAAGCGGCACCGCACACTCATCGAACAATTCTTCAACGACGGAGGCTGACATGCCCCAAGACGGCCGCGGTGCCGCGACACACCGCGTCCCAGACCGCATCACCCCGTGCCTCGGCACAGACTTCTGCCGCTGGGCCCGCGGCTGCTCAGACTGCCGCCCCGAGAAGTGGCAGGAGTACCTGCCGCTGCAGCTGCGGTATGACCACCACGGTTCGATGCAGGGCGCCTCCTACGAGTTCGCCCGTCGGGCTGTCCCCCAGCTCGCCGCCGAGCTGCGCCGGGCCGCCGACGGCCTGGAGAAGGCCTACCACGACGGCTTCCGGCTGTACGAGATCGACGACCACGGGGTAATCCGCCTCGCGAAGGGACGGGCACCACGATGACCGAGAAGACCCCCAATCCTGCTTCCCTCGAAGGCACGGTGGGGCCGTGATGCGCCGCCACGCCATCCTCGGTGTCCTGGCCGACCAGGGCTCCTGCACTGCGGTATGGCTGGCCTCAACACTCGGCTACCCGCCCCTGCTCTCCGGCCTCATTGAGCGGGAGCTGAAGTTGCTGGAGGAGAACGGCCACATCGACTCCTCCTGGTCTGGCGACGAGCCCCCGCGGCGCAGGCTCTACCGCCTGTCCGGCACCAAGCTGCCTTCATGGGTGTACGCCTTCGTCTCCGCCGTCGACCAGTACGAGGACGAGCACCCCAAACAGGAGGACTGTCTCGGGCGCGAACTAACCGCCATGGTCCCCAACGACGTGCGGCACCACGCCCGCAGAATCACCGTCTCCCGCCGTGAGGAATCCGATGACCGCTGAAAACACCCCGCTCACAGACGCCCTGGCCGCCCTCTACCCCTCGCTGGGCCCGACCCAGCTGGCCCATGTGGCCACCGAGGTGGAGAAGCTGGTGGCCAAATGCCTGACAGCACCGCCCTGGGTATCCACGACGCTGAAGAAAGCCCGGAACAAGGCAGGCATGACCCAGACCGAAGTCGCCACCGCCCTGGACTGGTCACTGTCCAAGGTCATCCGTATCGAAAACGGCTTCAACGGGATCAAGCATACCGACCTGACGGCCCTGATCGAGCTGTACGGCATCGACTCGGAGAAGACGCGCCAGCGTCTCATCGACGAGTGCTACAAACGCCGACACGCACGCCGCACAACAGCGCCCGCTGGGGCCTCGGTATCCCTCCGAGGAAGATGACGACCCCACCCCCGCCCATCACCGCAAACTCACTGCCGAGGACTTTATGCAGAAGAAAAGTTCATCCACCCAATCATCAGATCATTCCATGGCGGTGCCGGAAACCACCGCAGACCCCGTAGAGCCCCTCGTGGCGACGCAGGAGAAGGCGCAGATCCAGGCGGTGAAGAAGCCGCACATCTTCCCGCCGATGGTGCTGTCTCTGGCGCGCGCCGCGGAGACGCTCGCCTTCGCCGAACTGGCCGTTCCGGGTGAACTGACGCCCCACGACATCGACGAGGGGCTCCGCTTGCTCTCGGAGATCTCCGGGAGTCTGGAGCGGCTGATCTCCAACTCGCGCCTGGGGACATGCGGTGCGGATCCGGAGCTGCTGGCCCTGGGGGTTGGCAGTACGGAGCAGCTGGCGATGCGACGCGCCATCGTCGACTTCGCCACGGCGAAGCGCGAGATCGACTACGCCCGAGACATGCGTGCACGAGTCGACAGGGAGGACTAATGATCACTGACGAATTGCGCGAGGCCGAGACGGCCGTATACCGCGCAGCGAACGCACTGTGGATCTCGACAGGGCGGCCCATCGACAACCACGTGATCGATCAGGTCGCGGAAGTCACCGACGCCATGGGCAAGCTCACCACGGAGTTCTGCGGCCACCTGCCCGGCTCATCACGGCGTGAGCACGCCGACGCTCTCGAATGGGTCGCTCAGCGCTACCAGGGGGCCTCCGAGGGCCTGCGGGCCATCAGTGCCTCCCTGGCCGGGCAGGAGACCCCGGAGCCGCCCAGAGGGCCTATCAAGATGTCCACCGGCGGCACCCTCACCCCGGCCCCCGAGCGCGTGGTGCTCACGCTGGCCATGCTGCATGAGCTCGCCAAAGCCCGCTTCGGCAGCGACCCGAAGCGCTGGCGGTTCGTGTGCCCGGCATGCAAGTCCGAGACTGCGGTCGGCGACTTCGCCGAACTGGCCCCGAACGGCCAGCCGGGGCAGGAGTGCATCGGCCGTGAGGTCAAGGGCATGGGCTGCGACCACGCTGCCTACGGCCCCATCCCGCTCGCCCCGTGGATCGTCATCGTGCCCAGCGGCAGGAACGTGCTGTCGTTCGCGCTCGCCGAGGTGGACCCGCACCCTGACTCGGACAGCAACACAGGGCAGGAAGTCCTCCACGAGGGGGAATCTTCCGCCGACGTCGCCGGATCCTGACACACTGGATTCTCACCCCGTCCGCAGGACTCACTGGGAGGCCGTAGGGCCGGGCCCGGCGGATACCTGTCACCCGATACTGGAAAGGAAGGCACGTCACATGCCACGCGACAAGAAGACGTCCACGCCTGCCCGCAAGACCGCGGCCCTGAAGGCTGTGCCGAAGCACGCGCCCAAGCGCAACGGCGCCAAGAGCGGGCAGCGCCAGTCGCTCACCGAGCGCCCCGACGCCCCGCTCGGCTACCACATCCTGGCCTCGGCCCGTGCCTACAGCCACGCACTGCAGCTGGCGCTGGCTGCGAAGCCCGCCACCGCCAAGCTGACGGTGCCGAGGCTGCAGGCCCTACAGATCATCGCCAGCAACGACGGCATCCACGGCGCCGACCTCGCCTGCGCGCTGGATGTGACGCCGCAGACCGTCACCACCATCCTCAACTCTCTGCTCGACAACGGCTGGATCGACCGCCGCGCCGGGAAGGGCCGCGCGCTCAAGGCCTACCTGACCAAGGAAGGCCGTGCCCAGCTGAACAAGGGCATCGCGGTGTTGTTAAAGGTCGATGAGACGTTGGCGGGCACCTACTCCCACGACGGCGCCGAGGCCGACGTCCTGACGGATTTGCTGCGTATGGGGCGGCAGAGCTTCGGGCTGCAGGCTGCGTGAGCCGGTGCCCGGCTGGGCAGCCGTCGTTTGGCTGGGCGGCTGGTCGTTCGACTGCGGCCAGCTCACCTTCCACTGCTGCGACGGCTGCCGCAACGAGCCTGAACCAGGCTGGGGCCAGTGGCTGGCCGTCTACCTGCACTCGATGCTCTTCTGGTGGCTGGACCTGGCCATATTCCTGAATTTCACCATCAAGAACAGGGGGAAAAGATCATGACTATCGCATCCGACGACGAAGCGCCGCTGATGCGCCGCTTCAGCAAGGCCTGGATCGGGCACTACTGGATGCAGCTGCTGATCGCGTACGGCATCGCCCTCGCGCCGCTGGCGTTCCTGCACGACAGCTGGTCCCTGAGGGCCACCAACTGCGTGGTCGTCATCCCGGCGATCATGCTGTTCATGCACGGCATGGCCCACGAGGTGAAGCTGTGCGAGCCGTGTCAGGCGAAGATGCCGCTGGACCCGGCCGCGCACGCCGTCAAGCGCGCCAGGATGCTGCGCGCGATCCACTGGCTCTCCACTCCGGTGGGCGGGCGGCGCCGGTCGGTGTCCCGCGGCCTGCTGCTGTTCATTGCGCTGCTCGCGGTCGGCATCCTTCTGCCGTCCGGTCCCTGGGGAAGTCTCGGCGATTCGGCCATGATCGACGGGTTCTTCTACAGCTGGATCCTCATGTCGCGCGGACACCAGCGCCTGCAGCCGTGGTGCCCGCAGTGCCGCTGGGGCGACGGCGGCGAGAAGGAGCCCAGCCCCGAACCGGCGCCGTCGCCCGGGCTGGTGCCCTCCGGCAGCGTCTGAGGTGCCCACCACAGCGGTACGCCCCTCCCCGGCGACAATCCGGGGAGGGGCGTCCCCATTTTCGCAACACCTTGAGTCCATGCCATCATCGGGCCCTGTGTCTCTGGATCACCAGCGCGCCGCCGCCGCCGACGCTCTCATCGCCCGGGAGACAGACCGTCTGGCAGACGCCCTCACGCCGCCCCTGACAGCCTTCCACGACACGCGCGTCCACCAAGCACTCCTCGACTTCCGCAGCGCCTGGGAGGCCTGCCACGGCCGCGCAGACCGCTACGGCGAAGCCACCGCCGAAGTCCTGCAACTCTTCCGCATCACCATGACCGAACAGGCCATGCCCTGCGGATGGCGCCGCTCTCGCAACGTATGAAGTACCCATCAAGCGAATCCGCCACGAACCCCGCCGCGCGCCGCTAGCCTAGGACCGCTGGTGCAGGCACGAGTCGCCAGCGCCCCCGTCTGACAGCAGCCTGAGGCTGGACGCCGAGCCCCTCGGCAGCTGCGAAAGCAGGCGGATGCCGGTCCCTGCCTCTTCCACAGGCGGGCAGGGACCGGCCACAAGACCCCGGCCAAGCTCGCGCTCCCGCCGGGGGAGGTGCCGCCCCGAATTGTTAAGCTCTTTACGGGACGCCGCCGGGTGGAGGGTAACCGCCCCAGGCTCCGCCTCTGGATCGAGCAGAGGCGGGGCCTTCTGCTGTCAGCAGCCTGTATCCCTATATCCTCGGACCCGGAGTCTGCGCCCGGTCTGCCGAGACCTATTGAGGAAGGGCATAGCCTCCACGCCTCGCCCCTGCTGACTCCTGGGACGAAGCCAGCGCCCCGGCTCCCACTACGGATGGGGGCTGGGGCCGACTGCTGTCCGGCCATCCCCGCCGCTGAGGAAGCGGCGAGGAGGACGCCGCCGATGCCCACACCCTGGAAGCTGCCGCATGCCCACCCCGCCGTCCCCGGCGGAGGCCGCGTGCTCACCCCCGCCGACCGCGAGTTCCACCAGTTCTCGCACCCCGGCGTGTGGGGCGCCCTGGCCGACGAGAGCATGCACAACCCGTTCCGCGACTTCGACTTCGAGGACCGCGGCCGGGACAGCGCAGACGACGAAGACCGGATCTACCACGGCTGGGACCACGCCGCCGACGCTGACCCCGGGTACGTGAAGGATTTTCACGAACGCTACGCCCACCACGTCGGCAAGGCGCACCCCGCCATGGCGATCCCGAGCAGCGTGGTCCCCCAGATCATGAAAGAGGGGCGGATCAAGAGCCAGTTCGAGACCGGCGCCTCCGAGGGCGAATATGACCCCGAAGGCCGCGCCGAGGTCGAACACCACCAGTTCGGCTACCCCGAGGACCACCCCGAGCACGCACGCCCCATCTACGGCTACCTGTCCGGCAACCCGTTCACCGACTCCTCCGGCGCCGGATACGGCCACACCACCTTCGTCCTGCACAAGCCCCACGTGTGGCACCGCACCACGTTCTCCGGCGGCGACTCCTGGGGCAGCATGGGGCAGATCTCCCCGGCATCGGTGAACGACTACACCGCCGACCCCCACAGCTTCCGCCACGCCGTCCCGGTCAACCACCTCGGCTTCGACAACGAGGAAGCCCACCGGCTCGCCGGGCACTCCCTGGCCCGCCGCATGGAAGAGCACCCAGCCGCAGCGCGCGCCGACACGTTCTGGCGCAACACCGACCGCGACCGCGACTACTTCCCCTACCCCGAGGCGCAGTACCACGGCGGCGTCGGCCTGCACGCCGTCCGCTACGCCATCGTCCGCTCTGCCGACACCGGCGGCGACCCCCACTCCATGTCCTCCAGCTCCCGCGAGGCCACCCGCGCACTCACCGCCGCCGGGATCCCCTGGGTCCACACCGTCGGCTACCGCAAGCCCACCACCCGCGACCACGCGTTCATGAACGACGAGAAGCACCGCCCGCTGCCGCCGGAGATGCCCTACTCGATGCACCGCGGCGCCAACCTGCTCACCAATCTCGCCGGGCCCATCTTTGAGCCCCGCGTGCGCTACCAGAGGCCCGGCGGAGGCGGCTGGCTGCTCACCCACACCGACAAGCACCACGGCCAGACGATGGCGCGCGCCGCCGACCCCGAGTGGGGGTTCTCCGGCCAGGCGCCGCTGCACTCGTTCCTGGCCCGCGGCTACTGGGAGCACATGCCCGAGCCGCTGGATTCCCGCGACGTGCTGGCTGTGTGCCGCAGGGGGGCCAGCCGGTGAGCCGCTTCGACCCGGGCCCGGCGCCATCCCACGGCGTCCCTGACGTTCCCCACGGCCAGGTCATCACCCGCGCGCACCCGGCGTGGCACCGGCGCACCGACGACGAAGTGTGGGGCACTCTCGCAGAGACCCGCCACAACCCGTTCCACGACGCACTGAAGCCGCCGGTCGGTGACTGGGGCGACAGCACCAACGCGTATTTCTGGGACGGTATCCGCGAGCGCCACCCCGAGAAGTACCAGGCCGCCCAGCATGCGCTGCACCGCGCGGTGTCCGGCATGCACATCGCCGTGGCCGTGCCGTCGCTGGCCCTGCACGACATCGCCGACGAAGGCCGTCTGCGCTCGGCGTTCCATATCGGCGATGACGAGCACTGGTCGGACAACCCCGACTACAAGGACATCCGCCGCCGAGGGGAGTTCGCACACTTCCGCTACCCGATGAAAGGCCACCCCGATCACGCACGGCCCATCTACGGGCACCTCACCTCCGACCCGTTCACCGATGCTTCCACCGAGCCCTACGGCCACCACACCCTGGTGCTGTCCCGCGCCGCCGTGGGCCACCGCACCACCTTCACCGGTGCCGACTCCCTAGACCAGGAGCACAAAGTCCGCGCCAGCCCGCTCACCGAGCCCGGCCTGCATTCGCTCAACCCGGCCACGCTCGACCCCCGAAAGCCGGACCTGGGGGTGTACAAGGCCGTCACCGACCGCAGCAAGTACAGCCCCTACATCGAGGCTCAGATCCACGGCGGTGTCGAGATCGGCCGCGATGTCCATCACGTGATTCTGCGCACTCCCGAGCATGAAAGCGAGCACGGCTGGGCCCACTCGACCGGCGAGCGCCTGGGGGTGCCGTGGATCCACACCCGAGGTTTCAGCCGCCCGGACAGGGCCACCGCGTTCAGCGGCGTGCCCGCACACCGCCTCGGCGCGATCCTGGCCGCACATGCTGCCGTCGCCACCGGCGCGTTCGTCTCGGACTACCGCCCAGAGATCATCTGGCATCAGGGCCACGAGCGGTTCATCGTCGAGCTGGCCGCGCATGGCATGGGCCAGATCGCAGACCTGGAGTGGGGTGCGCTGTATCCGCCGATGCCGATCGCCTCGATTCTGGCGCGCGGCTACTGGCAGCGCCTGCCGCATCCTGTCGACGCCGAGGACGTGCTGGCGAAGGTACGACCCGTCACGTGACGGCCGGTTGTGCCATCAGCGTACGGAATGAGGTGCGCAATGGCTGAGGAGAAGCTGGGTGATGGCGAGGTCAAGAGGCGTATCGAGGCCATCGAGGCGGCGCTGAGGCAGCGTGTCACCAAGGAAGAGTGGGAGCGGGAGAACGGCCATCTGCGCAAGGAGATCGACGAAGGCGACGAGGACTGCAAGGAGCGCACCGCCGGGGTGCAGAAGCAGGTAGATGAGCTCAAGACGGAAAAGAAGATCGCTTGGGAGCGGGTGGTGCAGTGGGCGGCGGTCGGCGTGGCCCTGCTCGGCGCCCTCTACACCGCGTACGCGGCGACTAAAGGGAAGTGAAGGATGAGATGAGTGAGCCCATGTCCGAACCTGACGGGCGTCTGGGGCGCCTGCGCACTCCGCACGCACGCCGACGGGCGGCTGCTGTGGGGGCGGTGGTGGCCTCGGGGGTGTTCCTGGCATCGATGATCATCATCCTCGACCGCTTCGGCAGCGACTCCCACAAGATCGATGCCTTGCAGGCGCAGGCAGCCCAGCAGGCCCAGAACGCCAGCATCCAGGCCAACAACGTCAACATCCTTGCAAGCAAGTATGACGACGAGCGCAAACTGATCCAGCAGCACAACATCGGCCCCGTACCGCCACCGGCCGCCTCCCTCATCGCCGGAGCACCGGGGGCACCCGGTCCTGCCGGAGCCAACGGTCTGCCCGGCGCGCAAGGTCCTGCAGGACCGGCCGGTGCCCCCGGTGCCACAGGCCCTGCCGGGCCGCCAGGAGTATCAGGAAGCCCCGGCGCCCCGGGCAGCCCTGGAGGGCCCGGCCAGCCCGGTGCCAGCGGCGTGCCAGGACCGAGCGGGGCATCCGGCGCACCTGGTTCTCCCGGTGCCCCAGGCAGTCCTGGAGCGCCCGGTGTACCGGGCCCCACAGGCCCGTCTGGTCCATCAGGAGAACCAGGCCCGGCCCCGCCCGGCTGGACCTGGACCGAGCGCGGGATCGGGGGCCCGGCCACCCACAGCTGCAACCAGGTCACCGGCCCCACAGCCACCCCGTCGCCGCAGTACTCATGCAACTAAGCGGATCATCATGACGGGTGATGTAGGGGGCTGCTACGGTTGAGCCGTCGGCCCCGCCTCGGCGGGGATGGCCCGCTGTACTGTCTGGCGGAAAATGGCCCAGAGCCGTTGGCCCCGCTTTGCGGGGATCGCAGCACATCTCTCCACACAGGTGGAGGTGGACCCACGCCGGTCTGCGTGAGCGCATCCCTCGCTCGCGATGCTCTCCACACCCGTGGAGGTGTCCGGTTCAGGCCTACGGGGCCTGATAGGCTCACATCCGCCTCGTCCTGTACCTGGGGGTTCAGCGGCGAAGCGGCTCATCAGGTTGCACGATGAACACCGCAGGCCCTGGTTAGACCTGCGGTGTTCTGCGTTGATAGGCTGCCGACGCCGTAGTCGTCTAGTGGCCCAGGACGCCGCGTCGCAGGGGATCGAGGCCCCAGCCGGGGGCGCGCAGCCCGGCGAATCCCAAATGGCCCCCGGCCCGGAAACCCCGGTTCGAATCCGGGCACGGCAAGCATGTCTCTCCGGGCATATCAGTATGATGCCGGAGCCTGTGACATGTCCGGCTATGAGCGGCGGTTGTCCCGGATCTGGTAGACCCGGACCCGGCTAATGCCGAGTTCAGCGGCGATGACCTGCACCGGCACCTTGGCGTCGAAACAGCCCCGTACCGCATCGGCCTTGTCCTGCCAGGCTTGGTCGGCAACGGCGGCAGCCTGCACTGCCTCGCGCTCGGCCGTGCGCAGTTGTTCCAGGGCCGCCTTCTGCCTGTTGGCTCCGTGCTGGCGCGGGGCCTGGGTGTTGAGCCGGTCGGCGAGCATCTGAAACAGCTCCGGCAACGGCTCGCCGTCGGCGTCGACCATGTCGGTACTGACCAGCGCCGCCAGGTCCGAACCCGCCACCGGGGCGAAATCATCACCGCGGTCGATACGCGCCCTCCGGCGCGTCCACACCGCCCGCACGTCGTCGGCGGTGACCACCGTCTTCTCGGCCACTTCTTCCTCCGCAGGTTATAGGATGTGTATAGGGGCACTTTACAAGAGTGTCCATGTCTGTCAAGCCCGGCTATACAAAACCCCATCGGGGTGCTCCTGCGCCGGGCAAGCACGTTCCCTCTGCATGGGACAATGGAGGCTCTCGCAACGACACCTCGGGGGTCCTGATGACTACAGCCGCACTGGCCGACGCCACCACATTCGACGTACCCCACAACCCCCGCATCCGCTACCGGCAGGGCGACAGCCGCTTCATCATCGAGCTGATGCGGCAGGCCGAGGACGGACTGCCCATGGGCCAGGTCGCAGACCTCGAATGGGGCCATCTGTTCGCCCCCATGCCGCTCGGCTCCATCCTGGCCCGCGGCTACTGGCAGGAGATGCCCGAGCCGATCGCCGCCATGGGAGTGCTGGCGGAGGTCAGGCCGGTCGGGTGAAGCCCCTGAAGGACTCGATAGATTTTCTGTCGAAAGTGAGATCATCACATTCATGATCCTCACTACTCAAAGCGACTTCACTCTTCAGGACCGCGGCGAAGTGTGCCGCACGAGTGAGCAGGACGGCCCCGCATGTGGTGCACCGGTTACCCGGCACCTGTGCGTTGCCCAGATCCAGGACGACATCACCTTGACCGCCGTGGCGTTCTACACCTGCGACCGGGATGCGAGGTGGGGTAGTGGGCTCGTCTTCTCGCACCCGCTGACCGAGCAGTGCGGCGCCCCCGGCACTCAAGCCTGGTACGAAACCACCACCGGGGACAGCGGCTGCCGCTTCCCGGAAGCCACAGCAGAATGAGCACCCCCGTCCAAGACCCCGTCGAGGCTGAGGTACGCCAGGTCGAGACTGCCATGCGGGACCTGGCCAACACCTACTGGAACCGCTGCCTGGCCGCCGACTCCAACGAGGACCGGGCGCGCGCCGAGGCGGTCGGAGAACTGGCTGACGACCTCCTGTCCGTCACCGGATTCACGAAGTGAGCGAGCGGGCGGCCAGCGTGGCCTCGTGGGTCGAGCGCGTACAGGCCGTGCTGAAGGCAGCCGAGGCCGACGGCGTGAAATGGGCGTACGAGGCCGACTACTGCACCGCGGATGACTGTGCGGGATGCTGCAGGATCGACCACCCGCTGGCCGCCAGCCGCGACGACGGCTTCGTGTACGTCCACATCCACTGAGGAGATCAAGATGACCCTCCCTCTCCCCACCGTCGGCCGCACCGTCCACTACGTCAGCCACGGCACGCCGCCGCGCGAGGACGGCACACAGGCCTTTCCCTCCGCCTGCCGGGCCGCCATCATCACCGAGGTGGCGACCGACTCAGGCATTCTCGATGGGCTTGTCGGCCTGTGCGTACTCAACCCCACCGGCTTCTTCTTCCACTCGATCGCCGACGGCGGCTGCACCCACAGCCAGTCTGTCCACGAGGGTGGTACCTGGCACTGGCCTGAGGGTACTGTGCCCGGCCACGTCGCCCACATGGGGTTGTAGTCGGCGCGCTGAGCCTCAGCCCACGATCGGCTCACACGCCACCAGTTCCTGCCCGCGCTCGTACCACCATTCGTTGACGGCGCGCTCAACTGCCTGGCGCAGATCGTCAACGACGGCGTCGTCATCCCCATGTCGTCGGGCAGATGCTCGATGTCGTGGACGGTCAAGCTGACCACGAAGCTTCGCATGGTCTTGCTCACGACAGGCTCCAGTCCGGGTTGTAGTCGGGGTGGGTGGCATCGGGCGTGGCCAGATGCCGGACGGTCTCGCACAGCCCGCGCGCTTCGATCTCGCCACAGTGGGTGTCGGCGTGGCAGGTACGGCAGCCGGTCTGCGGGCCGTCCTTGTGCGGCCGGTCGGCGGCCACTTGGGGGTGCTCGGCCAGGATTGCCCGCTTGGCCGCGATGTCGGCTAAGACAGCGGCAGGGTCATGGAGGGCGATATGAGCGGCTTGGTGCTCGTTGTGGCCGCCTTCGTCGTAGATGACGAACTTCCCAAAATCGTCAGCTTCGATCTGGCGTTCCTGGTTGGTGACGTGCCATTGGCCGTTCGTGCCGTTACAGGCCAGCCGTGCGGTCTGCTCACGCTCGGTCCACCGCGCCAGCAGGAACTCGTCGATGTCCATCGTCACACTGCCCAGGCCGGGTTGAAGTCAGGGTGGGCGGCATGGGGCGCGGCGAATCGGCGCCTCACCACGTCGGCCAGCTCTTCCAGCCCCCACTGATTCGGGCTGGTGCTGAGCCCTTGGCGTTCGGTCTCTTCGATCGACCGCAGCTCGGCCAGGATCGCCCGCTTGGCAACGATGTCGAGCAGGACCGCGGCCGGGTCGTGGAGGGCGATGTGGGCGGCCTTCGCATCGCCGTGAACGTAGGCCACACCGTTGTCTTCTTGATCAACGATGAGGGTTGCCGCAGGGACGGCGCCTGGTTCGCTGGGCACGAACTTCTCGACGGTCCAATTCCGGGAGTTTGTCGGATTGCGTGGTACCGGGTTGATGGCCTCGTTCGCGATCTGTTCTTTCTCAGCCCACCGCGCTAGCAGAAACTCGTCGATGTCCATGGCCTCATTTTGGCGCGGCGCGCGCCGACCGCATTGTGATCTTCACTCTCACGCGGCCCTGGCAGTTGACCATGGCGGGGCCGCATCGGGACTGTGGCGGGCATGACCACTGATCCCATTACCGCGCCGCTGCCGCCCCTGCGCGAGGTCACCCAGTTCATCCTCGCCAACGACCCATCCGGCCTCCCCGGCGACTGTGTCCGCGCCTCCGTCGCCTCCTTGCTCGACATGGACCCGGCGAAGGTGCCGCACTTCACCTCCCAGGACGACGTACGTGTCTGGCCGCTTGCTCTGACTGCGTTCGCCGCCGAGCACGGCTGGGACATCCAGCGACGCCTCTTCGATCCAGCTATCGACCGGCTACCGGAGTTCGGCATCGCCATCGGCTCTACCACGCGTCCGGCCGCCTCCCACGCTGTCGTCATCCGCGGCGGCGAGATGGTGTGGGACCCGCACCCCTCCCGCGACGGGCTGGTGGAGGTGAAGCAGGTTATCGAGTTCACGCCGCACCCGCGCACAGCGCATAACTCAGACGGTCTGCGTAGGGAACGCGAGGCGGATGAGATCTGCCGGTCGGTGACTGTCACCAACATCGACGGTGAGTTGATCACCACCCCGGTGCTCGGCGAAGAGCCGATGTCCGAGGAGGGCCAGCAGGCCTGGGGCGAGGTCGTGCGTGCCACCCAGCGCCGGTTCCGCGAAGAACAGCGCGCGGCACGTCGGGCCCGGGACGCCGAGGTACGTGCTGTCGACGACACCATCAAGGCGATCACCCAGGTCTGGTCCGGCCAAGGGGAGCTGCAGCTGCTGATCACGGCGCGCGCCGAGTTGACCCGGCTCTTCGGCGAGCAGATCGCCGCCCTGGACGTGCGAGACCTGCAGGCCGCGGCTCCCAACCCGGAACGCTACTTCGAGGACGGCACCTGTCGCCTCTGCGGCGTCCAGTTCGGCGAAAACCACATGTTCGAATGCGGGAACGTCCTTTCCGAACCTCGAACAGATGAGGGCGCGGACACCGAGAAATTGTGCTCGAAGATCGTTCTTCACACCCTGTACGGGCAGCTCCGCTGCGAACTCCCCGCGGATCACGTGAAGTGGCCGGGAGACCCGAAGCACTTTGTGAGGGTGAGCGGCGGGGACGGCGGAGGCTGGCTCAAATGGGATGATGCCGACGGTGCCGAGCGCGAGATGCAGGCCGTCAAGCGCACCCCCGACGAGTGGTGCGAGCAGTACGGCGTCATCATCAGCGACCCCGACGGCTGGCGGCACGCCGATGCGCTGCCATGGGACGAGCCCATCACCCTGGCCGACTTCCACCGGCGCGCCATCAAATCCACCGGCAACATCGTCTCGCCTGGCTGGCGTCAGCTCGAACGCGATGCGAAGGAGGCGCGCTGATGCGGCTCGGCACAGTCACCCATATCGCAAGCACTGTCGTGCACGTCGGCACTCTGATGCGGCAGCGTTGCGGCTGGTGCGGCGCTGTGCTCATCGACGTCGACGTCGCCCGGGTCATGGTGATGACCTCTGAAGGACGCGATCCTGAGCCCTCGATCCCCACCTGGGAAGTCGGCAGCCTTGTCGCCATCGACGGGGGCGCATCCTGGACTGTCGATCCCCGGGAGGACGGCTTAATCCCCGAGGATGCCTGCGCGCGCCTGGATCCGGAGGTGACGCTGTGAGCGATGGACTGCGGATGCGTGAGGCCGTCAGAGCCTGGGAGGCACAGCAGGAGATCATCCAGGCCGAGCGCAGCCGAGCGGACGCTGCCGAAGACGAGCTGCAGCGGCTGCGCCTCATCGCCGCTGACTACGCCGAGCTCACCGCGTGGAGAGGACCGGAGGTCCCGAATCCGCATCGCGTCTCGATGACCGCCTACGCCGAGAAGATCGCCGAGAAGCGGCAGGCCATTGCTGAACGCGACGAGGCATGCCGCGAGGTGGACCGCGTCCGCGGACGCCAGGGCGAACCCACCGGCGTTATGACCACGCCGGTGGCTGGGCGCACCGAGGCCATCCGGCTCCGCTACGGCCAGCACGCGTTCAGCGGCCCCACTGACACCGAACGCGAACGCGACCAGGTCATCGGGCACCTGCTCGGAGAGCTCGACAACCGCGACGACGAACTCGTCCGGCTTCGCGATCAGGTAGAGGCAATGGCGGAGGCCGCTGCGGCCGGGAACGTGCGAACGCTGCTGGATCTCGCGGCAGAACATGGAGATCTGGATGCACCCCAGGCGCGCGTTGAGAAGACTGAGACCATGAAGCTGCTGGAGCAGCTGGGCGATGTGGGTGAGGAGTGGGGCTATGGCCCCGATCCGGACCGGATTACGGTGCCTGTCGCCCAGGGCTTCCGCAGCGGCACCCCGAGGCAGTGGGCAGAATCTGGCGCCCGTGGGAACCGGACGAAGCTGTGGGCGCGGATGGCCGGTCAGTGGCGTGAGATGGAGGTTTCCGGTGGCTGAGGCCCAGCTCGAACCGGCGATCAGCGAGGCCATGGACTCGATCCAGGGCTGGCTCGACGGGAAGCTCATCTTGTCGAAGGAGGCCGTGCGCACCCTGCTGACCGAGATGCAGCGCCTGCGTGAGATGCCTCCGCTGCTCACGCTCTTCCCCGTTGCCGAGCTCAGCGAGCAGGACCTGCAGGAGTGGGAGCAGAGGCTGGGGAAGGCGCTGGAGGAAGGGAAGCACAAGCCCCTGCGGTGGCGTCTCCCATCGTCTCCGCCGGTGCCGTGGGCAGCGGACGACTTCATGGTCAACTCGACCCTCTCCTGGGAGCTCGACCGGTCTTGGATCCAGGTCTACCACGAACCCTGCCAGCAGGTGGTCTTGGGCGACGACGGCGATGACCCGGATGAGCTGGATGCGGCCAAGCTGTTGAACCTGATGATCACCCACCGCTGCGAGGCCGCGCAGTGAGCGAGCCGGTGTTCGTCATCGCGGGCGACTACCCCCAGGCTGTGCAGTGGGCTCACGAGCATGATGTTTCTTCCCGTGACCTGGTGTATCTGGCCAGCCCAGGTGATGTGGTCTATCGGACGGCTGGGCGCCGGGGCGGCGTGTACCTGTGCATCGGCACGTGGGAGGACAAGCCTGCCTGGAAGCTCGCAGATATGTTCGCGCATCTGGTCTCTCGGGGGTTCACGCGCGCCGCCGAGAGCGAGTGGAAGGCGTCACGGCGTGGCTGAGCCGAGGAAGCCCCGCATCAGATACGGGGTTCCTACAGAGTTCTATCCGCACCTGGCAGAAGGCTGGTACGTCCTTCTGCCGGACTGGCCGGACGGCGTTGTCCCCGAGTGTTTCGACACCTGGCCTCAGGCCCTGGCGCGGGTCAAGCAGTGGTATGAGGAGAAGGACGAGCAGCGCCGCCGGATCCAAGGAAAGATCGCCTTGGTGGTGGACCGCCTCAAGCAGGATGGCGGGTGGGCGACATGACACCCGGTATGGCCGTCACGGCCGAGATGATCGGTGGTCCGTTGGACGGCACGGTGCGCGTGTTCGCCGAGCCGGTGCCGAGCATCTACGCCGTGCTGGTGCAGACGCTCGGCACCCGCGAGCAGATCAACCGCGGCGAACTGATCATCCGCGAGGCCCGCTACCGGCTCAAGATCGACGAGCATGGAGTGCCCTGGTTCACCCCCAATGCACAGCGGCACTACGACTGGGAAGGCTGGAGTGATGTGGGCGACTGAGGTGAGGAAGCCCAGAAGGTCCGGGCTTTAGCGAACCAAGCCCGGACCTTCCCGCACGGGGCTGACTGCTTGTGAGAGCCGTCTGCCAACCTGAGGCGAGCCTAGCGCATCGAAGTGCCGTCCGTGGCAGGATCGATCGCATGACTCAGCCCACGAACACGACCACCCTGATCGTCTCCCAGGCGTATTCGAAGTGCAGCGCCTGCGGCGGCTACGCGCTGCCCGCGGAGACCACCCACGACGTGAATGTCAGCTTCGGGCAGCCGGTCAGGCCCGGCTGCGGAGCGCAGTTCACCGCCATCACCACCGACCAGGACGGCTACGGCGTGGAGGCAGCCCTGCGAGCGATGCTGACTGGGCTGCGCCCCGACCTGCCGATCGTGGAGTTCGGGGGGCACACTGTTTAATCAGGTCTGCCGCTACTTATTCTTCTTCTCTTCCTCCTGGAATTTCTTTGCATCGGCCAGCACCTGCTGGAACTTCGCCGCCGCCGCGGCGTCCTCGTCGTGTTCCCTCAGGAGCTTCCCCAGCTCATCAGCGCGTTTCTGTTCTTCGGGTGTCAGAGCCATGCGAAAAACCTACTATCTGTTCAAGATCTGAGGTCTCGCATCCCATAAAATGCTTTCAGTCGGTTTTCCAGACATTCTCCAGCACTTCCCACTTGTTCTTGCTGCCCCGCAGCGGCCGCAGGTGCACGCCGATCTGGTCGCCCTTCTCCACGCAGCCGGGCTCGATCACGATGTACGGGTAGCGGCGGAAGCCGAACTCCACCCACACCTGCTGGCCGATCTTCGGCAGCGGCGTCGGTCGCTTCTTCTTCGCCATGATGGGGTGCCTCCTCGCGTAGTGGCCTCTGCTGTATAAGTGCGCGCAGAGTGCCGTTTCGCTTAGAGACGTGAAAAACCTCAGCGGTAGAGACGTGAAAAACCTCAGCGGCTTCAACCGCGGGCAGACTGGCTGGCGCTTAGCACTCGGGGACGACCTCCACGAACGTCTGGGAGAATGAAGCCATCGCCGAGTAGCGCAGGCCGGTAGCGCGCCGGATCGTACGTCGGAGGTCGCAGGTTCAAATCCTGCCTCGGCGGCCCAGGAAGGGATCAAGCCTTGTATCAGCCTGAAGCTCTGCAGGAGATCGTTCGCTTCGTGACCGGCTGTCTGGACGAGGAGGAGACCGCCGCACTGAGCTGGGATGAAGATGAACGGGAATGGCAGTTCGTCGGTGGTCGAAAGCTCACCTTTCAATCCGGCTCTTATGATCATGTGGCAGCTATCGACGTGACCAACGCGCCGTGCCTGTGGTGGGAGCGGATCTACGTCAAACGCGACGATGGTGGCAGACTCGCGGCGCACCTCGTTCACCATGACCCTGCCGCTGTCCTCACCGACATCGCGGCCAAGCGGGTTCTGGTGGCGCTGCACGGCGACTTCTACGAGGACCCGTGCGGGTTCAAGGACGGCTCTGCATGGGGCGACCCCGAGAGGGCCGAGCCGTGCCTCACGCTTCGGCACATCGCCTGCGGCTACCGACGCCGCCCGGGGTTCAAGGAAACGTGGAGTGCCGTTGCAGGTTGACCCTCGGGTTCCAACGAAGGCTGTGATTCCGTTGCACCCCGCCGCTCTCTACCCTGTGTCGCATGGAGCGCTACGGAGTGGCCAAGGGCACTTACGAGGAGATCATCAACGAGCTCAACTGCCTGGGGCAGGACGCCTTGAGCTCGGGCAATGAGAAGAAAGCGCGCAAAATCGCACGCGCGTTCAACGCGATCGAAGCCGGGGCGGAGGAGGTCCGCCTAGGGGATTGCCTCTACGTGGTGTCAACCCCGCGGCGCGCGCCGGTGGCGTGAGCTCCCCCTCTGGCAGGGATTCTGTGCGCGCCTCTTCCCAACTGGTCCTATACAGGAATAACTTGTGAGGAGTATCAGTTCCCTCACGGAAGGTGATCACCGAGGTGGAGACCTACGCGGACAGCCTGCGAGACGGGCTGAGAAAGTCGCGTAACGAGGATGAGGTCACACTCTCCCGTTGCGCGGCACACGCCGGGCAGCGGGGTGAAGGCTGGTGACGACCGAACTCCTCCCGGGGTCAGTTGCCACCTGCCCCCAACGCAACCCCAAGCCTCGTAACCAGGCCCTGTTCCAGGCCGCCAGTGATGCTGCCGCGGCCGATCCGAACGAACGGCGCGTGGTGCGCGAGTTCGATGCTTGCACCCTGCTTTTCGGCATGACCGTCTGGTACGAGGGCGAATTCAGGCTCATCAAGCACATCGAACGCCCCACGTCCCCGGAGCTCACAGTCCGCTCGGAGCTCACGATCCATTTCGTGGTGCCGGAAGGGACGCGCAGGTTCTGGTTCGCCAAGCGCAGCGATCCGGCCTACTGCCTGGTCGACGGCGTCCTCTCCCCGTGCTGAACCCCACCTGATTCCTGGCTCCCGCAGCCGGGAGCTAGGCCAGCCCGGAAGACCCCAGATCATCCCCTCGCGTGGCGCATTGGATGGTGAGTACCGTGGACGCTATGGCATCGACACAGCATCCTGACGAGGCAAACTGGCAGCAGAAGCCGATGGAGCTGGTTCCGAGCAGTTTCCTGACCGGTCCCGACGGCGAGCCGATGAAAGCCTTCAAACCCACCGAATCCGTGGTCCGTATTTTCTCGGGGCGGCCGAGCCTGGGCGACGCCGGTTTCATCCGGACCGGAGGAGGTGTCCACAAACACCAGGCTTTTCCCGGTAATTCGCTGTAACAGATCACGAAAGGATGACGAAGCCATGACCCGCTCTCTCTTCGCACTGTCGGCGCTCACCGCGCCCTCCCAGGACTCCTCCGGATCCTGCACGGCCGTCCTGGACCCGGCCAGCCAGACCGGCGTCCACTACGACGCTGACGGCGCCGTCATCGCCCCATCCCGTATGGCCGACGGCACCGGCACCGCCACGGGCCAGGTGCGACCGGACCACGACACTGACTGAGGCGTCCCGTGTTTGATGACTCCTCGTCGCGGCCGGTGGTCGTGCTGACCCAGGTCGACGACCCCACCGCCGACATGGTCATCAGGCACCTCAACGCTGCTGGCGTACCGGTGGTTCGCCTCGACCCCGCGGACTTCCCCCGCACCCTGTCTCTGTCGGCGCGTATCAGCGCCGGAGGGCACTGGTCGGGGCGGATCACCACCAGCAGCAGGAAGTTCGATCCTGCGACCGCGCGTGCTCTGTGGCTGCGCCGTCCGGGCCGTCGCAGTTTCCCAGGCATGGATATTGCGACGGCGAAGTACGCCGAGGCCCAGGCCGAGGTCGGGCTCGACGGAATCCTGCGCAGCATGGCCGACTGCCTGTACGTCAACCACCCGGCCGCCCACAAGGCGGCCTCAGTGAAGCCGGTACAGCTGGACGCGGCCTCCCGCGCCGGTTTCGCCATCCCTGACACGCTCATCACCAATGACCCGGCCGACGCGCGGGAGTTCTGCGCAGCCCAGCCCAGCATCCACAAGCCGCTTGGGCCGTCCCTGTGGCAGCCCGACGGAGATCGCCTGTTCCTGGTGAACGTCAGCACTATGGCAGACCCTGACGGCCTGGATGAGAGTGTTGGTACGACCGCGCACCTGTTTCAGGCCCGGGTCCCCAAACAGCACGACGTACGCCTGACCGTGATCGGGGATCGTATGATCCCCGTGGTCATCGACTCCATGGGCGCACTGGACTGGCGCACCACCTACGACGGCAACACCTACCGCGTCCTACAGGAGCTGCCCGGCGACATCGAACAGGCCGTGAAATCGTTCATGGCCGAACTGGGCCTCGTATACGCGGCTTTCGACTTCGCCATCGGATTCGACGAGCGCTGGTGGTTCCTGGAAGCCAACCCCGCGGGGCAGTTCGCATGGCTGGAAGAACCGACCGGCTACCCGCTGACCGCGGCGATGGCGGAGTTCCTCGCCCGGACCCCATACCCGCGAGAGACACAGTGATCCGGCTGAAGGGTGACCGCCGCCATACCCGTGCGGTGCAGCGGTTGCTGGCGCAGGAGGTCGCCGATGGCCGGATCACCACTACCTCCACCGCGGTCGTCATTGACGACCCTGCGCCGCTGGTGTTGCTAGAGAAGGCTCTGGATGCCGCCTATCCCAGCTGGCGCGACGATCCGATGCAGTACCAGGTCCTGTTCTCCGGCCCGGTCCGGCGGCGTCCCGACTGGCTGCTGGTGCTGCATCTGAGAGCGAAGGCCTGCGGGGCCCTGAACGTGGATCCACGGCTGACCTGATGTCATGAAACATGACATGCCTACTTGTGCGTGTCATGTTTCATGACATAGACTGGTGGAAGACGCCAGCCGCCAGGAGGATGCCATGGCCGGAGGAACCGGGACCACGATGAAGGTCTCCGCCGCGCTGCGCAGAGCAGGGCTGCCGGTGATCCGCTACGGCATCGGCCGTGGCCTCACGGGCATCTACGTCAGCAACATGAGCCCCACCCGCACCGGCGTGAGCCTGCGATACAGCCAGACCGACCCTGCCGGGCAGCAGGAGGCCAAGACCGCCGACGACATCGAAGCCGTCCTGCGCGCCCACGGATTCCCCTACGCCCGCCACACCATCGCCCGGCCCGGCGGCCGCACCGCCTACAGCTTCACCGTCTACGCCACCCGCGAGGACCCGCTGTACCAGGCCCACCTGGCCACGCAGGCGGCCCCGGAGGCTGCAGGGCAGCCTGAGACCCCCGCCGAACCCGAACAGGCCGCCATCGCCGCCTCCGGCCTGCCGGTGCGCCGCTCCACCCACAAGGACTGGCTCATCGAACACGACGGCCACCGCGACGCCTACCACATCGAACGCACCGGCGGCAGCTCCCGCGCCCGTTACACGGTCACCACCCGCGGAGGCAGTGGCAGGCACACCATCGCCAAGAACCTGCGCGACATGACCGCGGCCCTGGACGCCGTCCAGGCTGACATCGCCAACTGATCCGGAGGTCACCATGAGCGACATCCGCTACACCGTGCACAACCCCCTCGGCAACACGGTCTTCTCCCACGAGGACGAGAACATCGCCCGCGGCGTCGCCCAGCAGCGCGCCAACGACCTCGGCTACTCCGTGACCATCGAGCGCCATCAGGACGGCCGTTCGCAGGAGATCGACCGCATCTACCCCGCCAGCAGCGCCCCTCTCTCGCGCCTGTGGGTGCCGGGCTTCGGCGGGCGCCTGGAGTAGGTTCTCCGATTTCATGTCATGAAACATGACACGCTCTCTTGTGCGTGTCATGTTTCATGACATAGGATGGTTGTAGAAGCTGACCCGCCAGCAGCGAAGGAGCCTGACATGGCCGCCGACCCGGAAGCCGCTATCAAGGCCAAGCCGCCCAAGACCGGCCCGCTGTTCTGCCTGGACATCACCGAGCCCGGTCGCGCCATCGGCTACCTGTTGTTGACTGACCCGGCGCCCGAGGACGACTGGTCCATCTACGGCACCCGCGAGGGCCGCACCTGGACGGTGTGGACCGACTCCCACGGCAGCGCTACCGGATCCACCCTGGAGGTTGCTGCCAAACGCTGGGCCCGCCAGTACGGCCTGCCCCACGGCACCGCCACCCTCGGCAACGACAACGGCGGCGAGCGCCGCATCAGCTGGTAAGGAGACGCTCATGAGTGAGCAGGATGGGAGAGCCTCACGCTGGGCCAGCTGGCTCCGAAGCCAACTGAACCATGCAGGTTGGACAGGCGGAGAACTGATTTCTCGTGCACAGGCGGCCGGTACCCCTTTCAGCAAGAGCACGGTGTCCCGTTGGCTTAACGCACAGCAGCATCCCGATTCCGAGGTCGTCTTCGATGTGGCGAAGGTCCTCAGGGCCGATCCTCGGGAAGCCTTCGAAGCCATCGGATACAGACATCTGATGGGGCCTGTTGCGGACAAGATCTGGATCGTTACCAGAACCAACGATGAGTACGGCTTCTCCGTACTTGACGGCGATGACCCCATCACCGCCACTGTCGAGGACGCCCGCGTGGCCTTCATTGACGCCGTCCGCGGGGCACTGGGCGGCAAGAAGGACTACACCATCGCCTTGGAGGCGATCCCGATCGAGCCGGATCACGCGGTGACCTCGGACGGTATCGTCCTCACCTGCCGTCAGGTGTCCTCCGGCCTGCGCGCCGCCAGCCTCAAAGCGCGCCGGGCCGAACTGGAGCAGGAGCTAGCCCAGATCAACCAGGAGCTGGAGAGGGACGAGAGGGACACCCCATGGAACGCGTGATCGCGATCGACCCGTCGGGCTGCGGCTGCACCGAATGCATGGTGGGCGAGTACGTCCCCCTCGACCAGGCGACGGCTGAGCAGGTCGTCGACATGCTGGCGGGCAGCGTGCGCAACAACACCTGCCGCGACCTGCGGGTGAGCCTGGTCTACACCCTCGGCAACGGCCTGGACATGTCCCAGGCGGTGCTGGTGGAGGTGCAGCTGGCCGAGGGGGAGGACGGCTCCCCGCTCGTCTGGACCGTCCCGCAAGAGGCGGCGAGGGCGCTGACATGGTGACCCTCAACGAGGCCGCCGACCGGGCCTGTGTGGCCCCTCAGGACTACCTCATCCCCGTCGCCCTGGAACCCCTGGAGACGCCATGACCCTGCGCATCATCCCCACTGAGCCCACCAAGCTGTTCAAGCACTACCGTGGGCAGGACACCATCCAGGATGCCTACATCGAGCTGGCGCTGCGCGACGAGACGCTACTGGCCGACTATGACGCCGCCGTCGGCGGTGCCGTGCCGGTGGAGGTCCACAATGGCTTCGAGCGCCGCTACCCGATCCCGCTGCTGACCGGGCAGGCCGCCGACGCCCTGATGGAGAAGATCCTGCCTCTGGCCCAGGAGATCGTCGAGGACTGGCGGTCGGAGTGGGACGGCAACAGCACCGTCGCGATTCTCGGCGAGGACGCCGCGGCGGCGGAGGAGAAGATCGGGGAGATCACCTGCGAGGTCTGTGAAGACTACGACCCGGCCAGCTACGTCAGCGTCTGGGATGTCGACGGCGCCTGTCCCGGCAATGAGGTCGAGGCCTTCGGCATCACCGCCGACACCACCGACGAGCGCCTGGCCGAGATCGAGGAGGAGATCCGGCAGTCCCTGGCCGAGGTCAGCGAATCCCCGGTGGTGATCCTCGACGGGGTCGGCGAGTACCTGGCCGGGCTGCGCCAGGAGCTGCGGGACCGGATCGGGCAGATGTCCGCCGCGGAGCTGCGCGCCGCCCGTGACGAGCTCGGGCTGACCGGCAGCTGGGTGGCCGCGTACGTGGGCGTCACCGAGCGCACACAGCGACGCTGGGAGGCCGGGAAGCTGGCGGTGCCGTATCTGGTGGCCGAGCGGATGCAGGAGCTCCTGGAGGAGGCTGCGGAGGCCGTGGAGCGCAAGGCTGCCGAAGCGGATGCGGCATGTGCGACGTATCTGTTGGCGTGGCGGACTGATGAACAGCTGCCGTCAGACCTGCTGGCCACCGGTTACCCGGCTCGCTGGCACATGCGCATCTCCGAGCGGGTGGTGGCCACGCCGCAGCTCGCCATCCGGGGCGTCCGGCTGTTCTACGCCGACGAGCTCCCCGAGAACCACTGAGAGACCTTCTGCACCGTCGCAGCGGTAGGTTGGCTGCTTCGGTGCAGAAGGTATAGGAGGGGCCTGTTTTGGCGAATTTGCGGGTTAACAAGGCCATGGTGCGGCATGTGCGGGGGCTGCAGAAAGGACTGAAGCTGCGGAGGCTGGAGTACGGGCTGGCGCTGCCGGAGCTGGCCTCGCTGGTGGAGGTCAGCCAGCGCACCGTGCTGGACTGGGAGCGGGCCTACGAGCAGCCTGCCATGCTCACCGCGATGCGCTGGGCGGCCGTGCTGGACATGCGGTTCATCATCCGCTCCGCTCGCAGCGACCACGACTTCACCCCGCTGTCGCAGCCCGGCCAGCAGCTGCCCGCGCCCGAACAGGACTGGCTGAGGCTGTGCGCGCCGCTGAAGCAGCTGCGGGTGGATCGGGGGCTGTCTCAGACTGAGCTGGGTCTGGTCACCGGTGTGTCCCGGTCCTCTATCCAGCGGTGCGAGGACGGGACGCAGTATCCGCGACTGCTGCTGCTGACTGCGATGGCCAACCAGTTCGGCTGTGTGCTGGACCTGCGCGAGCAATCCCTCTAGGGGAGCTCCTGCAGCTCAAATCGTGCCCCCTCAGGCAGTTTGAACTCGGCCATCTCGGCATCGGCTTCGGCACGGGCTGCCTCATAGGAGCCCGGAGCATACACGGCTTCCATGATTACTGATCTTCTACTCAAAGGTGTGAACGTCCTCTGATTCAACCTCTGCAATTCAAGGCGAAAGTAGGATATCCCCATGAGAAAAAGAGGTGCTCATTCGGGCTTCCGGCCTAGCCGGTCCTGCCCTCACCGCTGGTGCCGTTTCCTGCACCGCTCGACTTACATGCTCGGACTAATCCTCGTCCTCGCGAGCCTCGTCCAGAATCCGCTTCTGCTAGCTCTCATGGTGTTCTTCAGCTTCCTGCTCGCAATGGCTGTCACCACGAGCAGGATGGGAATCGGAACCCAGGGTCGCGTAGCCCATGAGAGCGCCGGTGCGGGGGGGTCCGCTGATACCGAGGTGAGCGTTGATCACCGCTGGGCGGCGATCGCAGTCGGCTATGACATCTACCTGGCATTTCTCGTCGTTTCAGGTTTGATCTCCTTGGGCATGATGGGCAGCAGCGCTTTCAAGCCAGACCACCAGGGCATCCCGCCGGGGATCGGCTGGGTCCTGATCTTCACGTCGGGCTCTTTCGTGTTCGGGCAGTATGCCCACTGGCGGGCCACCCGGCCGCGCCCCCGCCGCAGGGTTCACGTCAAAGCCTTGATCCCGGTCCTGTCGAAAAACACATGACGAGGGCTGCGAAGGTCGAAGAAGATTGCTCTGCTTCCCTGCGACTGCGCGCGCCGGGGACAGGACGGGGTAGCCCGGTGGCACGATGGTGTGAACATCGCACCGCCTGAGGCTCCAGGAGCGCACCGTGAAGGTCTTCATCTCCGACGCCGAATACTCGCTGTCTGTCAAAGGCGAGGGCTGCATCGGCGTCGGCTTCAGCGACGGGACCAACACGGTGGTGCTGGCGCGGCTGCGCAACGGCCACCTGGGCTGGCTGTGCGGCCGCTGCGGCGGGGAGGGCCTGGTGCCCGGGGACCGGTTCGCCAACCGTCGGAGGCCGCGGTGTATCAGCTGCCGGGGCACCGGCATCGTCAATGAGTACGTGAATGTCGATGCTGCCCGCTTCGCCGCACGTCGCTACCTGGAGCGGTCGGGGCTGCCGGAAGCCGAGCGTGAGAAAGTGTGGGCACAGCGGCAGGCGCAGTGGTGGCAGGAGAACGCCGAGCTCGTGGAGGCTGCAAAACAGATCCAAAGCCCTGAGCCCTTCCTGCGGCAGATGCTGCGCAAAATCCAGCAGGACCTCCTGTGGTCGCCGCAGCAGACCCTAGTGGTGCGCCGGATGGTGGCCGACGCCGCGGCCGGGCCCAGTAAACGGTTCACCCGGTTCGTCGGCGAGCCCGGCCAGCGCATCGAGTTCACCGGCGTCATCAACCGCACCGGCTCCCGGGTGACGTACAACACCCGCAACTTCATCGTGTCCGTCGCCGCCGACGGCGAGCTGGACGGGGCGCTGCTGTGGTCCCAAGGCGTCGCTGTGACGTTGCGCAGTCTGTATGGCTGCGACGGCGACTGGATCCGCGGCACCGCGCTGGTGAGGCAGCACATGATCTCCAGCGACCAGCACCGCACCGTGGTCACCAACATGAAGCTGGCCGAGCACAACGAGGACGGCGGCGCCGACCGTTCCGGCTGGCCTGGCGTGCTCATCGTCCACGACGGTCGCGGAGCCACCCACACCCGGCCCGTGCGCGACCGCTGGCATGCACAAGCGCTGCTGCACCGGGTGTTCACCGAGATCGGCCACGGGCCCGTGGAGACCGCGGAGCTGCGCTGGGACGGCTCCACGGTCGGCACACAGTTCGAAGCCCGTGACGTCCTCGGAGAGGACCCCAGCGGCGTGTACGCGGCCCTGATGGACGTCGAGCCGGACTAGGCCGGGTCAGTGCTTCTCCCAGTCGGCGTATCGCTTGTGCATTCGGAGTCGTTCGAGCTCTGGCAGACCGAGGCCCGGGACACGCTTGAGCTCGGCATAGGTCATGGCCGCTAGCCTTTCAGGCGTGATCCCCGCATCGTCGAGATGCCTTGCGCGCACAGGCCGCGGTCGCATCGAAACCGAGGTGCCAACCGCCATCCCATTCAGGGTCTGCGCGCTTTTGGAGGTTAGTCTCCAGCAGCTCATCGAGCGCCTCGTAGGCCTGCGGGGCGCCGCTGGAGCTGAGGTGCATCGCCTGGGTGCCGACCGCGCGGGCGAAGGCGGCCACGGTCGGGTCATCGTCCGGCAGCTGCAGACTGATTTCCAGCTCGGAAGCCTCCAGGTTTAGTCTGACCTCGACGATCTTGCCGGTGATCAGATTCCCTGAGATGTTCACCTGCAGCATCTGGTTGACGAGCCGCATCGGCAGCCCCGACGCGAAGCACACCGCCGCACGCACGTGCTGCCGCATCTTCAAGATCACGAGAACAGCCTGGGCAGTTCGCGCCGCACTCGCCACAGCGTCCGCGGCACCTTCAACAGCAGCACGGGCCAGACGAGAAAACAGACGATCATCAGCGCCGCAGCCGACGCCGCGCCGAAACTCATGATGTGGCGCGCGGCGTTCGTCAGCCTGTCCCCTTGACCCTTGTTGGCGGCCGCATAGGCCAGCCGCTGATCCCTTGCGATCTTCGGCAGCAGCCACGCCTCCCAGGCGGTGACGACCACCGCGCCGACAATCCAGATCAGAAACACGGTTTTACCGTCCATGTACGCCCTCCGGGATGTCGAGATACAACGTGATTGTCGCAGAATCAGGATCCGCTCATGGCCATCGCGGCGATCACCTCGGGGCCGCTGTGAGCCCCGTCGGGGCCGACGAAGCCGGACGGTGCCCAGCCCTTGCCGACGAACGCCAGCGCCGCAGCGTAGGAGGACATCCGGTCCCTGGGGTGGCAGTCCCATGAGACCAGCCAGGAGGCCAGGCCCTCCGCGGTGGGGAACACCGGCGACAGCGGGCTGCCCTCGGTGATGGTCGTCCAGTACTGCCAGCCGTCGCCGGTCGGTGGCTCCGTCGGCTCCCACGCGTCCAGCTCGGCCTGCCGCGCCTCCCGCTCGGCGTCGGTCGCGAGGTTGCCGTGGCCGTTGCACCGCAGGCAGTACTCCGGCAGGCCCTGCTGGGCACAGCGGAACCGGATCAGCGGCCATTCCAGGCCGACGCCCCTGGACATGCTGAGCTCGCTGAATTCCGACGCGCCCGGGGCGTTGGCGGCGTTGACCTCGGCCGCGGTGCGGGGCACGGTCACCCATTCCCAGGACCGCTCGGTGGTCGATGTCGCCTCCCACGTGACGAACTGCTGCAGGCGCCCCTCGGCGACCAGGTGGTCCACTTCGGCCTGGGTGAGCTTGTCGCGCCAGGACAGCCGGGCTGCCTGTTCGCGCGTCATGTCCCAGGTCCGGATCCGGTGCGGCCAGAACATCTCGTGCATGGCCCAGGCCGCGCTGCTCCAGCCCTGCGAGCCGGTGCCGTCGTAGTTGCAGTTCGGGCATGGCGGCAGCGGCTCGATGTCGGGCATGACGTAGCCGGACCAGACCTGGTCCAGCGGGGCGTTGAAGTCGAGTGGGACACGGAAGATCTTTCGGCTCATGATCGTGTTTCCTTTCGTGAGGTCTTCACGCTCCGTGCCTTCATCTGCCCGGCGTAGGTCAGCGACCAGAACTTGCGCCGCGGCCTGCCGACGTCGGCCGGATTGACCTCCTCCCAGCGGGCGGACACCAGTCCGGCTTCTTCCAAACGGCCAAGAAGCGGATATACGGTCCCCGGGCCGAGGTCGGTCATCCCGATGATGCGGAGCCCCCAGAGATCTTCATCGTCGTGTTCCGCCAGATACGACAAGATCATTCTGGTTGGGGGCGTCATCCGGGGAGCTGGCGCAGAGGGCTGGCTGCTCATGCTGGTGGCTCCTTGTCGCGTGGCTTCGTGATCGAGGAGACGCCGAACTCGCGGATCTCGTGGATCCTGTCGAGGCAGTCCTCCTCCTCGGGCAGGTGGAGCTTCCAGCGCTGGACAACGGCCTGCCGCTCGGACCCCCAGCCGAGCTGGGTGTCGCTCCAGCCGCAGGAGCAGGAGCCGCGCACCCCGTTGCCCCAGCCGATTTCTTTCTTGGTCGCCAGCGTCGGGACGTGCTTGTCGAGGTCGGGGTGGTGGTTGCAGATGTCCAGGCCCACGACCCGGGTCCAGCCCATCGCAGCCAGAGTGGTGCGGATGCCCGCGGCGTTGAAGGTGTAGATGTGCAGGTCTTGGCGGCTGTCGAGGTAGCACATCGGCCAGTCGCAGGCGATGTGCGGTTCGCGGTAGAACGTCATACGCCGATCTCCGGGGCGTAGTAATCCGGTAGCGGTTGCGGGCCGTCATAGCTCTGGCAGTTGCAGGGGTCACGCATGACCCTCACGGGCTTGTTGCAGCGCCCGGTCCTCTCCGTGTGGTACCCGACACCGTGCTTGCAGCTCCGGCAGATTGCCTTCACCGGCTTCATCGAGCGCCGCCGGGGACGTCGGATATGGCCGATGACGATGCCCACCAGGAGTGTCCCAGCACCGGCGAGGTAGTCGATCAGGTTCACCAGTCGCTGCCTTTCTCGTTCGTGGTCGGCGCGCTGATCCAGTTGGCGTGGTGCGCGGCGTCACGCGACTCCCACATCCCGGACTCGGCGTTCCAGGCGATCCAGTGCTCGACGCCGGTACCGGGGTACTCCTCGCCGCAGGTGAGGCAGCAGGAGTCGCGCAGCAGCAGCGCCAGGTGGTTCTGCGGCAGGTCGTTCTCGTCTGCCACCAGCGTCGCCACGTAGTTGCGGCTGGCCGTCGTGAGCCGCATCCCGGTGCCGAGGTCCCGCGGCGGCGTGGACTCTTCGAGCAGGATCTCTTTGGCGATGCGCTCCGGGGGCCCCTGGATCGGCAACGGCGCCGACTCGGTCGGCATCGGGTAGTACCCGAACTCCGGGTTGCCCTGGCGCTTCCTGGGTGGCATGTCAGGCCTCCGTGATGATGTTCGACCACTTCGTGGTCCATACCGTGACCACGTCGTGGTCCGGGTGCAGTGGGCTGATGTCGGACATCGGGCGCCAGCGGTCACCGACCCACTCCGGGTGCCCGATGTACTGGTCGAAGTGCAGGCCGGGCTCGCCGTCGCGGGCGTGCCGGTACAGCTCGATCTGGGTGATGGGCCCGTTGGGGAAGTCCATCGACAGTGCGTTCCAGATGTGCTCGGCGCCGTTCGTCACCGGGTACGGCCAGTTCGGCAGGTAGTAGATGCGCTCGCCGAGGTCCGGCAGCGGCGGCCACAGGTTCATGATCAGGCCTCCACCGTGGCGAGTTCTTCGTCGAGCAGCCGGGCCACCCGGACCACGCCGCCGAGGCAGGAGACCTTGACCGTGTCGACGAGCGCCTTGAAGCCGAGGAACTGGCCCGGGGTGATGTGGTCGTAGTAGGCCGTCGGGTGCATCCGGTCGCTCCACAGCTGGATGTGCGCAGCCTCGTCGGGCGCCCCGACGGCGTAGCCGCGGTCGCGGTACCAGGAGGCAACGTCGGCGTTCTCCTCATCGACCACCACGAGCATCACCCGGTATCCGGCGGCGCGGTAGCGGTCCTCGGCGTCGGCCAGCAGCCGGGCACCGTAGCCCCGGCCGCGCCACTTCGGCAGCGTGGCGATCAGGTTGCACTCGACCACGGCGCCGGACAGCTTCATCCGGTCCTCGATGCTCAGGCCGCCCTTGCTGCGCTTGCCCTGTTCGATGATCCAGTCCATCGGGTTCACGCAGTAGACGAAAGCGCGCGCCTGCTGGTCGGCCAGGCCGATGACGCGCAGGCTGCGCAGGAACGGGAAGCCGTCGATCACGGCTTTGTCCGAGATTCGCTGGAAGCTGATGTCGGTGCGGTCCGGCTGCTCCTCGGAGACGATCTTGCCGAAGTAGTCCAGGTGCTTGTCGATGATTCCGGGGTGGGCCAGGCGTGCGAGCTCGCGGACGTTTTTCACGTCCTGCTTCAGGGCCTCGCGGATCGGGGCGTTGTCGGGCATGTGTCCTCCTGCCGTGGGAGCAGCTTGTCGCGTGGCATTGTGCTGATCCAGGCTGCCACTGGCGGTGACAGCATGTGGCGTGTTTGTGGCTATAGCACGGAGGCAGCCACTTCGGGGTCCCTCTGCTCGGGCTCGGGAACCTGCCAGCCCAGCGCGCCGCGCAGCATCCGAACCAGCGCCTGCCGGACCTCACCCCGGATGTCGTCGATGTCGGTGGTCCCGTCGTAGGGGCGCACCCCGATCAGGCAGTCGTCGATGAACACGTCGTGCCCGAGGAGGTAGTCGCCGCGGTGGGGTGTGACACGGATGAACATCAGCACTCCTGCTGGTCGAGAGGCATATCACCGAGATGGCCGGTGGAGTCTCCGGGCTTCAGCGTCTGGTGTTCACGGACGCTGGCCCAGTCCTGATGCAGAGGCGGCCAGTTCGCGCCCGGTTGCAGGGCCTCGGGGGCGAGACGCCCCAAGGTCACAGCGAGACGAACCGTCACGTGGTCGGCACCGAAGACAGCCAGCCAGCCCGCGCAGGCACCGTTCTCACAGCTGCCCGGGGTCAGACCTGCGTGGCACCCGAACATGAGCGTCCCGACAGGTACCGAAGCGCCTCCATGGCCCTCCGGGACGCTAGCCTGCAGCTCATCCCACTTCCACGCCGGGAACTTCGCAGCCGGGTTGTCGACGTTGTCGGCGCGGATCGGGCAGCAGGCACACGGGAAACGCCTGTACGGGAATGCATCGGGATTCGGAGCCTCGTCACCCTGCATCAGCTTTCCTTAGAGTCGGTGTCGAAGTACTCGGCCAGCACAGGCCTGGAGTGTGTGCATGTCAGGCCTTCTCGCTGGCGTTGATGCGTGCGCTATACAGCCTCGCGCCGGTCTCGCAGAGCGCGTTGATGTCTCCGCCGCTTGCCGGGAACACCACGTTGCAGTGATCACACACGTCGAGGTGCCGCGACCACCGGGCGAGCGCGGTCTTCGGCTCCGGCTCAGCGAAGAAGTGCATCTGGGGCTTCTGTTCCGGCGTTTTCTGCGGAGGACTGCCGTTGCCTCGGCCGACGGCCACGAAGCGCGCGCCGGAGACGTTCCTGTTGGCGTAGTTGCTCGGGCCGCCGAACGACTTCTTGCTGCCGTGCTTGCTCATCGCTCAGACCTCCTTGGAGTTGGTGTCGAAGTGCTCGGCCAGTAGCGCCTGCAGCGCCGGGGCGAGCTTCTCGGCGATGTCGCCGTACAGTGCCACGTGAAGGCTCGGGCGCCCCTCCCAGAGATGGGCGGTGACGCGCAGGGTGGACGACTTCGGGAAGCGGGCTTCCACTGCGGCCATGGCCGGGTATGCGCTGTTGATTTGCTCGCGATCACGCTGGTAGTTGGCGAGCGCATCATCCGGAATGTTCTTGACCGGTTTCACGATGCTGATGCCTTCGACCCCGCGCAAGGCGGTGAGGATGTCCTCGGCATCGTCCTCGCGGATGTCCTTGTCGAGGGCGACGATGTAGAAGAAGTGACGTTCGGTCATGATCAGCCCCCTTTCGAGGCGTCGGCGACTACGCGCAGCAGGTCGGTGCGGACCCGGTGGGTGATCGGCTCGTCGGTGCCGGTGCGGCCGAAGTTCGTCGTGACGGTGGCGCCATCGAACTGGACCTCGGCCCGGGTCCGGCCCAGAGACTTGACGGTGCCGTGCTTGTTGGCGTTGCTCAGGACGGCGCCGTAGCGCGGGTCGTAGACGTTCAGCTGCTGTACGCGCGCGCCGATCGTGACCGGCTTGCTGTCGGCGTCGAGGAGATCAGACACGGTTGGCCCTCCATGTCGGCAGCCATGCCAGAAGCTCGGGATGCAAGTCGAAGATCAGTTGGCCGTTGACGTCGCGCTGGGCCGGGCTCAGGTGGCGGGAGGAGAACCACTCGCCGTCGTCGGGCCCCCACATCACCAGGTACTTGACGTCGGTGCTGTTCTCGTAGTCGACGTCCTCCACGACGCCGACCTTCTCGTAGACCATGCTGACATCGACGTAGGCGCCGAGCGTGAAGAGGTTGAGGCTGCCCATGATCAGGTCTCCTTGTCGGTCTTCATCGCGCTGCGCACGGCCGTGAGGCGGGCGATCAGACGGTCCAGGTCAGAGGGGGTCAACGGCATGATCTGGTGGACGTGGAGGCCCGAGGGGTTTCGGGAGTCCAGCTCGACGTGCGCGACCCAGGGCGTTGAGTTGACGGCCAGAACGGTCCGTGTGCCGCTGTCGCTGAAGTGCTCCCACCACTGTTCGACGTTCTTGCGTCCCCGAGTCCGGTAGGCGTCGGCCTGGTCGATGTCGTCGTTGGTCACGTCAGTCCCTGGCCTTTCAGGAACTCCTCCACGGAGGGGCGCGGGTTGGCCTGCAGCCAGTTGCACAGGTCGGTCAAGGCCTCGGCGCGCTCTACGAGTTCAGGGAAGGTACCGGCGTCGTCGGGGTCGTCGTGCGTCTCTTGCCATGTGGCGATACGCTGGACCATGTCCTTGAGCGCGTCGACCTCGGAGATCTGCGGCACGCGCTGGCCGTACTCCGTCAGCCACGGGTCGAAGATGGCAGGCAGCGCCACAGCAATCCCGCGGCCGGTGCCGATTCGCAGGGGCTCCATCTCCGGGTCGTCGTCGTGACGCAGACTGTTCTGCCAGCCCTCGGAGATGAAGTGCGGTGACCCCTGCACTTCCACCACAGTGCCGTCCCCGCGTCGGACGCGGGTCAGAGCACCGTAGAGGAACTCCAGGGTGTACAGCTGGCCGTCGAAGAAGGCCTGCCACAGCAGCTTCTCGGCGGTGCGCCGCTGACAGCCGAAGCCCCCGCGGATCATGTCGACGGCGCCCTCGTAGACGATGGCGGTCGCGATGGTGGCCGGGAAGACCTGGGTCAGGCACTTAACGACGTTTTCGGTGGTGCGCTCGGTGTAGGCGACGTTCGCGGAGACGGCCATGGTCAGTCCTCCTTCGCGGTCGCGAGCGCCCGCAGGGACTGCTCCATTTCATGTGCACTGGGGTACTCGCCGATCGTCGAGCCTCCTGCCGCGTGGTGCTTGCGGGTCCACCACAGGTGGGCCAGCTGCTCGCAGTGGGCGTCGAGGGTGGCGCGGGCCTTCATGTAGGTGTGGTTCTTGGTGTGGTCCCGGTTGCCGACGGAGGCCTCGGCGCGCGCCTTGTCGCAGGCCTTCAGCGCACGCAGCGCCAGGGTCTGGGAGATGGCCAGCATCGCGTCGGCCTCGGAGGGCTTGGGCTCATCGTTCAGTCGGTTGAGTGCGGCCCGGTTCTGCTGACGGGCTTGGGCGATGAACTCTGTCGTGTCAGACATATCAGCCTCCTGTTTCAGAGTTCGAGGACGATGCGCAGGGCGTTGTCGATGCGGGCCATTTCGGCGTCGGTGGCGGAGCCGATGCGGGTGGCTCCGGCGGCCGGGTCGAAGCGGGCGGCGCGCAGCTGGGCGATGTTGAGGGCGAACGCGGTGGCGTCGATGGTGCCGCCGACCGGAATTGACAGGACGGTGTCGGGGGCGTCGGAGGCGATGAGCTTGAGGACGATCGCCACCTGGTAGGTGGCGTTGACGTCGCCGGGGGATAGCACCAGGACGCGGGCGGTGCGGTCGTCGGTGTCGGGGATGTCCCAGACTTCGGCTCGCCTCATGCCACGTCCCCGAAGTCGTCGACCGTGAGGATCTCGCCGCCGGAGTTCTTGTAGGCGATGAGGGCCTCGGCGGCCTGGGTGAGTTCGAGCTGAAGGACCTTCTCCTCGGCGGTGGCATTGAGGAAGGCGGTGACGTTGCCCCCGGGTGCGACCTTCCTGATGCGCGCAGCGAGATCCGTGGGAACGTGCACATTGAAACGTTCGGTGTGTGCGGCCATGAGTGGTAGTTTAGTCGTGCACTGAGTCATGTGCAAGAGCGATGCGCACGATCTATGCGCAAGGGAACAAACATTCGATCCGCATAATCACTGTTATGCGGAGTCGCCCATCTTAGACTAGTAGACGACTGCACTAACCATGTGCCATACTAGTAGAAGAACGCACCGCCGACACCGGGAGGGCACCATGACGATCACCCTCGACGCCGCCGTACTCGCCGCCGGGCCGCAGCGCCTCGACGACTACGACGTGATCCTGGTGAACTCCAGCGCGGGCAAGGACTCGCAGGCGATGCTGACCGGCGTGGTCGAGATGGCCGACACCCAGGGCGTCTCCCGCGACAAGATCATCGTGGTGCACGCCGACCTCGGCCGCGTCGAGTGGGAAGGCACCCGCGAGCTCGCCGAGACCCAGGCCAAGGCCTACGGCCTGCGCTTCGAGGTCGTCGCCCGCGAGGAAGACCTCATCGACCAGATCAAGACCCGGCGCCGCACCCTCGACAACGAGGCGGCCCTGCTTCGGCACGAGTCTACCGCGCTGTCCAACGCCGGGTTCCCCAACTTCGCACAGCTGGCCTTCGAGGACTCCAACAAGAAGCTGGACACCCCGGCATGGCCCAGCTCCCAGGCGCGCTTCTGCACGTCGGACCAGAAGACCAGCCAGGTCGCCAAGCTCATGACCGCCCTGGCCAAGGAGCACCGTAAGACCAACCCGGGCGCCGGGCCCATCAAGATCCTGAACTGCCTCGGGATCCGGGCCCAGGAGTCGGTGGCGCGCTCCAAGAAGGAGGCCTTCGGCCCCGACCGCCCGGCCAGCAACGGCCGCCGTACCGTTGACCGCTGGCTGCCGATCTTCGACTGGTCCGAGGAGTTCGTCTGGGAGACGATCCGCCGCTCGGGCCTGCCGTGGCATCCCGCCTACGACGCCGGGATGCCGCGCCTGTCCTGCGCCTTCTGCGTTCTGTCCGGCCGCCGCGAACTGATCCTGGCCGCCCGCCTGAACCCGGCGCTGGCGGAGACGTACGTGGCCCTGGAGGACGAGGTCGGCCACACCTTCCGCAAGGACATGAGCATCCGCTCGGTCGCCGAGGCCGCCAAGCAGGCCGGGCCGCTGTCCCTGGACGACTTCAAGACCGCGGCCTGAGATCCGACACCTTATATATAGGCCCCCAATTCGCCAGACCCTGGGAGGGCACCATGACGATCACCATCGAGGTCTTCCGGAACGGCTCCGACCACTCCTACCGCGCCCACTTCCCCAGCGAGGACCAGGCGCTCGACTTCATCGCCACCCGCACCCAAACCCACAGCTTCCGCGAGCTGGAGGACCACCAACTGCCCGAGGACTGCAACCCGGACCTGCAGGCCGCGCTCTACCCCAAGTGCGAGCACGGTCTGTTCCTCGACCTGTGCGCGGGCCCGCAGCACTACGAATACGACGATGACGAGCTGCGCGGCATGGGCTACCGATTCTGACCGCGCCTACACCCCGCCGTCGCCCGCCGAGCCCTTCTTGGGCATGGCGGGCTTGTACATCGCCCCCGGCGTCGTGGCCGAGAAGTCGTACTCGTAGAGACCCTCATACCCGTCGTGGGTGACCGACATCAGCCACGAGTACACGCGCTCGATAGTCTCCGGTGGATGCGCGAAGCGGTTGCCCGGCTGGAACGGGCCGTCGGCGAGCACCGCCCAGCCGCGGATGCCGCCGCCGTGCTCGTCGGCGACGGAGGAGAACTTCCAGGCCAGAGTCTCTGCGACCTCGGTGTAGTTGTCGCCGGTGACCCAGGACAGCAGCACCGCTTTGAAGCCGTCGACCGCGGCCCGGTCGAACCGCTTGGGACGGTCGGCCAGGTCCAGGCCGATGCTCCAGGCCAGAGACGTGAGCCGCTCGGCCTCCCACGAGCCTTCCCGTCCTGCGATCAGCGAGCCCGAGTACTCCGGCTTGCCCGGCTTCTTGGCGAAGTCGAGGGCGACCTCGCTGAGCGCCACCAGCAGCGAGCCGACCGCCTTGTTCCCGGCCGCGTTGATGACCCGCCGCAGCTCGGCCGATGACTCCTCGCTGGGCGGCACGACCGGCCGCAGCGGCCCGAACGCCTCGGCCAGCGCCGCATAGTCGTAGGTGGGCTTGCCGTAGCCGCAGCTGTAGACTATGGCGCCTTCGGCATCGCGGGTGAGGTACCAGCCGGTGTGCTTGGCGTCGACCACGCGCGACGGAGGCATTGCAGCGGATTCAGGGGTGTCTGTCATGCCAGCCAGCCTAAGCTGCAGGCAGACCGGTGTATGCCAAACCCTGATACTCGACCAATGGACAGTTGCACTAGTGAGGTACTACACTAGTAACGAACGCTCCGCCCGCCGAAGCCCGCCCGAGCCCTGGAGGACCCCATGCAGTTCTTGGTCATCAACTTCCGCTCCCACGCCGGTATCGAGTTCAACACCAGCGGTCAGCTCGGCAAGTCCGACGTCGAGATCATCGACGAGATCTTGGAGAAGGCCAAGGCCGACGGCGACTACCTGTCCGACGTGGTCCGCGTGGACGTGTGCTGGAACGGCATGGTCAAGCACGAGTACATCGTGCACAGCGGCCTGCGCACCACCCACTACATGTACATCGGCCCGGAGCGCCGCCGCCAGAAGATGAACGACTCGCGCGAGCTCTCCGACCTGTTCGGCAAGGACGAGCCGGTCCTGCGCGGCGCCGCGGCCGTCGGCGGCATCGACTACACCGTGGCCCACATCTCCAAGACCGGCGCGCGGGTCACTCTGATCCCGGTCTGGGCCGACAGCAACGGGCACCGGATCGCGCTCAACGTCACCCGCCGGAAGGTCGGCGGCTACTGGACCGGCAAGAACCGCGTCGCCTTCAACGCCGCGGCCTAAGACCAGGAGCAGAACCCCATGACAGATCCCATCTACGACGCCTCCGCACGTGCGGAGGCGTCCGCCTTGTTTGCGCAGCTGAAGGCGATCCTGGAGCCCGACACCGCCGATGGGGAGGAAGACCTCGACGACGCCCGGTTCGACCTGCTCACCCAGATCCAGGAGTGGGCGATCGGGCAGAACTACCCCGGCAGCCGTCGGACCTCCGCTTACCTGGTTACGCTGCAGCACACCCTCAGGGATCAGGCCGCCGACGACATGCTCCGGCTGCTGTGCCGGATCCGCGGCGTCACCTCCGTGGTCCCGGTCGAAGATGACTACCAGCAGCGCATCGGCGGCGAGCGCGTCAGGGCCGAGCTTGCCGACAAGCTGTTCGCCCTGGGCCGCGAAGTCATGAAGTAACTACGCCCCGAGTTATTCTGGAGTTGATATGGCTCTCTCATATTTTGCCCGCGAGAACGCGACCTTCGCACCGCGGCGCATCCTCATCAAGCTCGACCGCGGCCAGCGCGAAGGAGACATCTGGGCCGTCGTGGACGCCCGCAGCGGGGCCTACTACGGCGTCGTGGAGAACGAGCAGGTGTGGGGCGCCCGCGACTGGGAGGGTCTGAGCCTGAACGTCCCGGTCAGCAACTACGCCGCCCCGGACACGACTCCGGAGGCCTGGGCCAATCGGTTGGTGGACCGGGCCGACAAGAAGGGCGGCCTGCCCGTCCCGGAGGACCCGGAGGAAGCACTCGGCATGGTCGGCGACTTCCTGTTCCTGCCCGGCGGTAGCACGCGCCGGTTCAACGTCTACACCGTCGGCGGGACGCACCTGGGCACCGTGGAGAGGCCGACGCAGCCGCTCGCGCAGGGGATCTGGTGGGCCACGCCCGCCTCTCAGGACGAGAAGCTCATGTACGACGTCGCCGAGGCCTTCACCCGCGTCGGGGCGGCCTCCCAGCTGCCGCGCGACAGCGGCTTGTAGCGAACCGGATGCGGTGTGTCAGGCCTCGTCGACATGATGTCGGCGGGGCCTTTCTGGTGCGAATGCCTGATACCGGTAGACCTCACTAGTAGTGACCTACTACACTAGTATCAGAACGCGACGATGAGGGAGGGCAGCCCATGGACACCATCGCGATCGGGACCGCCACCAACAGCGGGAAGATCCACCTCGGCACCAACCTGTTCAGCTCGATCACACAGCATCTGATGTGCAAGCTGCACTCCCGACAGCCGATGACCAACATCATCGGCATGTCCGATGCCGAAGGGGTCGAGGGCACCGTCGCCCTGCTGTTGAAGCACGAGGTGCTGCCGTCGCGGCTGTGCCGCTCCTGCTTCCCGCCCCGCACCATGGCCACCTACCAGGCCGCCATCCGTGAGGCGATCGAGCAGGAGAAGGCGGCCGAGGCCGCAGCGGCCCCGGAGTCCGCGCCGACGTACCCGGCCCAGCTGGGCGACGACGGCCGCAAGTGGTGGGTCGTGGAATGCGGCGACCTCGACGAGCGCCTGGTCGACGCCAGCCACCCGCGGTTCGCCATCGCTGCCGTCCGCAAGCTGCTGATCAAAACCGAGCGCCGCGAGGGCGTGTCGCTGACTCGCGCCCAGCAGTGGGTGGCGGTGCAGAAGTTCAAGACCGCGGGGCCACTCACCACCGCGCAGGCCTACCAGCGCTACCGCCGACACGCCCTGTACGCGGCGTGCGAGCTGGCCAGCGGCCCCTGGGGTCTGCAGGGCGTGACCGAGGACCGGGAGCGGCTGATCGAGATCCTCAGCGAGGAGGGGCTAGAGCACGTCGAGGGCAAGGTGCTGGCCCGGTTCATGACGGACAAGCGGGGCATCGTTATCTGATACTAGTAGACAACTCTAGTACTTGTATGCGATACTAGTAGAAGAGCAGTCGACGAGAGGGGACCGCGATGGCCGTCAAGCAGATCACCATCCAGGAACCGGAGACCGAGACCACGCTGCTGGCGGCCGAGGACTTCCGGCCCGGCTGGCGCTACTGGTCGGTGTACCCCGGCGCCGAGAACGCCTGGACCATCGCCTCGGTCCGCATCTTCGAGGCCGAGTACCAGGTGCAGCGCGACGGCAAGATCATCACCCCCACCCTGGTCGAGCACATCCGTCGCGACGGCAACACCCGCATCCTGGAGCTCGGCGAGCAGGTCGCCATCCAGGGCCCGTGGAAGACGGAGGCCTGAAATGGCTGAGCTGAACCTGCGCTCGGGGCGCTCTCGCGGTCGCGGCGCCGTCCACGCCCCGCACCCGGACTACACCGGCAACGAGCGCCGCCCGCTGTGCCCGGCCACCACCAAGTGGGGCCACGGCTTCTGGTGGGACGGCGTCATCAACGAGGTCACCTGCCGCGCTTGCCTGCGGCTCCTGGGTCACACGGTCCCCGAGCCCAAGTCGACGGTGTCGGACCGGCCGTACAAGGCGATCGCCCGCGCCCTGCACAGCGTCGGCCTCAAGCGCGGCCGCGACTTCGGCACGAACGTCGTCTACGAGCGGCACCGCTACGGCAAGGACCGGATCAAGAACCCGTCCTACACGCTGGTGCACATTCGCACCGACCACGCCGCCGCGGTGGTGCTGGAGCGGGCCGCCGACATCCTGGCCGCGGCGCGCGCCGACGGAGGCTTCGGCTTCACAATCAGCGCCGCCCCCGACCGGCCGGTCACCCGCTGGCACATCATGATCGCCAACCAGTCCGGCGCCTGGGGCGAGGGATGGGAAGTGATCGCCACCTGACCGCGGGCCGCCGACTTGGTCCAGATCCTCTTCAGAAGGAGCCTGAGATGTTCGTCTTCAACGTCGCCGTCCCGGCCGTCTCCACCGTGCACGCTCCCAACACCGAGATCCCCCAGGGCCAGGACTGCTGGCCGCTATGCCGCACCTTCAGCAATACCCGGGGTCTGCGGTATCAGGAAGTCGATGCTCCGGTGAACTGCAAGAAGTGCCTGGCGGCGCTCACGGCCCAGGAGGCCGAGCAGCAGGCTCTCGCCGAGCGGCACGCCATGGAATCCCTGATCCACCCCGGGGCGCTGGACGCCCTCGCAGAGGCGATCCGCAACGCGGAGATGCTGGTCACCACTTGGCAGAACTGGGCCGCGAAGGCTCAGAGCGATGGTCACGGGGCCAGCGCCCGGAAGTTCATGGCCGATGCCGACCGGCACCAGGCCATCGCGGACTCTCTGAAGACCATCCGCAGCATGGCCTCCGCGCTGGTGGCCGCCGAGCAGGCCCGGAGGTAACCCGCATGACGTCCACCTCAGCCAACATCGAGATCCCCGCTGCCAAGTTGCGCCGCCACCAGCTGTTGGCCATCCCGGGCAAGCCTGCTTCCTATGCCCTGATCAGCAACGTGGAGCTGATCGGCAACAAGCCGCCGATCGACACCGACGACGTCTGCGTCACCGTCTACGAGAACGGCGTCCCGGGCAACAGCCCGATGTACGTGTTCGCGCCGTCATACCGAGTGCAAGTGTGCCTGATGGTCGCGGAGTTTCCGGCAGGGGCCCGGCCGCCGGTGACGGAGGTCGAGTGGCCGCCGCGCTGCATCGACAGTCCGTCCAAGAAGGTCGGCGACCGCGTCCGGCACCTGGACCACAACCCGAACCACGACCCCAAGTACCGCATCGCGGACTACGACACCGGCACCGGCCGCATCGCCGACTACCTGCCCGAGCAGGACCGCTACAGCATCGACTGGGACGAGGACGCCCCGAGCAAGCCCAACCCGGTCGCGTGGTCCGACATCGTCGGCTGCGACGACCCCCTCTACGGGAACGAGGGCATCTGATGGTGAAGAAGCAGCAGTGGATGATCCTGGACTGGCAGGAAGGCCTGGTACGGATCGAACCCACCCGCCGGGCAGCGGTGGCCTGGTGCACCGGATATGCCGGACACCAGGTGGAAAGCCGCGACAAGTTCCGCGACGGCGCCTACCGCTACGTCTTCGGCTACGGCGACGGCTCGGACTCCGGATTCTCCCAGTTCATCGAGCGCGAGGACATCGCGCACAGGGACTGGAGCGAGGCGCTGGCGAAGGGCCCCAAATACCCATACGCCGACCGCCCCTACGTCCAACGGGAGTCCTGACATGGCGCTGAAGTTCCGGCACGGCCTCCACCGAGACACCGGCGAGCCGCTAAGCGTGGCGGTCGTCCAGGTGACCCACTACCTGGAGCGCAAGACCCTGGTGGAGCTGCTGGTCGCCAGCCAGCTGTGTCGAGACCAGTATGGCGAGCACGACACCGGCGCCTCTGAACCGGCCCAGGCCGAGTTGCTGGACGGCGTCCGGCGCATCCTGCGGGCCTACGGCCAGTGCGGTTCTGAGGCCGCGGGTGACCTGTACGGCTTGCCCGACAGGCGCTGGGAGTGGGCTCGCCGCCAGGCCGACCGGCTATGGCCGGTGAAGGAGGCCTAAGTCGTGCCCGAGAAGATCCGCGACACCGCTGAATTCGCGTTCATCGAGACGATGGCCAGCGGTGTCGTCCACATCGAGGTCCACTACGCCTCCTACGACGACCCCTTCGAGGAGGCGCGCGGCGGCCAGCCGCCGGAGAAAGTACCCTTCGCCGAAGGCATTCGCGCGATGGTGTTGGGGCCGCACATCGTGCTCTGCGGGGCGAAGACCTACCCGACGGCCGAGCGCACCCACCACTACACCGACTGTTTCCCTGACGAGAAGCTGTGCCAGCAGTGCCACCGCAGGCTGCACCCCGACGACATCGAGCGCGCCTTCCGGCACGCCCAGCCCGACGATCCGCAGGAGGAATGATCATGGCCGAGTTCACGGCCTGGTTCCAGGTTGACGGGCAGCGTGTCGAAGTGCCCTTCACCGTCAAGGACGAAGACATCGCCGCGATCAACTTCAACCCCCGCGCGCTGGTCGCCGACTATGCACGGGATGCGCTGAAGGACCACATCAGGTGGGGCTTCGAGCCCGTCGGTGAGCACGCGGTCCCCATCACGGGTGCCAACCTCCCCGTCTGGCCTGAGTAGAAAGAAGACCCACATCGTGAAGACCATCGCAGACCTGATCGCCGAGCTGGCCACGCTCGACCCCAGCACTTCTCTCATCCAGTCCAAGGACGCCGAAGGCAACCGCTTCTCGCCGGTCGCGGACATCTCCATCGGCTTCTACCGGGCCGAGAACACCTACAGCGGCGAGTTTCTGACGCCCCTGACCGCCGAGGACCGCGCCAGCGGCAGGTACAGCGAGGAGGACGAGTACGAGCCGCAGGACGGCGACGTGGCGGCCGTTTGCTTCTGGCCGACGAACTGAATAGGGAGGAAGTCCGACGTGAACGACGAGCGTACCTACGAGATCAACGAGTTCCTGAAGGGGCAGATCGCCGAGCAGCTGAAAGGCGCGATGGACGCGCAGGAGCGGACGCGCAAGGCCGCGATCAAGGTACTCGAAGCCGGATCCGGCCCGTTCGGGATGACCGACGAGCAGGGCGTGCCGGACCTCGGTACCTACGTCACGTGGCTGGAGCTGCGGCAGCTGTACCGGCGCACTCAGGAGAGCGCTTACGACCGGCCGGAGGCCGACTTCCTGTCCAGCATCGAGGAGCGGCGCACCGCCGTCACCCGGGAGCTGGCGTTCCTCGCCAGGCAGAACATCACCGGGATGCCCCAGAACCCGTATGCCGAGGCCGAGCTGCGCGCCAGGATGCGCGGCTACGGCGAGTTCCTCGCCGACATCGACCGCATGCTGCGGCAGGTCAAGGAGCGCTTCCCGGCCGAAACCGCCAGCGCCGAAGACTCCAAGGTGGGAGGATCCTGACATGTCGCCGATTACCTCCGTGACCTATCACATCCACACCCCGACTCTGGCCGAGGTCCAAGCCGTCGTCCCGTTCGACATCAACCCACTCGACCGGCGCACCGCCTCCTGGTACTTGCTCGGCATCGTCTTCGGCCGCGACGACGAGAAGATCTGGGACGGCTCAGGGCCCGGTCCACGTCTCAGCTGGCCCGGCGGCTTCAACACCGACGATCCGGTCATCGCCATCGCACTGTCGCTCTGCGGCGACCTCATCGAACCGGCGGAGCTCGGCCTGGATCTGCTGCAGATGTTCATGCAGCTCGACGTCGAGCGCACCACCGCGGTCCTCACCGCGATGCTGCTGTACCAGCACATCGACGACGGCACCTGGGGGCCGACGGTGGACGCGCGTCAGGCGAAGGAGGAGGAGCGCATCGCGGCGCTCCCGGCGGGTGCGCCGGACTTCGACGACACCTCGGAACGAGTGCAGGAGGAACTGGCATGATCGATCTGGGGAAGTGGCCGCGCCTGTTGGTGACCGGTGATCGCGTGACGAACGAGCAGGCCGACGAAATCATCATCCGGACCACCAGCCGGATGTTCTTCACCAACGACAAGACCTGGGAGAAGCAGGCCCTGGAGATCCTGGGTATCCCAGAGCTAATCTACGGCGGTGGCGAGGGCTGGGCCGAAAGGTTCCGAGAGCACAAGGCAGCCTGGGACCGGTTGGGCAACCTGTCGCTGGAGTATTTGACCACCTCACAGATCGCCTCGGCGACCATCGGCGGCCCGCACGGCTGGTGCGACTGGAACGGCTGGATCTTCAGCGATCAGCACAACATCGGCAAGTGGCCCAGCCACGAGACCGTCACCAAGGAATGGACGAAGATCGCCCAGGCGTTCCCTTACCTGCGGCTGCGCGCACAGCTGATCTCCGACGAAGGCGCAGGAGAGCTCGCGGGCACCTGGGACGTCACGCAGGGCGCCGTCACCTTCCGGGAGGACGTCACCGAGTTGGTGACCCCTCCGACGGAGATGTCCGACAACCTCATCGTCGCCAGCGTGCTGCTGGGCATGGAGCAGGGCGTCGGGGCCGAGCGGCTCACGCAAGCGGTTCAGCGCCTCACCGGACAGCTGGAGACGGCTCAGAAGCCGTAGCAGACACGACAGGGCCCCGCCACGCCACGAGGAGCGTGCGGGGCCCTGTCGTGTCTGTCAGGCCCGCGGTGCGGTGTTGGAGGGCTTGGAGCCCTTGTTGTACTCCAGCACCGCGGTCTGGGCGAGCACGTTCAGGGGTGCGTCCACGTACAGGATCGGGCCGTCCCAGAAGACGTATACGTCGTCCGGCGTGAAGAAGAACTTCCCGGAGGCTCCGCCCTCGTTCGGACCGAACGACAGGTCGTCGCTGGGCAGCTCGACCGGCACGTTGCCGCCACCGCCGGAGTTGCCGCCGTTGGCGGACTTGTAGACGCCTGTGCCGCTGGTCATCATCGACTGCGTCGAGGAGATCTTCCCCTTCACCGGGAACACCGCGGCCAGCTGCCCCATAGTGAAGCAGTACGCCCAGCCCAGCTTCGACGGGTCGTTGAACCGCAGCAGCTTCTCGCGCAGGTTCCGCATCTCCAGCGAGTCCGTCAGCAGCGCCGCCGGGTAGGAGGTCGCGGGCTTCGTCTTGATCGCGTTGTACGGGGTGATCGTCTGGCTTTCCTGCTGCTTCTGCAGGTCGTTGACGTCTCCGGCGGGCTGGGTCACTTTTCCTCCTGTGCTGGATGAGCTGTCGGCTTCGGCGCCGAAGCCGACAGCGGCGATCCCGGCCGCACCGGCGGCGACGGCCGTGGAGCGGGTGAGCAGCTGACGGCGTGAGGTGTCGGTCACGGGGTGGTCTCGCATTCCTGGGTCGAGTCGACGCTGGCCGGGTCCTCGGACGGCCGCCAGTCCTTCATGGTCACGTTGAGTGTGTCGGCGTTGTACTGGTTGACCGCGGTGCGGCAGATCTGCTGCTCGGAGGTGAGGACCGACTGCTGGTAGGCGTCGGCCGGGTTGGTCTTGAGCACCGCGGCCGCCGACTGGATGTTGCTGTGGTAGCTCTGGATGTCACTCCACAGCTTGTTGAACTCGGCCTGCGCGGCGATGCGGTTGTTGGCATCGTTGTTCTTGATCCGGACGTCCCCCGCGCCCTTGGCCGGGGCCGTGGCGACCCGGAACGCCCAGGCCCCGACGGCGATCAGCACCACCGCCGCGATGAAACCGATCACCCAGGCCGCCAGGCGGCCGGGCCGCACCTTGTCGTACTCGTCGAAAATGGACATGCCCTACTCCAGGTGGTGTGTCGGTACGGGGTCAGATGGAGTCCACGGGCGCCGTCCGGCGCGTGCTCCAGAATGGGTCGAGCACCTTGTTTAAAGCGCCACTGAGAGCGTCCCGGACACGCTCCTCGGCTACGCGGGTCTGGTGGTCTTCTTCCAGCGGCACCACGGCGACGACACCGCGCACGCTCATCAGCAGCCGCATCATCGCCTCGGCCGCGTCGTCCTCCAGCGGCTGCTGCAGAACCACTGCGTAGGCGCCGTGCAGCTCCCCGGGCGGCCCGTAGACGCTCATCGCCCACTCCACTGCTTCACGGGCGATCTCCCATGCCGCGCCGCTGTCACCCGGCTCCTCGGAGACGTGCAGCTTCGCCACGGCCTCCTGCAGCTCAGCCAGCGCATCCTTCGCCTGCTGCTCCGGCGTCGGAATACTGGCCAGCAGCTCCGGCGGCAGGGACGGCAGCAGCGCAGCCGCCAGCGCCTTCTGCTCCTGGATGTACTGCTCCTCCTCAGCGCGTGCTGCCTCGATCTGTTCGTCCGGGGTGGCCGTCGGGTCGTGCGGGGCGGTGCCGAAGATGATGTGGTGACAGACGCGGTCGCGGGTGGCCAGTTCGATGTGTTCGGCGCGCATGGCGCGATCAGCACCGATCAGCACGCCGCGCAGCAGTTCGATGCGTAGCCGGGTGGCGCCGTCGCGCAGGGCACGTTCGGCCGCGGCAGGGCTGACGAATACGGCGTCGTGCAGCCGCCGGGTGAGGATCTCCTCGCGGTCCAGGCGTCCGTCGGCGGTCTCGCTCACCCGAGGCCCTCCCCTAGGGGCATGTAGGCCATCCCGGCGGCCTGCAGGAGCAGACGTCCTGCGGCGTACCAGATGGCACGTTCGGCAGTCTTGATCGGATTGAGCTCGCTGACGATCGCTGCTGCGGGCGCGCGCTCCCGGAATTCCAGGTCCACTCGCATGGCGAATGCTTTCTCGATCTCTGGGGTGGCGGCCGTCAGCATCGCCTTGATCAGCTGCTCGGCGTTGACGGAGGCGCCTGCGATATAGAGCATCCAGCGGGCCAATGTCTCGGCGACGTCGGCTTCGTCCAGGCCGGGGCGCAGCAGGGCGCGCAGGTTGGTCTCGGCGGCCATGAAGGAGGTGGTGCGGTCCAGGACTTCGGCCTTCAGCGACGGGCCGGGCTGGTATGGCTCGGTGGAGTACTGCAGGGTCTCGACGGTGGCGGCCATGTTCTGCCGGTTGATTTCGCCGATGAAGGCCCGGCGCGCCATGCCGTAGACGCCAGGCGGGATGTCGGTGTGTGTCATGGTGTTCCGTTTGTTCGAGGGGATGATGCAGGGATGCCGGGGCCATCTGGCTGACGGCCCCGGCGTGGTGTCAGCTGACGGTGTCGGCGCCGACCTCGACGACGGAGCGTGTGCCCCAGCCGGTTTTGGCGACGGTGAGCAGCCCGACGTAGGTCAGGACCCAGCCGAGGTACAGGTTCAGTAGGGCGTTCAGCGGGGACAGGGCGTAGGTGACCCACTGGGAGGCCCGCGACTCGTCCTGGCGGCGCAGCGACAGGAAAACGATGTTGCGCAGGTAGGACAGGAGCGTCAAGACCGCCAGCACGCCCCACGGCGCGGTGTGGGCGCGGGCCGGGGCGACGATGAGCACCATCGGCACAACGATGGCCATCCACACCGCTGCCAGCACATCCAGCAGGATCTTCCACCAGGCGTAGCGGTGCACCGGGAAGTTCCGCAGCATCCACACGTTGCCCCACCAGAACGACCGGGCCCAGCGGGTACGCTGCTTCGACAGGTGCCTGATACCAGTGGGGTGCAGGGTGTAGCCGAAAGCCTCCCGGGCAAACCTGGTATGGCCTTTGATCAGCGCGTACCGGGTCAGCATCGCATCGTCACCGGAGGACACCTTGCGCCCCAGCACCCGCTGCGTCAGATAGTGGTCTAGGCGGTCCCGCAGCACCTCGGCCCGGTACAGTGCGAACCCGCCCGCGTTGACGGTGACCGACCCCAGCCGGGAATCGGCGGCCCGGCCGGACAGGAAACTGGAGACGAACCCCAGCTCGATCAGCCGGGTCAGCAGGTTGGTGCGGTGGTTGTCACCCAGCAGCATCCCCGCCACCGACATCGTCTTCTTCCGGGCAAACGGCCGAAGCCCCAGCTCCAACGCACGCCCGTCCAGCCGCACATCAGAGTCGACGGTGACGAAGATGTCAGCCTGCGGCGACCTGCGCACACCGCGCGCCTGTGCTTCGCGTTTGCCGCGGTTGTCCTGCTGGATGAAGATGGCGTGGATGCCGGTCGGGCAGATGTTGCGCTGCCAGTATTCGAAGGCGGTCCGGCAGTCAGTCTGGGTGGATCCGTCGTCGATGACGACGATGTCCTGCGGCCGCCGGGTCTGTTCGGATAGTGAAACCAGGGTGTAGAGCAGGTAGTCGGGGTCTTCGTTGTAGACGGGGATGATGACGGTGACGCTCAGCGCGTCCAGGCGGGCGTTGGTTGCCGCGGTGGGCGGCCGGTGGGTTGCCGCGGCCCAGTAGGTCAGGATGAGGTTCCAGCACAGGATCAGGTAGCAGACCGCTGCGATGACGGTGACGTTGTCCCAGTGGCCGCTGGCCAGGATGGTGATGTGCCGCCAGCCCATGACCGTCAGCGCCACCGCGAGGGCGGGCAGGGCGATCGCGAGCCAGCGGCCGTGCGTGGACCGCCAGAGGGTTACCGCTGGCTGCGCGTCTTCAGCTTGTGGCTCAGGCGCAGCATCAGCGCGCCGCCCGTGACGAGCAGCGCCGCGGCGAGCGCCCACACGGGCACGTCCACCCCCAGCACTTTCACCCCGACCAGCGTTCCGGTTGCGGCGCCCGTTTGGGCGAGGGTCTGCTTTCCGTACATCGGCATTCTGCTTTCCATGGGGCTCGACGCCGGATTCAGGCGTCTGCGTGTCGGCCCCGCCATCCTGATTGGACAGCGGGGTGCGCGTACCGGACGTGTCCTGGTACGCGGCGTTCCCGGCGATCGGGATCACCAGGAAGTTTTTGGGGGTGCTCACGGAGGCCTCCAGGCCAGGTACTAATCCAGTACCTACTAGTAGGTAACTAGTAGTTCGTGCGCGAACAGTCAGACGGCGTGGTCGAACGGCTGGCGGTACTGGTCGAAGTGGGCCTGGATGCCGCGGTAGAGCGCCTCGGTGGCGGCGTCCACCGGCGCATCGCGATCCGGATCGGGGCTGGAGGTCGGGCGCGGCCCCAGCGGCTGCGCCACGGCCTGAAGCGGACGGCGGCGGCCGTCGAACGGCACACTGGGGGTCTGCGGCGGCATGACCTGCGGCGCATCAGCGGACGTCTGCACGACGTCCGCGGCACTGCAGGCCTGCGGAGTGGAGGTGGCGATCGGGGCGGCGCCACGGCGCCAGCGGGGACGTGCATGGGTGCCTGACATGGCAGAACCTCTCAACGAGTGTGTTACCTGTTCGCGTGGCTGTGGTGGTGCAGGTCGTACAGGTGGGCTGCCGCACCGGCTGTGCGGGGCCTGGAAGAAGGCTTAGCGCCGCGCCTCGGAATGCTGGCGCGCACGGGCGGTCTGGGCGGCCAAGGCCGCGGGGAGATGCAGTTCGAGGATGTCCTCGATCGGCCCGTCGAAGCCGTAGAAGACGCTGTCGGCGGTGGAGATGCCCATCGAGGACTTGAAGCGTTGTTTCGCGCAGTCCCAGAAGGCGTACCAGGGGGTGCCGTACCGTGCGGCGTCACCGCGGGTCAGATACCACCGCCCCTCCTTCCCCTTGCCGAGACGTACTGCGTACTCGGACGGGTCGACACGGCCGATGTCCTCCAGGTCCGGCAGGAACGTGAACTCGGTCGCCGCCTCCACCAGCGCCGCCAGCCGCCGGTTCTGCGCGGCCAGCTCGGCAAACGTCACGCCGCCGGGCGGCAGCCCCTGCGTGCACCGGGGGCACTCGGGGTTCTCGGCCACCTTCTGCATGCCGACACCGATGTCCACGTACTCGCACCAGCACTCCGGCTCCGCAGCCTGCCCGCTCATCGGACGTACTCCCGGCCCAGCCGGTGCGCGTCGGCGCGCGCCCGGCTGTACTTGAGCTTGCCGGTGCAGATCTTCTCCCCGCAGGAGCAGGTGATCAGCCATTCGTGGCGGCGCGGGCATTTGCCGTGGTCGCACAGCCTCAGCAGTTCCGGGACGGAGGTGCGGTGCAGCTTCACCGGCCCCTCCAGCACGTGGAAGAACCGCAGATCCTTGGCCTCGGTGGCTTTGGTCACCGTCGAGCCGTCGTACAGGACCGCCACCATGCCGTAGCCGTTGACGTCCTTGATGACGCCGTGCTCCGGGGTCGCGCCCGGCCGCGGCAGATACACCACCTCGGCTTCGATGGCGGCGCGCGCTTCGTCAGAGAGCATCGGGCACCTCCTGCGTCTCGGGCTCGTAGGGGGCGAGGCGATAGCCCACGGGCAGCCACAGCGGTTGGCCGTAGGGTTGCCCGTCGCGGTCCCGGCGCTGCTGGGGAGACCAGACGACCATGGCGATGCAGCCCGGGTTGCCCAGGACCTCGGCAACGGCGTCTTCGATCGGGGTGCGACCGGTGGAGTGCAGGTTCAGGGCCAGCTTGGTGGAGTCGCCGAACCACCGCGGGCGCGTGTGGGAGTAGGTGTGGACCAAGTGCAGCCACGGCAGCAGATCGTGCTGCGCGGTGATGCGGGTGCCGTTGAGGTTGATGACGGTCAGGGCCTGCTCGCCGGGCTCCAGCCGGGCGATGACCGAACGCTCGGTTTCCGTCAGAGTGATCATGCGGGGGCTCCCCGGCTCTCCAGGGCTGCGCCGTAGGCGTTCAGGCACTTCTCCAGGTACTGCCCGAGCACCAGGGGCGGGGTACCCCAGAAGTCGGCGCTGCTGTGGTCGGAGATGGCGTCAGAGAAGGCGTGTGCCAGCGAGGAGAAGTTGGTGTTGGCCTGCTCGTCGGTGAGCGAGCCGCGGCGGCGCCAGTTGAGGAAGTCGGCCCGGCCGCCGGGCACCCGGTACAGGTGGGTGCATTCCATCAGGTGGTGATGTTCGTCGGCGGTGAGGCCCAGGACGGAGGCGGCATCGGCGGCGCCGCCGATGCCGAGGCTGTGCCAGCCGGTTAGACCTCGTACGGCATCGCCCGCGGCGAACAGTTCCCCGATCGGGCCCCAGGCGGCATAGCCGACGATCGTCGGCAGTCCCTGGGCCGCACGGGCGTCTGCGGCCTTGGTCTCGGTCAGGAACTCGTCCCGGCTGCCGGGATGGTTGAAGGAGAGCTTGTGACTGTTCAGCACACCGTAGTCGTCCTCGGTGATCGGATCGACGTTCCAGCCCTCTGTGCGTCGTTTCGGATCGATGTTGATGACGCTGCAGACGGCGTCCCAGCCGTCGGTGCGGCCGGGGGCTTGGTCGGCCCGCAGGCAGAAGTACAGTTCGCCGTCGGGTCTCCACAGCGCCCAGCCGTATGGCACCGCGGTATCGGGGACCGGGACGCCGTCGTCATTCTCGTGGACGATGTGCAGGAAGTCGTGGTTGCGCAGCGCGGCCAGCGCCTGTTCGGCGCGCAGCCAGCAGTAGGAGTCGACGTCGGTGGTCAGGTCGTGCAGGTGGGGGTACTCGTTGTGGTGCAGCTGCTCGGCGATGGCGTCGAGTAGCGGGGCGTAGTTCTCGCCGAGGGCATCGAGGGCCTTCTGTCTGTAGGTGCTGGTCATGCTGCTCCCTGGGGTGGATCGCCGGGGTGGCTGGTCAGGTCTCGGGGGTGAAGGCGCCCGCCAGGCGCGGGTTGGCCTTGACGAGATCGGCGGCAGTGGTGTGTAGCACCTCGGAGGCGTAGTCACGTTCGGAGTCACTCTTGAACTGTTCGAACACCAGCGCAGCGGCCATCACCACCGTGTCGGTGAGCATGGCCACCTCGGCGCGCAGACGGGCGATCTCGCGCTGGTCGGCAGTCGGCTTTGCGGGGCTCACTCGTCGTCGGCCTTCAGCGTGGCCGGGTCGACCCAGTCGGTGGTGCCGGGCAGCTCGCGCGCCTTCACCTCGGCGGTGAGGACGTGGCCGTTGGCGAGCAGCCGAGAGGCCTTGTGCCGGGCCGCGATCACGCTGTCGAAGGGGCCGAGATGGTGCTTGGGCCTCTGGGTGAAGCCGGTGCAGGTCTCCTGGATGTCCTGTGGTGTGGTGTACTCCACCGCGTACTCGGTGCGGCTGCCGTCGTTCAACGGCAGGATCTGCGGCCACAGCGGGTCGCCGGTGTGCGGCCGGTTGATCGCGTCCGCGGCGGTTAGGCAGCTGTAGGCGTTCTCCATCAGGGCCGTGAAGGCGGCCAGGTCTTCGCCGCCCAGCCAGTCGTTGCTGTCGGCGACGCCCAGGTACTCATCGCTGGACAGCTGGTTCTCCAGGCGCTTGGCGTTGTGCAGCAGGGCCTTGGCCTTGGCGAGGACGTCGGTGAGTTCGGCCTTCCAGCGCTCGCGCTTGACGAGGCTCGTGGCGACGTACTGCGAGAACTCTTCGTCGACCGATTCGGCGGTCTCGGGTTCGGTGTCGGTCATGAGGCGGAGTCCTTCCTTGCGGGCGTCGCCCGCGTGATGTCGGTGCAGCTGCTGGCCCAGCGCAGTCCGAGGCGCTGCCACAGGCAGCGTCTGGGCTCGGGGAACTCCGGGGCGATACGGCGGCCGCACAGGGGGCAGGAGAGCCGGGCCAGCAGCAGTGAGGCGATGGTGTCGGCTGCAAGCTCGGGGGTGGTGCAGTAGCAGGTGGTGATGCGCTCACCGGTGAGGATGGCGAAGCCGTACCAGTTGGCGTTTTCACTGCTGGTGTTCTCGCGCATCCAGCCGATGCCGTAGCCGCGGCCCCCGGCCATCTCCAGCAGCGGTTTGACTGCGCAGAGCGCGGCCGCCTCTTCATCGGTGACCGGGCGGCCCAGGCGTGTCTCGACCGGGTCGAGGTTCATAGTGTCCGCCTCCTGGTGATCTCCAGCTCCTCGTGGACGATTGCGCAGGCGGTGTCGAAGACCTCGGGGAACGTCCAGGTGTGTGTGTCGATCCAGTGAGGGGTGAAGGTGGCGGGGACGTCCTCCCAGGACCCGGAGGTGGATCGGATCTTGGCTCCCATCCGGATGCTCCATAGCGGCACCGGTTTGTGTTTGATGATGACGACCGCGACGGTTCGGGCCGGGTCCGGCACCTGGTCCAGTGCATCTCGGAACCGCACGAAAAACGCGTAGGGCAGCATGCGGCTGCCGGGGGGCAGCGGTACCGGGTTGGGGTTGGGGTTTTCGATCAGCCCGTACCGGATGGCGATGGCCACCAGGTGACAGCGGTTGCGTGCATACAGCAGGTGACGCAGCTTCTGTTCTTCGATCTTGATCTTTTCTACGCGCATGCCGAACTTCTCGGCGATGTTCTTGTCGTGCTCGCCGCGGCTGATCTCGATCAGGATCTTGTGCTGGATGGGGCTGATGACGGGCAGCGCAGCGGCGACAACGGCGATCTTTTCATCGCTGACGATCATCGTTCACCTCCCGCAGAACGCAGGCCGCCGATGTGGTACTGGGACAGGTTTCTTACCCCACCATACCATCGGACCATACTATGGTCCATCACCTTTTTGTCGCGCGCAAGGCCCAGTGGGGCCGTGACCGGGCATGATACGAGGCTGTGCATCATCAACACGGGTGCTCCCGTGGGCAAGGCGCGCGTCAGCGCGCAAGGTCGCGTGGCTCCCGGGCACGCCCGGGGTGTTCGAGGGTGTCGGCTGCGGAACCACACGCTGGCGTGCGCGGGAACCGGGGCTTCGAGACCTAGAGCCTAGACCTTCTGCCCCGCGCTGGTCACAGGATCCTGTGACGCACACTCGCGAACACGAGTTCGGGATAACCCGATGCAGAAAAGTTACCCCACCATAGTGTCACTCGATGGTAGGGTTCTGATGGGGATATTCTTCCCCGCACACACACCCCCGCAAGTCCGCGCGCCGCAACCAGCGGCGAGAGCGGCGAGACGGGGTTTCGCACCACCAAGCCACGCGACCTGGTTCCCACACGAAGGACACGCCGCCATGCCCGCGATGCCGCGTACCCAGAAACAGCCACGAATCCCCGCCCAGAGGCACCCCGAAAACAAGCCCCTGATCCCGCCGGAAGACGCCCAGAGACTGATCGCTGCTGCCCAAGACGGCGACCGGGAGGCCTTCGGCGAGCTCTACCGCGTCTACCGTGACAGGGTCTTCCGGTACATCTACTACCGCGTGTCCACCCGGGCCCTGGCCGAGGACCTCACCAGCGAAACCTTCATCCGGGCGCTGCGCCACATCACCACCTTCTCCTGGCAGGGCTGCGATTTCGTGGCATGGCTGTTCACCATCAGCCGCAACCTGGTGGCCGACTACTTCAAGTCCTCCCGGCACCGCATGGAGGTCTCCACCGGCGAGATGCTCGACTCCGACGAGGTCGAGGCCTCCCCGGAGGAGTCGGTGCTGGAGCACCTGTCCAACGAGGCCCTGCTGAACGCCGTCCACCGGCTCACCGACGGGCAGCGGGAGTGCATAAAGCTCCGGTTCCTGGAGCAGCTCACCGTGGCTGAGACGGCACGCGTCATGGACCTGTCCGAAGGCGCCGTCAAAACCCTCCAGTACCGCGCCGTCAGAACCCTGGGACGTGCCCTGAAAAAGGACGACTTCGACATGGCCCTGGCCGCCTGATCGCCCCGTTCGCGTTAGGAGGTAACCCTCTATGAAGCCGATCTGCTTCTTGGACGTTGACGGGGTGCTCAACGTCTTCGATGCCGCCGCCGACTGGGATGACGAACACCACTACGAGAAGAACCTGGTTTTCCGGAATCCCCGCAACAACGACCGGTGGACCCAGCGCCAGGTCGTCCTCGACCGGCGTCACCCGGCGCTGCTGGGGATGCTCGCCGCCGACTTCGAGATGGTGTGGGCGACTGCCTGGCGCGAGGCCGCCAACGCGGCCCTGTCCGAGCTGCTGGGACTGCCTCAGCTCCCCGTGGTCACCTTCCGCCACAGCGGCGGCGTCGGAGGCCTGCACTGGAAGACTCCGCGGCTGGCCGACTGGGCCGAGGGCCGCCCCTTCGTCTGGCTCGACGACGAAGCCCGCAGCGACGACGCCGCGTGGTTGAGAAACGTCAACCCCGACGTCGCGGTGCTGCGGTGCGACCCGGTCTACGGCCTCACCGACAAGCACATCCTGGACGCCTTGGACTTCGCCGCGTCTCTGGCAGGATCCAAGACGTGACCGACGATTCGATACCCCAGCTGTCCCTGGTCTCCTACCGGGGCCACGCGCTGCAGCGTGGCGAAGGCGGCGAGTGGACGTGTTTCTGCGGTGAGCTGACACTGGCGTCCTGCGTCGAAGACCCGAAAGCCTTCAGCGCGTTTTACGAGCATGCCCGTGACGCCGAGTGGATGATCTGGAACTCCGAAGAGCGGCGTTACGTCAGCGAGAGCGAAATCCGTGAGGCTGTCGAGACGCTGATGCCGCTGCCAGACACCCGGTTCCGACTGCCGCGCGAGTTCCTCGACTACCTGTGACTCACGCACACCTCCAGCGGCCCACGACGTAGAACGCCTGTGGGCCGCCGGAGGATGCGGCGAACCGGACCGAGATCAACCCCGTTGTGCCGTCATGATCAAGGGTGAAATACGACGGCATCGCGTCGGAGGGGTCGACGTGCACCCCGGGATACCAAACCCCGTCCACGGCCAGCGACGACCAGCCGCTCGGGCTGACAGCACCGGCGGTGGGGTGCGTACCCAGAGGAGCTGTCGACTGGGCATCCACCCCGAAAGCCAGCACCACCGCGTGCCCGTCAGCGGCCCCGGCAACCCGGGCCGCCCAATGCGGCACCCGCTCGGCATCAGTCCACTCCCAGCAGCCTGTGACCGCATCCCTCGGCCCGAGAGCCGTCGGTGCGGCATCCGAAACACCCCGCGCGCCGGTGGCCACGCTCAGATGCAGCAGAGAGGAACCGTTTAGCGTCACATCCTGCACCGGCACCGCGGAGCTGTCCTGCACGGCCTGGACAGCCCCCGCGGAAGAGCAGGCACTCACTGTGAGCACTACCACCCCGAGCATCGCTGACAGCCTCATCCGCCCCTCCTCAACCGGCATGGCACCGTATATCAGGAGTATGCGGTACCCCGGTCCGGGAAGGGAAACGTGGGTGTCCCGGCTTACCGGTGACCATGCACCGATGTGCGGGATGATGAGAGCAGACGGCGCGCGCCACACGCCGGATCCGGTGTGAACCCCCTGGTGGCATCGGGGTCCGGGGCGCGCGCCGTCTGCGGAAGGCGCGGAGTCAGCTGGGGAAGTGCTGACCGTCGCGTGACCGCGCCTTGTGGTGGATCATTCAATTGGCTTCAACAAAGAGGTGGACGTTAGAAAGTATCAGTGCTTTGCGTCACGGTGAGTTCACTGAGCGTAACCATGGCGTTCGGCGTCGCAGGATGCCCACGTCGGGCAGCTGTTCACTCTTGGCGCCTCCATTTCTGGAGGCGAATGATGTTCATCGTGCTACCTATCCATGTATAGCGCAATCCCCATACGGGGGTGGCGTGGGTGTGGCTTTTAAGCCAGAACAGGACTTCCGCAGGACTTCGAATATGCGTGACTATTCCGGATGGGGGATGATGTGACAGTGAGTTTCGAGTCGTTCGCGATCAAGCGTGACCTCGGTGCGTCGTTGAAGGCTGCACGGCTGGCTATGAAACCGACACTGTCGACGACGCGCGCAGCGGCCGCCCTCGGGATCAGCCAGGCCTCGGTGTCACGGATCGAGAACGGGAAGCAGCTCGTCAACAAGGATCAGCTGTGCCAGATGGCCAACGTCTACAAGGTGAGGACCGGCCAGCTGTCGCAGTGGCTCCGGATGCTGACCCAGGTGAACGCTCCCGACCAGTGGTGGCACGAGGAGCCCTACCGGAAGTGTTTGACCAAGCGGTACGCCGAGCTCATCGGGGTTGAGGATGCAGCTGAAGCACTGATGCTGCTGCAGCTCCAGGTGGTTCCTGGACTGCTACAGACGGCGGAGTACACCAGGGCTCTCCTGGAGGGAAGCCCGATCAGGTTGAGCGCAGAGGAGATCGACTCTCTGATCGAGGTCCGGCAGGTCAGACAGCAACGGCTCAGCTTGGACGCTGTACGCCCGCTGCAGGCGACGTTCATCCTGTCTCAAGCCGTCCTCGAAATGCGCTACAGCAGCGAGGAGGTTCACCGGGCGCAGATGCGGCAGCTCGACCTCAGGGCCAAGCAGGACAACATCACGATCGTAATCCTTCCTTTCGATCGAATGATCGATCTAAATTCAGTGGATTTGTACGACTTGCCCGGTGGCGCAGACCCCGTTGTGTTCACCGAGCCGTTGATGACGAGTCAGATGGTGCAGACTATCGATGACGTCGAAAAGGTCAGAGGCATCATGTTGAAAGCTCAACAGCGTGCTCTTTCACCTGCTCAATCGCAAACAGCTATTAGACAAAGAATGGATGGATCACATTATGCTCGACAGCAATGACACCTCCTCCGGACAGCTGAAGTGGCGCACGTCCTCATACAGCCAAGGTCAAAACAACTGCGTCGAGGTGGCTTTCAGCGCCCCCGGCGAAGAGGTGTGGGTGCGCCACAGCAAGAACCCCGACGGCGGGGTTCTGCAGTTCACCTCGGACGAGTGGAAAGCGTTCATCGCGGGCGCCCGTGACGGCGAGTTCGGGGCGTAGCTAAGGATCTTCTCCGGGCGGTCATCAGCTCGTCACGACACCTCAGGACCCCTCCTTCCGAACAAGAGGGGGCCTGAGGTGCTCTGATGTAAGCAGCCTGTTTGCTATACCCAGATTGGCCAGGTGCACGCTACAGTGTCGGACCTGGGATGTTCGGTGTTCGCAGGTGAACGGCCCTCGCTGATCTCGCGCAAACCCGTGCGCGGGCGGCCGCCGGGCCCCGCGGATCGGCCTTCCCGATTCAGCCACGCGATCAGCACCCCGCTTCTGGAGAGCGCCATGCCCCGATGCATTCTGCCCATCCCTCCGACACCGCCGTACCGTGTCTGAGACCGCCGGGATCCCGGTGGTGGCCGCCCCGGTCCGCGCCCACGCCGTGTGCTTCACCGGCGACAACCTCAACGAGGTCCGAGCTGTCGTCTCATCGTGTCTTCACGGCTCACCCGAACCGCCGGACGGCTTCGGATTTGCTGTCGGATGGCCCGAGACCAGTAACCCGGCTGCCATCAAACTGTGGGATCCTCGCAGCGAACGCTGGGCGTATGCAATGCCCGGCGACTGGATCATCGTCGTCGATGGCGTGCTGGTGCTGAACCAGTGGTGGTTCCGGACTCTGTTCAACGGCCACGCGGCCGCCCCCGACCGGCTGTCGCAGGCTGCCGAACTCGCGGCACAGCTGCAGCAGCTGCTGGCCGTCCAGGAGGAACCGGCGCCGCCCCGGGATCCGCTGTCGCCGGTCAACCTGGTGCAGGTGCCCCCGCATCACACCGTGCCGCCGATGCCGATCCCTGTGGTCGGCGATGTCTGGCGGGACGAGTCTGGCAAGACCTGGACCGTGCGGCGCGTCCCGGAGCAGTGGTGGGAGGCGGAGTGTGTGGACGGTGACGGCTACCAGTGGACGTGGCAGATGCTGCACAGGCACTACTCGCCGCTGGTGCTGGATCACCGCACCTCGGTCTTCACCGCCGCATAGCTTCTCTACTGGTTTCATACACCAGTAAAAGACTATAGTGGTGTGTGAGGCGGGTCGTCCGTGCCCGCCCGGACGGAGGCCACACCATGCAGCACCCGGACCTGAAGCAGATCCGCCGCTGGATCGACGGCGAGGACCCGGCCCCGGCGTTGAACGAGCTCTACAGGATCGGCGAGGAGATCGGCAGGCGCCGCAAGGCCCTGCGCAAGCAGGCCGACGACGAGGGCAAGCGGATGAAGGCCATGGTGGAGCTGCTGTGGCGGCAGGGCATGGACAACCTGGCCGAGATCCAGCGGGTACTAGACGTCACCTACACCACCGTCGACAAGGAACTCACCGCCAAGGGGCTGGGGCCGCAGCGGCGCCCGAAGCGCGGAGAGACGACAACCGGCGACTGACTCCTGTCCGGGCACCAACAGCTCCTGAGGAAGTAGGGAAACACCCCACCTACCTCAGGAGCCGTTCCATGACCGCAGTACTCACCCGGAACACACAGCCGGGACCGCTGGTCCTGCAGCCCGCCGACGGCAACTACAACGACTACGTGGTGTGGCAGGGCGCCGGAGATCCCGACGGACAGGACGTCCAGCTGGTCTCAGCCGAGGCAGTCCAGACCGTGCCGTTCCAACGGGCCGTGGCCCGGCAGCTACTCGTCGTCGAAGGCGACGACGTCCCGGCCGTCGACCCGGCCGTTCAGGCCTATCTGGACCGGCAGGCCGCCATCGCCGAGGCCGCCCGCGCCCGCGCCGAAGCCGAACTCAACGACAAGATCGAACACACCGAAAACCGGGAACTGCACGGCCTGGGCTGTGTCGGCCCCGACGCCCGCGGTACCGGCACCTGCAACACGATGGTCAGCGTCTCCGGCAAGGACAAGGACAAGATCCCGCCGCTGTGCTCCCAGCACAAGCACCTCGCCTTGCACTACGTCGCCGAGGTCGTCGCCGACAACGACAAGGTCGACGCCAAGCCCGAACGCACCCGCTGGATCCGCACCACCATGGGCCCGCGCGAGAAGGCCCCCACCCAGTGAGCGCCGACTTCCGCGACACCGCACACCTGGTCACCGGCACCCTGGACACCTCCGGCTACGGCGAAGGCGACCTGCGCGACGTCGCGCTGGTGTACAAGCACCAGCACCCCGCACCCGAGGCCGAACCGGCACCCGAGCCCGGTGCACCGGCCGACGACAACCTGACACCGGAGCCGCTGTTCACCCCCGACGGCGAGCCCACCGCCCAGGCAACGCCATCACCGAGGCCACCGAAGATCGGCGAGCAGGTGCTCGACACCGAGACCGGGATCGTCTCTGAGTTCGACGGCACCGACTGGGTCAAGCTGTCCCCGGAACCGGATCAGGAACCTCAGCCCGGCACCGAACCGGCTTCAGCAGCCGTCGAGATCACCCCCGTCGAAGCCCCGCCTGTTGACCAGACGGCCCGCGCTGGCAAGGAGAGCAAGCCCCCGGCGGGGGCGGCCACCAAGACGACGCGGCGCGGCAAGGCCGCCGGATAGGCGAGGAGCACACTGTGAGCGGTCTGGTGACAGGCACCGTCGACACCGAGGGCGCGCCGGGCGGCGCGACGACGGTCCCCACTTCGCAGTCCGACGGCGCTGACGTCGAAACATCGACCAGCTACCCCGGAGGCAAGACCGGGGCGGCCCCGCAGCCGGTCGGCGAGACAGCCGGTCCGACCCCGGACACCGAAGCGGCCAGCGGCGGCAGCGCCACCTCACAGATGTTCCCCGCCGTGACCGGCACGCCCGCGACGCTGGACACCAACTCCGGGCCCGTGGACGTGGAGATGGCCTATCGGGCGCCGCGGGCCGCGCCCGGAGGCGGCACCCAGGACACCACCTACACCCAGAACCCGACCACCGACGGCCAGCCGCCCAGCGCCGATCCCGGCACGCTGATGACCGCCACCATCGACTGCTCCTCGATCGGCGCCACACCCGGTCCCGTCGGCGGCGTCCCGGCCACGCCGACCGGCGTGGCCGCGGTGGGCGGCCCGCGATCGGCGACCGTGTCCTGGACCGGCGTGGCCAACCCGGACAACGCCACCAACAAGATCATCGACTATGTGGTGCTCGGCTCCACCGGCGGCACCACCTTCGCCGCAGCCAACGCCACCTCCGTCGTGGTGACCAACCTCGTCCCCGGGCAGGCCTACACCTTCCAGGTCGCCGCCCGCTCGGCAGCCGGAATGGGGCCCTACTCCACCGCCTCCTCCGCGGCCACCCCCTACGACCCGGACGAACCCGATGTCAACAAGCCCTCAGGCCTGGACGCCTACTCCGCCTCCGAACCGATCTACCACTCCGACGGCACCATCGTCCCCGGCTCCTGGGGCCGCCCCACCGCCCCCACCAACGTCGTAGAAGCCACCGGCGGCTCGGCCGGACACGTCACCGTCACCTGGACCGCCCCCACCTCCGGCGCCCCCTCCGGCGGCTACTCCGTGGCCATCACCGACGCCACCACCCACGTCACCACCACCCAGGCCGTCGCCTCCGGCACCACCACCTACACGTTCGCCGGACTCACCACCGGCCACAACGTCACCACCGTGGTCACCGCCATCGGCCAGCTCGCCAACACCGCCTCCGCCGCCTCCGCCGCCTTCACGGTGCCGTAGGCGCGCGCCAGTTGCCGTAGACGGATCGAGGCCACGAGAGGACTGGCATGTCGCTGCTCACCACCCGCCTGGGGATCAAAAAGCCGCAGGATCCTGACCCCTTCCTGGCATCGGACTTCCAGCAGAACTACGACCTGATCGACTCCTATCCCGGAGTGTTCGTGTGCACGCAGGGCACACGGCCGGTATGGGGGTCGGCGCAGGCCGGGCAGCTGATCTTCTGCACCGACACCCGGATCCTGTATGAGTGGACCGGCAGCTCATTCCGTGAACCGCTGGTATCACCGGGCGCGTGGGTGCTGAACACCACCCTCAACACCACGCTCACGCCGCCTGGCGGTCTCGGCTACGCCATCGCCACCTACACCGTCGGGACGTTCACCTCCAGCAGGGCCTGTGCCGGGCTGCTCATCGGAGAGCTGGACTTCGTCCCGCCCGCGGTCTACTACGACCTGAACGTCAACATCGTGCTGCAGATCAACGGCCACGACCTGTCGACGTTCGGCGGCAGCTTCACCCAGCAGGGCGACTTCACCAACATCTCCGGCGGTATGTACAGCACCTCTACCAGCCTTTTCGCGTTCGCTACCACCGGCGGCAACGCGATCAACATCGGGTCGAACACGGTCTCGGTCAAGGTGAGCATCGCCGACAACGGCGCCGACACCCCCGGTCCGACACCGATCCAGCTGAACGCGGCCGCCATGGCGGCGCTCGCCGTCAACAACTCCAGCCAGTGAGTACGCGGTGAACGATCTGGTCGACTACCGGGACCGGGCCTACGTCCCCCAGTACGCAGGCCCGGTGCTCGGCATGATGATCTATGTCGGCGGGGTGCTGGCCGACCCGGACGCCTCCGCCGTATCGGCGACCCTGGTCGCCGAGGCCACCGGCACCCAGGTGTTCACTCGCGCAGCCACCCGCACCGGCGCCGGGACCTACGAGGTCACGCTGGCCAGCTCAGAGACCGCGGCCCCCGGCAACTACACCCTGGTTTTCACCTACACCGTCGGTGGCACCACGGCGAACGAGGCCGAATACCTCGTGGTCGGACTGGCCAACCCGGCCTACGACCAGCTGCCGCCTGTCATGCAGGGCGTCGTGGAGTCGGTGGTGCACCGGATGATCGACCTGTATGACTCCCCCGAGGGCGGCCCCAACCTCGCCACCTACATCCAGTCCCGGTACTCCCGCGGCCGCCTGGGCCAGCTGCTGCGCATCGCCATCGGCACCATCAACACCGTCAAACAGCCGATCATGAACTACACCGTGGACGGCGAAGGCGGCCCGCTGTTCCCGGAGGCCTACTTCGCGCTGGCCGAACGCGGCCTGTTCATCGAAGCGATCAAGCACCTGCGGCGCTCGTATGTGGAACAGCCCGAGCTGGCCTCCGGCGCCGACGTCACCCGCCTAGACCGCCGCGACTACCTGGAACGCTGGGGAGAGATCCTCGCCGACGAAACCGACACCTACAACCTGCAGCTGGACGCATTCAAGATCGTCAACATGGGGCTGGGCAAACCACGGGTCCTCATCTCCGGCGGCGTCTTCGGCCGCTACTCCCCCACCCGCATCGCCGGATCCGCCGCCGCCCGCCCAAGGTTCTTCTCCCGCTTCTACTGAGCCCGAGGCCGCCATGCCCTACACCGCCACCGTCACCCAAAACAACGTCCTCATGCCCGACGGCAACCTGCACCAGACCGGCGACAAGGTACTGCTGTCCGACGAGCAGTACGAACAGATGGGGCCCGCGGCGCGCACCGCAGTGCTGTCGGACGTGACTGCGATCGACACTGAGACGACGGTGCCGGAGCTCTGAGATGAACGCGCCTCTGCCGCCAGGCCTGGTGGTGCCGGTCCGCGGCGCCGTCCAGCCATACCGGCTGCCTGTTCGGCAGGACTGGGCTGTCGCTACCGAGCGGCAGCGCAACTCCCAGGCGCTGTACCTGATCGGCGAGTGGTGCTTCTTCGCCCTCATGTGGCACCTGGAGGACTTCCAGAACGGCCTGGTGGTGCGGTGCCTGACCTGCTGGGGCCAGGACCCGGTGGCAGCCGCCTACGGACAAGGCAACCAAAACCGCTGCCCGTCGTGCTATGGCACCACCTTCGAGGGCGGCTACAAAGCGCTGATCATCCGCCCGGCCGCCTTTGGTGACACCGACGAGGGCGAGACCCGTACCTCTCGCGGCGTGGCCCGCGGCGGCGACATCACCGTGGAGAGCACCCCGGACTTCCGGGTCCGCTCCGGCGACTACGTGTTCCGGGCCAGCGGGGAGCGGTACTACCTGCGCGTTCCGGACCGCGTCACCGCCCGCACCGGCTTCGGCGCGCCGTACCAGTCCTCGGCCGCGATCGGCTACAACCACGCGCGCGCCGCCGACGAGGACCCCACCTCCCCGGCATACATGATCCCGCCGCCAGCTAACCGGTTGCCGCAGATCTTGAATGCGCCGCTGACACCAGGCGTGTTCGATGGCACCCCCGCGAACTTCTCCGCTTTCGAGATCGTCCGCGCGCCGCTGATCCCGATGGCCGACCGGGCGTAGTCCTGTTGCCGTCGGCGCTCGCTGGCTAAGGGGAGACGTTCACCTCACCGCCGGAGCTGATCGATGTCCTACACGGCCACCGTCACCGTCAACAACGTCGTTCTGCCGGACGGCAACCTGCACCAGGCAGGCGACTCGATCCTGCTCACCGACTCCGAGTACGCGCAGATGGGCTCGGCGCTGATCGCCGCGGTGCTATCGGGCGTAACCCCGGCCGGGGGCTCGCCAGTCGTCTACCCCAACACGGCCGGGATCGGGCAGGTCCCGGTCGGCGTCACCTCCACCTCTGTGGCCTACGAATCTGTGATCAACGCAGGTCCGTGGGTGCACGACGTCCGCATGCACGGCGCCGTCGGCGACGGCCAGGTGACCATCGACGGCACCACCACCGTCGGCAGCAACGTCATCACCTGTGCGTCGGGGCCCTTCCATCCCTCCGACGTCGGCAAGGCGATCCAAATCAAGGGTGCGCTCACCTCCGGCGCCACCACGCTGTGCACGACCATCACCGGGTACACCTCGGCGACGCAGGTGACGGTCGGCGCCAATGCCACAGCTGCCGTATCCGGTACCGCGCTGGTGATGTGGGCCACCGACGACACCGCGGCGATCCAGGCCTGTATCAACGCGGCTTTCGCTTACGGCCAGGTCCACGGGGTCGGCATCATCTCCATTCCGCCGGGCGCCGGGCTCTTCTACGGCATCGCGGGCCCTCTGGTCGCCGGGGGCGCGACGGCCGCGAACGGCCAGCTGGTCATCCCCGTTCAGGCGGACACCGGCCTCAAGGTCGAGCTGATCTTCCTGGGGGTCACCGACGGCGGCACCACCCGGCACTGGCATCAGAAGATGCCGCAGATGTCCGGGTCCACGTTGGTCAGCTTCGGGGTTTTCGCCACCGCTACCGCCCAGACCGACTCGCTGACAGCCAGCGGTAACCCGGCGGTCATCTCTGGCCAGACCGGCGCCTACGGCTACGGCGGCACCTCCCTGCTGTACAGCAACATCCTGGTCCGGCTCCAGAACCTGCAGATCTACAGCCCCCACTCGCTGAACGGCTGGACGTACGACGCGCTGAACTTTCACGGGATTTCTGCCTGCGCGCTGGAGAACTTCGGCTACGGCACCACCGGGCTGTACAGCGCCGGGGACTTCTCCAACCCCAACGGCTTCTCTGCCGGGCTGTCCGTCGGCGTCATCCTGCCCTCGGCAGGCAACAACGACAACAACACATTGAGAAACGTGATCTGCCACGGCGGCTACACCCGCGGCATCTACCTCACCGAGCACACCGACTGGATCGGCGGAGTGGTCCTGTACTGCTGGTCCGGCATGGGTCTGATTGGCAACTACGACGACGGCGGAAGCGGCCACGGCAACCCCGGCGTCGGCGCCAGCCACGGCATCAACTTCACCCAGATCTCGATCGAGGGCTGCAACCAGGACCTGGAGGTCATCGGCGTCGGGCAGGCCGGTATCGGGCCAATGGTCTCTGGCTACTTCGACACCGAGGGCGCCAGCGAGGTCCGCGGCCAGGCCGACGCTCTGGCCGCCGCCTGCGGCGAAGTTCACCTCAAGGGCAACGGCGGCACGCCGCCGGTGATCGACAACCCCACCAACTTGGCGATCGTCTGCGATTTCGAGTTCCCCGGCCCGGTCGCCAGCCCACCCGCAATCCCCATCAACAACGCGCTCATGAACCCCTACGGCCGGTACGCGAATATCACTCTGACCGGCGGCACCGGCATCACATCCGTCCAGGTCAGCGGCATGATGGGCGGCGCGACCGCGCCTTCACTGGGCAACTCGTACAGCCAGACTGCAGGCGTGCTGGCCGCGCCGGTCACAGTCCGGGTCGGACCGCAGGGCTGGATCAAGGTCAACGGCACCACAGCACCGACCGCCACCTGGGTGCTGGACTGATCTGAACACCTAGACTGAACTGCGGACGGAGGTGGCGATGAGCCAGCTGTGGGTGCAAGCCGCCGGGCACGACTTCGGCGAGAACCCCTACGAGGACCCCGACACCGGCCTACACCTGCCAGTGCCAGGGCTGCACGATAAGCGCCACACGTCGCTGGTCCCGGTCGGCGTGCTGTCCGCGTACGCCGGGGACGAACGCGGGCGTGGCCGCGACATTGAGCGTGCACAGCGCGAGATGGGCGCGATGGCCGCGCACCCGGAAGAGGCCTTCATGGGCTGGCAGCGCAATCTCAGTCACACCCGCATGGCACCCGTGAAGATCATGCGGCATCCCAACGGTCTGATCCGGATGAGCCGGGGGCACGAATACGTCCACGGCGCCCTGGGCATGGAGATGGACTCCCACCATCTGGAAGGATTCCACGCGCTGCCCACCGAGATCTCCGACATGCGCCACCCAGGCCGCACCGACCAACTGCCACCGCTGTACCACGGCACCTCGGTCGCCGGGCTGGAGCACATCCGGCCCGCCGTTCAGCACGGCGGCCTGGAGTACGCCCAGCTGCATTCCCCCGAGGCCGACCACCACTTCGCCTATGCCACCGCCAACATCAACGAGGCCAACAGCTACGCCCGAGCCCACGGCGCCATCCACGACGCCGAGCCGATCATCTACCACGTCCAGCCCCTCAGCAGGATCGAAGCCGACCCGCCCCACAACCCGGCCGACCACCTGAAGCTGAACGAGCGCATCGCCGACGTCCGCGACCCCGAAGGCTTCCGCGTCATCGGACACCACCACCCTGGCCCTGGCTGGTAAAACCCTGCCGCCTGTCCCCGGTTGGCGCCCGGCGTGCAAGACACGTGAAGACCCTCTGGCACCGGCATCCCGCCGTCCGCACCGGCGACAGGCTCACCCTCGGCGAACGCGCCGCCGACCGCATGCGCAACAGCATGGGGTCCTGGGCTTTCGTGTTCGGCGCGCTCGTGTTCCTTGGCATCTGGATGGCGATCAACGTCATCGCCGCCCGCGGCGGCAATGCCTTCGACGCCTACCCGTTCATCCTGCTCAACCTCGTGCTCTCCTGTGTCGCCGCCCTGCAGGGCGCGATCCTACTCATCGCCGCCAAGCGCAGTGACCAGATCTCCTCCGAGCTGGCGGCCCATGACTACCAGGTTGACTGCGAGACCAGGCAGGCCCTTGATGACATGCGCGCCGACTACGCGGCGCTCGCCGAACAACACCGAGCCCAAGGCGAGCAGCTCGCACAGGTGCTGCAACTCCTGCAGGAGCGGCCGTGACCAGGCTGTGGGTGGAAGCCTCCTGGCTGACCGAGAAGCCCGGCGACGACTCCTGGGACGATCACGGCTTCGGCCACGAGACCCGCGAGCAGCGCCGCGACCGGTACGTGCAGAAGGTCCAGGACATCCACGGCGTCGGCCGCGATACAGCGCTGAACGCCCTCAAGGCCGTCAGCGCACACCTGGACCCGGTCGGCGCTGGATTCGCCTCACAGCCCCGCCACTCGGAGAACGTCGACCCGACACTGCCCAAGCACCTGCTGGACCAGGAGATCTGGGCCCGCGCGCCGATCGCCGATGTCGACCTGCGTCACCCGGTCCACGCCACCCAGGGCTGGCTCAAGCGCGACCAGATGTTCCACAACCTGTTCCACCCCGGCAAGAAGCCGCCCTACGACGACAACCTCACCGGCCACCCCGACGTCGACCCCGACCACTACCGCGACGAAGACGACGACGCCTACTGGGACTCCGACCACGGAGACCACCCCGCCTTCATCCGGCAGACCGACGGCTCCCACATTCTGCTCGACGGCCACCACCGCGTCGCCACCGACATGCTCATGGGCAGACCCACCACCCGCGGCCGGGTCCTGGACATCCGCCACCTCGGCAAGGAAGGCCGCTTCCGCGTAGCTGCGGGGGTTGTCGGTCCCCAAGCTACAGCCGGAATAGGGCCTGTTATCAGATGACATCCCAGATCCTGCTGCCCGAGTTCCGGGTCTCCGACCACCCCGACCGGATCATCATCGTCTCGCCCGTCCTCACCGCGGCGCGCGCCCGCGCGCTCGCGAACGAGGCCGTGCGAATGGCCCGGCAGCTCTCCCCGAAGATCAACGGCGCCGGGGCGCGCCGACTGCAGCCGGTCTACGGCAAAGGCGTCGCCGGGATCCGCTGGGCCGACCCCTACATGTTCTACGTCGACCACGGCACGCAGCCGTTCACCATGTACAAGCTGGCAGGGAAGACCATCCCGATGTGGGTGGCCGACCCCGGCGGCTTCGAGCGCGAGCGCAACCCCAAGGCGAAGGTCCGCACCACCGCCGACGGCCGTGTCCAGGTGTTGATTTTCCGGCGGGTCGCCGCCCTCGGGCAGAAACGCCCCGACGGCAAGCCCGCGTCCTACCCGGGTGCGCCGGGCCGCATCAGCCGCCGCGAGGCCGCCGCGCCCTGGACGACGCCGGGCAAGCGCGGTGGTGCGATCGCTGCGGGCAACGGCGGCGTCCGCTGGCGCCATTCCGGCATCGTCGGCCGCCAGTTCATGAACCACTCCCTGGCGATCGCCGCCCAGCGCGCCGGGGTCATCGCCGACCGTGCCTACCTCGCCGACGTTGGCTGGCGCACCCGCACCGGCGAGGCACGATAAGGCAAGCTCCCCCACGTCGCATTCCGTGAGGGAGCTCTCGCATTCAACTCTGGTGGCCTGCTGTCCGCAACCACCGTGCGCCTCCCAATCCACGGAGGTGGCCATGAGCCTGTTGTGGATTGAAGCGGTGCAGCTGAGTCCGCGCGCGGGTTCCTTGTCTGCGTGGGACAAGGAGACTCACCCGTTCGTACACCAGGAGCACATGCTCCCCGAAGATCAGCTGTCGCAGGCCACTGAGCATCTCTGGCCGCTGCTTCGACCGGGCACGGAGACCTGGGAGCGGGTACATCGGTTGAAAGAGTCGATGACCGCCCACGGCGGATACTCCCCCGAGCGCCACGGCGAGCTGCATCTGCTGCGCAATGAGCCGAATCTGCGGCTGCACGCCGAACACCCGGACTGGCCGAAGACGGGTGCCGGGAACCACGGAGACCATGTCGTGATGGCCCTGAACCTCAGTGGACACACGCGCCACGTTCCTGTCACGGTCCATGACGCGAACGATCCAGGTCGCCCTCGTTACTATCACGGCACGTCAAGGGAACTCCCCGAGGGCGAACTGCTGTATTCGAACGGCCCTCGCCCCGGCTGGCCCAGCTCTCCCGAGCACACCTACGCCACGACCAGCCGCGACGGAGCGGAGCGATATGCCGACGCCGCACACGACACCTTCGGCGGCCGTCCCCGCGTCTATGAGGTCCACCCGATGGACCCGTCCGATCTGGAGGCAGACGACAGCGAAGGCGGTGGGGTCGACTCACTGCGCAGCCGTGCCGGGTGGGAGATCGGCCATGAGGTGTGTAAGCCGCGCAGGCTGCACGACTTCCTCAACGGCGAAGAAGAGGACGACGAGGACGATGAGGGCTGGGACTGATGTCTTACGTGACCTTGGTCAAGACGACCGTGGTGAACGCGATCCTCGGGACCTTCGACACCCAGTACCCGGTGCAGCAGTTCCAGGGCGTGCGCGCGTCGATCGAATATCCGATCAAGGAGCAGGACTACCCGGGGATCTGGGTCGACTACGACGATACCGGCGATCTGACGCGCGCCGGGATCGCGCACCTGGAGCACCACGACCCCAGCACCGGCCTGCTGGTGCCGGAGTTCACGAGGTGGAGGTTCGCGGGCGCGGCCACGTTCACGATCGTGGCCATGACCTCGCTGGAGCGAGACCGGTTGTTCGACGAGCTCGTCAACGTGATCGCGTTCGGGTCGCAGGACCCGGTGCGGGGCCGGTTCCGGCAGTTCATCGACGCGAACCCGTACGTGATCATCGAGGCGAACTACGACACCCTGACCGTCGGCGGGTCAGCCGCTTCCCCGGGAACACCGTGGGGAAGCGACGAGATCGTGTATGAGCGCACCGTCAGTCTGGACATGATCGGTGAGTTTTTCCCGGACATGGCCACCGGGACGCCGGTGCTGCTGTCGCGGGTTCAGATCGATTTCCCGGAGCCGACGCTGCCTGGCGATGCCCCGCTGATCGGGGAGCCCTCCGGGCCCGGGGTGACCAACTGGCATTGAGGCTGCTGGCGAGGGTCCTGTCCCTGCGCGCAGCTGCCGGGGCAAGGGGGGAGACCTTCGAGCCCGGGAGCGGTGATGCCCGACTTCAGCACATACCAGCCGCCGGGTGTGTACGTCCAGGACACGTCCACACCCGTGGTGACCCCTACCGGGTCAGCGGCGTCGCTGGTGACGATCGTCGGCCCTGCTTCCGGCTATGAGACAGTCACCGAGGCGGTGGCGCTGCACGTCTCGCCAGGGGTAGGGCTACAGAACCGCGGTGTGTTCACCGCCGCGGTGACCGGTCCCCCAGCGATCGCCGCGCCGGTGGTGACGACCCAGGCAGGGCTGGTCCTGACGCCTGGGGTGGACTACTCCTTCGTCTCTGACACCTCCGGCGGGGGCGGCTCGACGAACGCCGTGGCCATGCTGGTGCGGCTGCCGTCCGGAGGCCCGACCACCCCCACACCGAATGGCGCGAACGAAGGCGACATCGTCACCGTCACCTACTCTTTCGCCGACGCCGACTACTACACCCCAACCCTGTTCACCGCCTACGACCAGCTGGCGGCGACCTACGGCCCGGCGCTGGCGACAGTGGCCCCGGCAGATCCGAACACCTCGCAGGTGACCTCGCCGATCACCTACGCCGCGAAGATCGCGTTCGAGAACGGGGCCGGGCAGATCCTGGCGCTGGCCACCAACCCGGCCGACGGAGACTTCCGCACCCAGCTGCAGGTGGCGTACACGAAGCTGCTGGCCAACCCCAGCGTGTCGATCATCGTGCCGGTGCTTGCCGACGGGCTGGTGTACGGCAACTCCACTTCGGACGCGCACACCGCTTCCGCGGTGGAGAACATGGTCTCCGACGTGCGGCTGCACTGCGACAATTCCGCAGTCAACGGCTACGGCCGCATCGCCATCGTCGGTGTCGACCGCAACTACGACAGCACCACCGAGCCGTTCCCGGCGCTGGCCAGGTTTGCCGGGGACAAGCGCGTGGTGCTGGCGTACCCGAACCGGTTGCTGGCCAGCAACCCGGCGACCGCCACCACCATGGAGGTCGGCGGCATGTACCTGGCCGCCGCCTATGCCGGACAGCTGGCGTACAACCCCGTGGCCCGCGGCCTGACCCGCATGACCGTCCGCTCCTTCACCGGCATCCCCCCGGTGGTGCAGCAGGCGATGACGCTGACCGCCAACAACGCGATGTCCCAGGCCGGGGTCGCCGTCACCGAGCTCAACCGGCTGGGCCAGCTGGTGGTCCGGCACGGTGTCACCACCGACCCGTCCAGTCTGATCAACCGCGAGATCTCGC